TCTGATCTAATTCTGTCTGAAGTTCTTTACGTTTTTCAACATCATTTTTTTCATTGGTGAGTGTACCAATTTCATTTAAAACACTCTCCATTTCAAGAGAAGCAACACGAATTTCTTCATTAATTTTAACTATTGCTTTGTCTTCATCAATAATATTAAGTTCATGTACCACTTTATCAACATGTTCTTTTGTATTAATCTTTTCAGCAAGAGGAAACATTTCATTTTCTTTTAATTTAACGGTATTGGCAATATGATCTTGATGTTCTTTCTTATTAATTACCTGTCCGCACTGACTACAAATTTTACTATTCTTTAAAGCAACAATTTCTTTTTTTAATTTAGCACCCTCTTCTTTTAATCTGAAAATATCACCGTTAATGATTTCAATTGCATGATCTTCGATTGTTTTTGTTTGTTCATGGGTTTTAATTTCTAATTTTTTATTATATTCAGTAGTTTTATGTGTTTCTTTCTTTTCAAGAAGTGTTTTTAACTTCTCAGCATCATATGTTTCCTTCAATGGAACGATACTTTGCTCTATAACCGCTTTTCGTGCGTTTAGCTTAGTTATCTCAGTGTTGTGAGTACCAATAGTCTCTTTAGTACTATCTACGTCCAGAGTGTAGATTTCGGGGTCTATTTTGAATAATTTCTTGGTAAGGTCTTCAACATACTTTCTGCCTTTAGTAATTCTTTCCTGAACATCTGGTAATTTAATCGTTTCAATTTCTTTTATTTCAGTTTCAAGTGTTTCAATTTCCTGTCCTAATGCTTGGTTTTGAAGAGTGACACCATCAATATCACAAGATACTCTTGTTTTTTCATTAACTCTCTTTTCATATACTTTATATCCAGTTAATTTTTTATCAAAAATATCCAATCCACTATCAAATAAAAGTGAATCAATAAATACTGCCATATCATTTGATAATATGCGATTTAATGTATCTGATGTAGTCATAACAATACGCATAAAATTATCATAAGTGCCTATAATGCTTTCTATTTTCTTTTGTGTGAGTTTTCTGCGATCTTCATCAAGTTTTTCTAATGAAGTATTGTCATTCATTTCTTCATCAGGATTACTAAGCAGATAATAATTCAATGTAGTTGGAGCACCGATAATATCACCTGATTTAGATTTTTTAATTTCAGTTTTTTTCTTAATGCCATAATATTCGCCATTAGCTTCCAACACAAGATAACCTTCGCAATAATCGGCATTGTTTCTGTTATTAACAAAACGTGAGTCACCATATAACTTACGACTTTCAGTTTCCAGTGTTTTGCCAAAAAGAATATATGAAATGAGTTTCATTATGGTTGTTTTTCCAGCAGTATTTTCTCCAGTAATCTGAAATAAACCATCCATGTTTCTCCAATCAATTTCTAATTCAGCATATGACATGAAATTCTTACCACCAAACTTAATTACATTCCATTCAATACTTTGGTCTTCTGTGGTATCAATTAACGTAAGAATTTCTTCATCAAGTATAATAATATCTTCAATTAGTTGTGAATCAGCACCAATTTTTGTAAGGTATTCTCTGAATATTTCATGCTGAACATTCTTATCTGTAATATTTTGCAAAGTAATATTTTCATTTATATCAATTTTTTCATTTTCAAGAAATTCATTTTTCTGCGAAATAATAACATTATTATATTTACTTTTAATATATTCAGCCAGTTTTCTTTCAGCTTCTTTAGTTCTTGTTTGTGGTAAAGTACCCCAGACAAATCTGACCTTCATATATTTTGTTGGATTCGGGATTTCAAAATCCAGATCATTAAAATCTGTGTACTGTGTAATTCGGATATTTTTAAATGAATATTCACTTTCAATTGGAATTTCATCTACTGTTTTCTTTTCAATATCCCAAAGTAAATAACCATGAAAATTATCATCACCTTCTGTTACATCTTGTGCAATAAGAGACCCACAATATGCTTTAGTATGCGCTTTGTCAAGATATTGCATTCTATGTATATCACCAAAGAACGAATAGTCACCTTTAAAATCTGAAAGTTTATAATATTGTTTACTTTTCATTTCAAAACCTGTGGTGGATTTGCAACCAGTAACAGGGTCATGAAATAAATCAATTATTGTACCATCAGGATTATCTGCTTCTTTAATCTTTAAATTTTCTTTACCAACTTTAGTTTTCCAAGGATTATTTTTAGGGTCACCGTGATGCCAAACTGCCCACATAACATTTTGATCAACTTCGAATCCTGTTTCGTCATAATACTTAACATTTGGATTATGAAGAGTTTTTACAATTGCCTTTACTGAATCGACTCTCTTAAGACTTTTCTTTCTGCAGTCATGATTACCTCTGGTAATGCGTACTGGTGCAATTTCACTCAACGCATTAAGTAATTCGTGTGCCATAATTAACTGCTCACCTTGTAAATCAAGATAATCATGAACCAAATCACCGATAATCACAATTCTGTCAGGTTTTGTTTGCCTTAATGATTTTAATAAATTATCGAATATGAATTGATATTCTTCATTACGGGTAGGCGTTTTGCGAATATGTATATCAGCAATTTGAGCTATTGTTCTAATCATTACAAAAAATTTTTACAAATATATCAAAATACACCTTCAAAAGCAAGGGTTTTTTAAAATTGTCGGAATGAGAGTCTTATTCTAATATATCTGCGTTTTGTTTTTTTAGTTTGGTTTTAATATAATTTATTCGATTACTAACAGTGCTGCTGGTAAGATTAAATTCTTTACCAATTTCACAATGACTATATCCTTGTATATATTTCATATTTAATAAGCTATAATCAACTGGAGATATTTGTGATGATAAATAAGATACTGTATTACAATTTTCAAATTCCATATTATTACAAGCAGTAAACGAACAACTATTTGATACTTCATTATCAACCACCCAAGCAGTTGGTTCTCCATTAAATCTTAAATTTTGAGCATCATTATTACTGATGCTTATACCAGAATTATTAAATGCTGATGTAAATGAAGTTAAATTTTTTCTCCATACATCTGTTATAAAATGTCTTGCAATAACCAATACCCATGTTTTCACACTGCCCTTTTCAGGGTCAATTAATTTTAATGTCTCAAAAACTTTAATTAATATCTCTGATGTATAATCATCAATGTCTTCTGGTTTTTGTTTGGGAAAATTAGTTCGTATGTAATCTGTAACTATTTTTTGATATTTCTTAAAAAATATTTCCTCTGCCTGATGATTTCCATTCAAAATGTTTTGAATTAAAATCACGTCTTCCATATCCTTTTCTATCATAAATCATACAAATATTTATATATGAAATTTGCATCAAAACAAAGGCTTTAATGCAAATTTCTTGTTATTCTTTTAATTAAAACCTTCTATGTTCATCCAAAAACGGAAAAAATTTAATTAACCTGTTTAAAAATGCTGCAGGATAAATAATTAAATTATTTCCTAATGAAAGATATTGTGCCTGAATTTCATTAAATAATTCAACAACTTTTGCTTGTAATTGTCCATCAGAATTACTGGTAGTTAAAGTAACACCATTTTTTTGCTCCTGAAATGCTTCGAAAATTCTCGAATAATCATTTTTAGCAAGTGTTGCTTCGCTTTTCAGTTTTTCGTTTTCTTCAGATAATTTTGATACTTGTTCTTCAAGCCAATTAACATCTTTTGAATCTGGTTCTGGTTCTACTTCAAGAATCTCTTCCTTCTTTTCTTCAGTTTTTAGCGTCATGTCTACACCGTCTAATAACTCTTCGACCTTTGCTTTTGTTTTAAGGTCTCTTTCTTCTTCTGGACTAAGTACTTTTTCAGGTACTTTTACTTCCTCTTTTTTAACGGCAGGTGCTTTTACGGTTGTTTCCTTTTTGCCCTTTGCCAATTTCATTAAGTTGTTCTTTTTTGTTGCCATATTATTCTATTATTAAATTTGCATTTTAATTAAAATCCTTAAAATACCACAAGAGAATTTTTCTAATAATTGGTATTTGGTATTCATCACATGTTGATGCTTTATCCCATTTTGGAAATAGACTAATTAATCTTTTAATATTCTTTTCAGGAGTCCAATCATCAATAATTCCATGTCCCTTTTTAATAGGATAAATAGTAAGGTAAATACTCTTAACATCAATTTTTGTATCATTATCATTAAATGATTGATAATATGGAAAAAACATTCTTTTTTCATAACAACGTAATATCCAATACATAAATTTATTAATAAGATTGTACTTTGTCATTTTTATTCTATTATTAAATTTGCGTTTAAATGAGCAATCATACCTGCTTCATCATTCCAAATAAACGCATCTCCGCTCTTAATAGCACCTACAAATCCGTGGGAAAAATGCCACGCATCGGTTCCCGTTAAACTTGAAAGATATCTTACCGTAACACCTAAGTCTTCGCCAATCATTTTTGATTTATCAAGAACGGTATATTTCATATCTTTTTTTCTATGTTCGTGTCCAATGTGCCATTCATGATAAATGGTTTCACTCCACATTGGTTTTGATTCAACATCACTTGCCATTAATAATGGTAACGAATTTTCTTTTTCTTCACTACCGTGTGTGAAACCAAGTAATACTTTACCAAATCTGTAATATTTTCTTAATGAAGCACCATTATTAATATTAACCTGTGAGTCATTATTGAACCATGCTTCAAGATATGACCCCATATAATAACTTTTTTCAAAATCATGATTTCCCGGTATTACAATTACATCAATGGGCACACCTGTTTGTTTTAATAAATTTATTGAATCAACCAATAATTTGTTTCCTAAAGAATACGATTTTTTCCAACGAACGTCTTCATCTACCAAAGTCCCCTTGGTTGTTGTGTTAAAAATTGTATCACTGTTAAAAAAATCATTCCCAACGGGAAATAATATTCTTTCATAATTAAATCCACTTGCTCTTTTAATTAATATTTTAATTGTATTTAAAAATCTTTGACGTGCTATTTTAATGTCAAAATCTTCACCAGTCTCTTCCCCCCAACAAAGTTTCCCGAAATGTAGATCAAAAAGCGATATTTCCAAAAAATTTTTTTCCTTATTGACTGTTGTTATTTTTGGAAGAAACTGAAGCACTGGTGCTCTATAATCCTTTATCATTTCTTTAAATAACTCACCAATTGCTCTTTCTCTGGCAACAGTGAGTTTCTTTTCCAGACGTGCTTTAACTTGAAAATTTTGAAATGTGCGTGGTATATCATGAATAACTGCGGTGACATCCCATTTATTTTCCCAATATTGTGCAACATTCCAAAGATCGGTATCTACTTTAGTTGCTTTAAGTAATTCTTCAAGTGTTTTTATATGATCTGCAGGATAGTTTGAACCACTTTTCCATTCAATAGTGGCTTCATTGCCCTTTTCACTGTATTTAAGGTCTTCTCCACCTGTAGATGCTGGAATGCCATCTGGTTTTTTCGATTCGACAACATATTCTTCTTCTTTTGCACTAAAATTTCTGTCTTCAGTATAACGTTTATATGCTTCATCAAATAAATCAAAAAGTTCGTCTCCAAGTTGATTCCTGTCATAAAGTTCGTATACAAGAGCTTTAGTGTTTTTTACATAAGTATCAGAATATCCACATATAACCGATGCTTCTTTAACTGATATATCTGCAAGGATTGCATAATTAATAATTTCTACTGCTTTTTCAATTCGTTCTTTTCTCATGTTAAGTATTTTAAATAATATAATTTATATTTTTCGTCAAATTTATAACAAAAATGTCATAAAGAGTTCGAAATAATATTCAATATTATTTCTTTTATCATTACCAATTAACATTTTTTAATGTTAATTATGTTGGGATGAACTCTAACACCCTCTATCCCATCAACAAATACATTTGGGATTGCTTTTCTCAATATATTATAACTACCATTAATATCAGCATTGATATTACAATTACTCCTCTTATCATGATATAAACCACGATATTTTCTGTAACCGCTAAATATTATGCTCTCATTACCTGATTTATTATATATTGGAATTTTATCCATTGACAAGAATGATGCCTTTGATGTATAACTTTCTTCTTGTTGGATTAAATTGAGACCTTTCTCTTCGCATTTATAATTTAACATATTTATAAATCTACTTAAAGGAATATCTACGAAATTTTGATTATTAGTTTTACCTATATTTATTTTTTGTTTCTGTTGCTTATTTTTACCTACAATAATAGTGTTGATATTATGTTCTATTGCTTTATTTATTATTAACTTGCTTGATTTGTATAGATAATTATCTATCTTATTCTTACGTTTTAAACTTAAATTTTCGATTCTTTTTGAAGTTTTATTTTGTATTTTTTTACCTAAATTATTCATAATAAAGTTATTGTTAGAATCTTTTTTATATGATAATTTAGATTTTAACCCACTTTTCTTTTTATTATAATATTGATTAATGGATTTTAAGGGTTTGCCATTTATTAAAAACGGATTAATAACATTAGATGTAACCGCACATAAATTATTAACACCTAAATCAATACTTAAATAAGTATCGTTATTTATTAACGGCTGAATATCAAGTATTGTATATACTATTTCAATAACATAGTAACCATATTTTGGTACAATTCTTACTTGATTTATAATCTTAAAATCAGTTATTTTGGTTTTAATTTCAATATTTGATTGTGATAATTTTATTTTTCCTGTCTTATTAAATATTTTTTTTGAAAATGCTTGATTAGTATAAATTAGAACATTTCTTCCCTTTGTTTTATGTTTAAAGAAGGGTTGTTTGGGTTTCAATTTAAAATTTTCAGGGTTATTATTATAAGATTTAACTGCTTTATAATATGATTTCCAATTTTTAATTGTTTGAATAATAATTGAAGAACTAACTTTACGGGGCAATTTAATATAGTCCTCATGATTTTTTAATAAATAATGTAAAGTAGATTCGTTGTGATAAACATTATTTTTTAATGCTTCAAGGTATTCATATAAACATTTATTATATAAATTTTTAGATAAAAAAGATAATTTATCAATTTCTTTAAATAAGGGGTTATTATGTTTAATTATATGACTTTCGACTTTTTGCATTAATTGTGTCTATATACAATTATAAATACTTTAAATATTAATATTAATAATTATGCAAATATAAAATATATATTCATTATTTCCTACCATTTTTTTATTTTTAATTATTTCAATAGATTAAATTTAATAATACCACTATAACAGCAACAATATGAATCAGCCATATCATAACACATGTCTTTAGGTTTATTTGAATCCTTTTTCAAGAACCATTTGATCTGTGGTTCTAATTTACAAACTTTTTTCCAAATATACAATTTTTTTTCTTTAATATATTCTGGTGGAAAAGATAATACTTCAACCATTTCACCTTTTTTCTTTTCAAGGTGTACTAGCTCTGGACAAAACAGCTTGCGTGACTCGTGGACCGATATTTTTTTAGGATAAATATTGAATGCTTTATATAAAATATATGAACATATTCCATTGAAAGAATATAATAATGATACTGTATTAGCATTGTTGCTTCCGCCCAAAGGTTCTTCTAAAATTATTTCTGTAATTTCTCCATTAAACTCATTTAATATTCTCTTTTTAAAATCTTCAACATACTTTCTAAATATCTCACTTTTATGAATATATCTTTCTACAATAGGTATGTCTTTACCAAGTTTTAATTCAAGATGTTTTAACTCAATAAGTTTTCCTTTCATATTAACTAACGTACTACCAATATTAGTGGTACTTATGTCCAATGACCAAATATATTTTTCCATATATTATCTTTTTAGTGCTTCACTAACTTGAACATGAAATAATTTTTGTGCTTCATCTTCTTTCATTGCATCGATAATCTTTTGAACATCTTTTGGATTTCTAAGATATACCCTGATTAAATCTTCAATAACACCTCCAATTTTCATGCTTTTGCCCTTACATAGCATTTTAAATTGACTATGTAATTTGCCATCAATTATAATTGACTTAGGCTTTGTTTCTTCATTAATTCCCATATATATTATAAATTTTAAATCGTATTTATAATAAATACTAAGAATTTATAAAAAAATATAATTTTTTATGATTATTTTAAGAATTAAAAATCAATATCGAATACAAGTGTTCTTGAAATCGATGAATCTTTAACAAGAGGGTCGTTTAATTTACCAATTGCAACCAAATTTTTATTAGCGTCATATATACCAATTTCAGTTATTGCAACTGCTGGTCGTGGTGATGTTTGAAGCCATGTTGGATTTGTTGATGAATTAAATTCATTTTGTCCTAATATTATAGCTAAATCGGTTACATATACGTCTGCATGTATATCTGTGGAAACATTACCTAAAAAATATATTTCATCTCCAAAACATAATTTATTGTCATCACTTGGAAATTTTGTTGGATAATTCAAATAAAATAAACTATATGAAGTAAAACCATTATATCCCAATAAGGAAATTTTAAATACTTGATTTGTTAAAATAGCTGGTGTGAGCAGTCCTGTATTTCCAGAAATTAAATCAACTATCTTCCATTTTGTTGAATCTGGTTTTACATCACTAATATTTGTATAACCACTATTATTTACTAATTGAATTATTGCATATATTTTGTTAGCAGTATAACCAGTACCACCAATAATATTATTACTTAAAAATTTAAAATCATCAGGATTAGAAAAACTTATGTTTATTTCCTGAATGTTAATATTATTACCACCATTCAATTGTAATGATTTAATATAATTACAATGAATAGCCTCACTGTTTCCAGATATTGGAACTAAAACATATGTTGTAAATATTGTATATCCGCTTGCCATTGTTTATTTATTTTATTTTATCATTATGGAAGACATCCGCTATTACTGCTACTGCTAATTATATAATTTGGAAGTGTCCATGATCTATTTGATTTGTATGACATTGCAAATAATAATTCTTGATCTTCAATTACAAATATCTTTAAATCGGTAAATACTTTACCGACAGAATATGTAAAACCAGTATCACTAATATCATATAAATTATAATATTCCAAATTAAGTGATGTTGCTCCTGTTGTTGCACCACTTATAAAATTTTTACCTTTTGCTACTAAAGTTAATCCCAATTTTTTTGTAGTGGATTTATGCCACATTATTGTTGGAATATCCAGTCTTGGTGTTGTTAAATAAAAACCTTCTGCATATACATTTGCTGGTGAATCATTTGTATAATGAATTACTCCCAATTTTTTATATAAAGGTGCTTGGTTCTGAATATATGAAACAAATCCACCATATGCAACATCTTTAAATTGAGCAAATGTTCTGCCAGATGCCTGAACACCAGCAATTTCTTCAGTAAATATAATCGACATATTCCAAAATGGAAATATTACTGTTGGACATTGGCTGTTTTGTAAAAAAGTTAAAACACTTTCGTCAAGGTAATCTGTTGAATAAGTATTAAATATTGTGCTACCACTAAAATTAATATAATTATAAAAAATTAAAGCACCTGCTTTGCCAGTAGCACCCATACCACTAAAATTAGGTAAATTTCTATCAACCACGATCACTAAATCATTCCCTGCTAATGTCCCTGATGTTATACCAGTAATTTGATAAATTAAAAATGGTCTTGGATGTAATGCGTCTGTTGTATATCCGGTTGTATTTGCTGTTAAAGTCCATTTAACTAAAATCAAATCACCGACTGCTGGTTCTGCACCACTTGTACCATATGCTGGTGCTTTTCTTAATTGTAATGATGTACCACCAGTAATTCCATTCATATATATCATGACATCTGGTTGTTTAACATGATTGCCATCAACAATAAATGTGGTATCACCAGTAAGATTAGTAAAAAATCCAATTGAGCCAGCAGAATTTGTAACCAAATATGTTGAAGGAGGTATGCTTGATATTGTGTTATATTGTGTATTGCCAGTAGCTCCAGATACATTTTTTAAAATAAAAGATATAATATTAGGATTAGTATCTACAGGTCTCAAAATATTTGCATTAAATGGATTTAGTCCTGTTGCTTTATTAAAAGCATAATCCATTTCACTATCACCGATGACAAAATATTTAAATGACAAATTACCAGTAGATAATAATTCTCTACCTTTTGAAGTTATTTTAATGTTTATAACTACAGGGTCTTTTTTTTCGATAAATGCCATTTTCTAACAATTTAATTATAAATACTAATAATTTTAAAATTACATGTGTATACATTGATATAGGGAAATTAACTGGTTGTAAAGCATATTTGATTACCATATATATGACCATCTTCTATCGTATTTCCATATGCTCTTACATAATACAATTGATTTGGTACTAATCCACTTATAGCTGTGTCGAAATTACCAGCACCAGTTCCGTTGGTCTGTTTATTGGAAGTTTCATCAGGATTTTGATATGTTGCCCAAACAACACCACGTTCATTAATTACATGACTGCCTGTATATGCTATACCTGCTCTGATTGTTGCGGTTGTCATTGCAATATTCAAAGCATATACTGTAGTTACAACTGGTGGTGAAGGTACTGGAGTAGTAAAACTTATTACACCACCATATGAAGTACCAACACTATTAGTTGCATATGCTTTTACATAATAAGTTGTGCTTCCTACTAATGTACCTAAGTTTGCATTGAAAGGAGTTGTAACTACTGCAGGGATATTAGTGTTAATATAACTTGGATTACTTCCTATCATAAAACCTTCTGCAGTAACAGTTGCACCACCATTATTTTCAATATGACCCAAACCTTGTGCAGAATTCGAAGTAATGCTATAAACTGAATCAGTTGAAACAAGTGGTGCAAATGGTAATGTTGTAAATGTTACTTGATTTCCATAAGTAATATCTACACTATTTGTGGCATATGCTCTTACAAAATATGTTGTATTTGCCAATAATCCAGTTAATATGCTTGTAAATGAACCTGCTCCAGTACCATTTGTTGTAAAACTATTTGCAAGTGTTGGGTTTGACGATAAATCATATACAACACCACGTGCAATTACTGGTTGTGTACCTTCAGATGTTACATTACCGCCACCAGTTGCACTATTTTGACCAATTGATGTTATTACTTCTGTTGTTACTGTTGGCGCAACTAAAGCTGCTATTAAAAGAGTATCAGAACCACTTGATGTAACTGTGATGTTTGGACTACTACTTACTGATGATATACTTAAACAACTGCATGTACAAGCAAGACCAGTTGATGACACTTGATTAGCATAACATAATCTTTCGTTTGGATATAATATAACACTCAAACTATTACTACATAAACATCTATTTGGTGGACCTGATGATGGAGAATTAGTTATAAATGGTGTTGGACTTACAAAATTCCATGTTGCTCCATTATTTGTACTACAATAAATACTTGTTAAGTTTTGACCACTACCAACACCAAATACTACATGACATGATAAAAGATTTACTGTAATGCATTGACCTGCATCTAATGGTGGACTTGGAATAATAGTGCCATTACTTTGCTGACCCGGACCTACTCCAGTGTGGAAAGTTTGAATAATCGGAAGATTAATATTTGGTAATGCTACAGTAGTAAAATTAACTTGACTTCCATAAGAAATTCCAACACTATTTGTGGCATATGCTCTTACGAAATATGTTGTATTTGGAGTTAATTCAGTAATTGAGCTTGTAAATGAACCTGTTCCAGTACTGCCATTAATAATTCTGGTATTTCCTGTTGTTGGATTTGGTGCTAATCCATATACTATACCACGTACTGTTAATGCAGGAAGACCAATAAATGTAACATTACCACCACCAGTTGCACCAGTAATTGATATAACTGATATTGTATTTGTTGTGATTGTTGCTGCAGACAAAGGTATTGATAATGTAAGTGCTAATTTAATGTCACCATAGTATGGTGTTCCTGCAATAACCATATATGCACGATATTGATAATATGTACCGCCAGTTATACTTGAAGTTAATCCAGTAATTTTAGTTGTAAAATAATTTATAGCAAGCGGTCCGCTTAAAGGTAATGTAGGCGATAATAACCATGATGTATTTCCACTTACTCTATATTGCATTGCATAATAATCAATACCTGTGTAACCAGTAATACCATAACCACCAGTATTATTAATTGCTGTTTGAGTTGTGCCAGTTGCAACAGTTGTTTTAATAGATGGTATAAGAACTACTGCTGGTGTAGCAAAACTAATTTCATTGCCATAACCAATGCCTACAGTATTAATTGCATATGCTCTTACATAATAAGTGGTATTTGGAATTAATCCAGTTAATAAGCTCACAAATACTCCATTTCCAGTACCATTCATAGTTTTAGTATTACCAGTTGTCGGAGTTGGTGATGTACTCCATACTATTCCACGTGTTGTTACTGCAGCACCACCATCAGAAGTAACATTTCCACCACCAGTTGCACCAGTTTGTATAATATTAGTTAATGCAGTAGTAATAACTGTTGGTACTACTGCTGCTGGTGGTGCTGCTGTAGATTGTGCAATTAAGAAAGTACTACCATCATCTCCCAAATAAGTAAGCAATACCTCATAAGGGAGCAATACATTATTATAATAATTTTTTCTTATGTCTAATACTGTAGAACCAGTTAAAGGTATGTTAACACCTCTTTTATAAGTGAATTTTTGTTTTGTAAATATTGTATTTCTAACTAATAATCCACTCTTTTTTAATATGATTGTTGCAGGTAATAATTCATCAACAAATCTTTGAAAGAAAGAATTATATTTACTTAAAAATGAATATAAATTTTCAAAAGTATAACCATTTGAACGTAACGGGTCATTTAATGGAAGATCAGCACGTTTTAAATATTGAATATAAACATTTAATAATGTTGGATACCACCCACCTTTAAAATCTGTAATTGTTTTTCTATTTCTTGCATTTATTAATTTTCTTTGAATTAATTCGATAAATTCAAGAAATGACAATTTACTTATATCACCAACACCAAAAACATCACTTACAATTGGATTAAAGAATGAACTAACTGCAACAAGATAATATACACTTATAATTGTACCATATTTAATACCTTTTGGTAAGAAAACTTCATATTGATTTTGTACATTAATGTTATAATCTGTATATGGTTCTAATGCAATACCATCTATTAATACTTTAATTTCTGATGCAGTATTTGCTTTATAGTTAAGTCTATACACATATTTATTTGCTGAAACATTATAATATACTTTACCACTATTAAAACTATCAACTCTTACTACTTCACTTCTTGCATTAATTTGACTACTTCCAGTCACCTGAACATATGCTACTTGTATTGTGGGAGTAACAGCCAAATATGAAATCACAGCAGGATTTTGAATAATAATGTTATGAGTACCACCTGTTGAATTTGCTGGGTCAAGAATATAATCGGCAGTAAATTGTGGAGTGCCTTTTGTAAGTGCAATACCATTTACAGTTACTTGTACATCTCCACGTGGGTAACTTGGTAACGGTATTATTGTTCCACCCATTTTTGCATCAACTCTTGTTACAATATATTGAACACTAATTCCTGTAACTGGACGTGTATTGCCTGAATAAATAAATGTTGCTTGAATAACATCCCTTCGATATGAATTTGAATATGCACTTGCTGTTAATAATGTAAAAGTATTGCCCGAAACACTATAATCCGCTTTTGTTAATTCAGTTCCAGTACCACCCGTATTACCAGTTGTTGGTGCATTTAATAAAATACCGTTGTAACGAACCTCTAAATTACCTTCTGTCTTATTATATGGTGCTGGTAAATGAAATGTTTTTTGAACACTACTTACTCCCAGAGATATATTAACATAAGAAAATGGTAGCGTATAACCGCTTGAATTTGCAGGAAAATCAATATTTTTTATATAGTCATAAACATCATATTCAATACCACGTGCCGTATCAAGAGCAACGTCAACTTCTTTTGTGTTTAATACCAACTTACTATCTTCTTGATAATACTGTGGTGTTGTACTATCAACTCTTGTTGTTGCACCTGCTTGAATCCATGATTTTCTGTTGTCAACATTTTGCATTAAATTAAATCCTGCCATACGAAATGCATCCATGTAATGTTGACCAGCATCAGTGTCACCGGAAACCTGAAAAAAGAAATCGCTGGTTTCTAATGGCGCAACTGGATATCCATTAGTATCATACGGTAATGAATTTGAAGGAAAATCTGCTTTAGTAAGTGGTACACTATTAGGATTTATTTTGCCATCAACAGTGTAAACATATTCAGTAATATTAATAAACGGTTCAGGTATACCAATTAAGAGAAATATTGATTTTAATGCTTCTCTCGTGCCTTTAGATTTCCAGAAATAATTTGTATTAATTAATATTCTTCTCCAAAGTTCAATATCGATTTCTGCTGGCATTAAATCAGTACGTAAATTTCTTTCTGCATCACTAATAGATAAAAGACTGGTAACTAATTCTGCTTCATTTACTAATGAAAAATAATTCCATCCAAATGTCCTTGAAAGATTTTTAATTAATTGATCTGGAGTGTTATTAACCTTATCATATGTAACATGATTAATATTAACCAAAGAATCTATGAATTGTTTCATCTGGTCAAATTCTCTACCGTATATTCTTAAGAGCTTAGTCATTTTACCATTTTCGGTAAGATCATATGCTTTAATAGAATCGGGTGTTAAAAATCTGGCAATTAAATCTGTCTTTATTGCATCATACTTATTACCAATTGCTAAAATGCTACTCAAAAAAGTACGATATTTTGAGGTGCTGACATCTATGTTATAGTTGTCACTTGTTGTCCATAGCATCTGCGTATTAGAATAACTAATAGTTCCGTTGTCAAGTAAAATAGGGTCTCTTAATACGAATTTAAATCCGCTTGTATTTCCTGTTATTCTTTCTGAAAGAATATATTTTTCATAATCACTTAATAATGCTCTGAATTCTTCAAAAACAATATTGTTTGGTTTAATATGAAAATCAATTGCACCAGAATAACCACCAGTTGCACCAGTAATTGTTGGAAATGGATTACCAATTGTTTGAACTGTTAAATTTGGATTATTTGAAGTATATCCAGTAAAGCCAATAATCGTATATGAATTTCCAGTAGGATTAAGTGTAGACCAAACAACATATTGATTATATGAAAGATTCAGATTTTTTAATGGATTATCATCTGGATTGCTCACATTGCCATAATTAAACGCTAAACCAAATGTGTTAACTGTAGATGCAATTGGTATTTTAAAAGTTGAAATATTTGTGACTGAATTATAAACAAAGTTACTAAATGTAATTGTATTAATGCGTGTAAGTTGGGAGTTCATAAATAAACTACCGGGATATGCTACAATGATGTTTTGTATCGATATTCTTAAAAATTCATATGCCGAACCAAATCTAACAAAGGTATTTAAGTCTGATCTGTCTAAATTTAAAACAGCGTTAGTATTATACTGATGTATGATTTCAGATTGTGTTTGTGTTAAACCAATAGTTTCAAGAGTAACTGGACGTACAAATGAACTTAATGTATTTGAATAATCAATAGATACTCTACCTTCAAAATTTGATGTAACAGCAAAACTACCGAATGAAAATATTGTTTCGGATGTAGTATTCTTAAAACTAACACCGTTTAAGTTTTGGTCAAGACTTGTACCTACTACTTTTACTTTTGCCACAAATTTATATTTTAATATAAATACAATAAAAAAAAATCTCAATACATATGATTGAGATTTTAAGGTCAAATTTTTACTAAACATTAAATATTCGTTTTTTTAATGTTTGTTATACTAATGTTAGTTCAAAGATTTTATTTAATTTTTCTTCAACATTTTCATTATATGCAATTCTAATTAACTTAATATCATTTGCTTTAGCAAATTCTGTTTTAATTTTATCAGATTTTTGTCTTATAAGAAAGCCACATTCCCCTCCATAAAAGTTTGCTGCTTCAAAATGTTGAATACCATCATATTCAATTAAGACATTATATTTTGGTAAATAAAAATCAAAGGGTAAACATCTTTTATCTTTACAATTACAAAATGTTTTTTCGGCAATATATTCAATATTATTATCGTTTAAAAATTTACTTATTTCTCTTTCGCCTTTAGATTGTTTACAAATGGGACAACCAGCACCTTCATTTGTGTGATTTGAGGATTTTTGCATGAACACACCATGTTCTTTACATATTATTTTAATCATGGTATGGGCATTATGGTAATCAACCAATGAATAATCATATCTGTCTCCGTGTATTTTTCTTGCTCTTTCAATAAAATTTAATGTTGTCAGATGTAATTTATCACCTAAATTAATTTTAGCACATTTAGGACATCCCTGACCGTTTAAATGAGGCTTTGGTGCTTGTAAAAATTCTCCATGTTTAGAACATATAATTATAATATTTTTATGATTATTTACATAATCAGCTAAAGAATAATCATATTTGTCACCATGTATACTTTTTGCTTCTGATAAAAATTTATCAATTGTTTTGACATTTGAAGTAATTCTATTGTTAGCACCACATATTGGACATCCTTGATTATTTAAATGACAATTTGGTTTTTGAAAAAATTGTCCGTGTTTTTTACATATTATAATTATTTTTAATTTACTATATTTATAATCAACTAAAGAATAATCATATTTATCGCCATGAACACTTTTTGCTTTTGCTATAAATTCTATGGTTGTTAATTTTTTTGACATTTGCAAATATATAAAAAATTTTTAAATACCTGAAGTTATATTGTCAAAATTTTGGGTCTCATCGATCGAATTTCTTTTTCCCTTGACCTCGAATAAAGGCACATTTGACACATCGTCTTTAATTTCAAAAAGATTAAACTGATCGGTTATTACTCTATTTTTATCATAAATTGTTAAAATACCATTTTGAACATCTTTAATTTGCTCACCCCCAACAATATCCGCCAATGTATCAATAGTATTTTCAACCAGAGTTACTTCTAATACAAGCGGTGAAAAATAGGTATTTGTCATCAAAATTATTCCACCAACATTACCAATAAAAGGTAATATATTGGGTTTAACGTCTGAAGAACTACTAGGGGAAAGTTGTAAAAACATCAGAGTTCCAGAATCATCGAAACGATATCTGACAGCTTTTTGAGAAGTGTTTCCAACGTTTTCACTAACAGGAACTACTTTATTTGAAGTAACGACATATCGTACTACATTTCTTAATTTAGTGTTATCTGAATTAAGATATTCAATTTTAAATCCCTGTAATGCGTTATTTGCTTTTAAATTATCAGGTAATGGAGTTGTGCTCAAATCAATTACAATGCCATTAACTGTTGGTAATGAAGATAAAACACCACAATCAACAATTGTTGTCATTATAAGTTTTGGTTTAATGTAAATTGTATATATCCCTAATTGATTAAAAATTGATGCAGGTAATCTTAAATTATATAGTCCTTCTAATACATTACTGTTTTCAACTAAACTTGGATTAACTACTGGTATAAAATTTGGGTCAGTACTTGGTAAATAAAGATAAGACAATAATTCTGTTGCAGTTAGTGGAATTATATTTGTATTGTTTGTTTGTCTGTCTGGAGCATAATTATAATACATGTCAATATCTTCAATATTAACGTCTGCAGACCTCGTAACTCCGTATAATCCAACTCCCATAGTATTAAGTATTTATCAATTCTTCTTTAGTTATCGAACAATTAGTTCTCTTAACAACATTATCTCTCCAAGGTATAAATACAAGATTTTTTAAACTTGCAACTATTTCTGGCTTAATGTTGTTTTCAAATCCTTCAAAAATCGAGTATTTATGATCTAAATGATACACACCATCAAGTCCCGAAACACCTCTCTTTTCATAATTTTTTAATAAGTTAATTGGTTGTTTATTTGTTAAAGATATTACTTCACGTCTATATTTTTCACGCTCTGGCAGACTTTTTAAATATTCATTATAATTAATACCAGTACGTTTAAAAAATCCCACTGATGCCCCTTCGCTTCTGCTTCTCATTAAGTTATTTATTGATAAATAACCACTAATAAAATTGCCCGAACATCCAATAATTTTTCCGATTTCTTCAGCATTTTTATTATCATTTAAATATAAATCTTTTATGTTTTCTTTTTGCTTTTGCGTTAAAATAATTTTAATACCGTTACTATATCCTTTTCTTAAAATATCCAATTCTTTTAATATTCTTATTATTGGTATCTTACTAATACCATAAATGTTGGCGATTTCACATGTACTTAAATTTTTATTAATGTATAAATCAAATATATTCTTTTTATCGTCATTTGAAAATTGAATTTTCACATTATCTCTATTTTCAATCCAAACGTTATTCTGAATAAGTATTTTCTTTACAACACGTCTCACAATATTTAACTTATCGCTGATTGATGTTAATGACACACCTGATTGATATAATGAAACAATTTTATTGATTTCATCCTTACTATATTCACCAATTTTTTTATTATTGTCTCTTCCTTCAATCCAAACATTATTTTGAATAAGAATTTTTTTTATGTTACTCTTATCCATCTTTAAATTTTCTCTAATTTTAAAAAGCGACATTCCTGATTTATACAACAATATCATTTCATTGATTTCATTTTCAGAATATGTTCTTCTACTAATTTTCATTTTATGTGTTATTAATTACATTAAAAAATTTACCTGCTGCATATGTTTCCAAATCAACCAATTTTCTTATATATTCTAATCTATAATTTCCATCAAATGCTGGTAATTCTTGTCTTATCATAAATACATCATTACTGATTTTTGGGTTACTAATAATATTTTCCTTATTTGGGTCTTGATATATTGGTTTGTTGATAAAGTTAGGATTAAGATAACCCTGAGTTGAGAAACTGAATGTTGAACCTGAAGTAGTGCCAGTAAAAAGATCAATATATTTAATTCTACCAAGGTAATAAGTGATATTTACACCCGAATGTGAATTCGGATAATCTACACCATCAACAGTATAACTACCACCACTAAAATATTGAGCTGTAAAAGCACTGCTTACTGTATATTTTTGCAGTTCTAATAATCTGCTTGTGCATTCACCAGTAACCGTATATAAAGTATTGGTTATACCTGTTGTGCCAGTAACACCACTAAGCATATATGCATCAAAAAAACCTGCATCTTTTACTTCTTGGTTTAATAATATCTTAAAATTATATGTAACACCAGTATCTGGAATAATTACACGACACGTGCCTGTACAACCAGTTGTTGTGCCAGTTGTCATTATTCTATATATGGTTTTCTTTATTAATTCCATTAACCTGTTGATTTACGTAAGAAAACTGTAATGTCTTTCTCCGGGAAGCGAATTTCAAACATACTATCTTCGGTTGAATGAATGGTATTGTTAATGATTGTTATCTCACCAGTACTTGGATTTACGTCTTGTGAAATAACATTATTCGAATATGAACCACCCACTCTGTTATATACTTTAATGTCAATAACGTTAATAACTCCATTGGCTGAGAGTATTTCACGTTGAAGCAGACCTAAAAACAAATCCTGATTCATTTCATAATTATTAATATTCAGATAGTTTCTAACAAGTGTAATAATACTATTTGCAACCTGATTATCAGCAACATTTTCAACATATACATCAACATCAAAAGCTAAATTAAATATCTTACCATTAGTTACTTCAACATAATCATTAAGCATTCTGAATTGACTAAGATATTCTGCAATATTTTCATTCATTAATGTGGTACTTGTATTGTCTAATTTACCATCTGACCCAATACCTAATGTTGAAATAACAACTTTGTTATTTAATTTCATTGAATTAGCACGAAAAGGTGAACCAAACTGCCCCGGCATCTTATAAAGCTGCAATAAATAATCTGTTAAATTTACATCTCTATTTTGGCTACTAAAATTATATTTAATTAATTGTCTTATTTGTTCAATACTTAATCCGTCATTACCGCCAATTGCTGGAATTGGATTATTTACACTTAAACTTCTTTGTACTGTTTGAATATAATCCTGACGAGAACCACCTATAACTGTTAAATTATAATTACCAAGTTGCGTTAAAGTACCTGCTCCCACGTTTGAGTTACTACCGCCACCAGTTCTATATTGAATAAATAATGTATAATTTGCTAATAATTTTTCACCCAATGCTGTATTATTTAAAAAGTTTTCAAGAAAATACTGATTGCTTACACCCATTTTGAGAAAACCTGATTTAAATGCATTAACATCTGCATCACCTGAACCAAATATCACTTTACAATAACCATTGGTTGTGAATTCTTTTATAAATTTTTTAGTTACATCAATCCATGTTGCTGATTTAAGTCCATTTGTGTTTGTATTTGGTTGTGAACTACTTGTATCTTGAATGAATACTCTTTGTTGTGCAAGCCAATCTACTTCATAATATTTGTTTGCTGCTGTTGCAAAATCTGCAGCAGTCGGATTACTTGAATAATTAGTACCTTCCAATAGAATAATATTATCTATTTCGAGTACGTCTGGGTCTGGCAATATTATTGAAAAAAATGGTATAATATCTGTTGCACTAATTGCTCTTTTAAAAATGCTTGTAGAACCATTAATAACCACTTCTCTTTTTGTTATACTGTAATTAATAATAATGCCATTTGAATCTGTGTTTGGAATAATAGAACGATTAGGGTCACCTAAATTACTTATTGGTGAACTCCAATCAATAATTGTTTGTGTTTCAAATATTTTTCCACCACCAAGTATTTGTGCGCCTGCCTGTAATTGAGGATAATATGAAGCGTCTGGTTTGTCGCCAAGAACAGGAACTGTTACTGTAAAATCAATTACTGTTACTGAAGGTCTTCTTGCTGGGATATTAAATCCCATATTTTTCGCAGCATTTAATATTGATGCTCTTTGTTGTGCATATTCTAATTGCGTTTCCTGAAAACTACGATCTAAATTTATACTTAAGTTATTAGTAACACCAGCATTGAGGTCTATCGTCATTGCACCAACTGAACTATCAGTAAAGTCAGATAAAACTTCAGGGTATGCTTGTCTGATATATGAGATTAAGTCAGTACGTATGTCACCAAATGTGCGTGAACCATATTGGATTATATTTGTTGTTGTGTCGTTTGCCATATTTTATATTTTAAAAGTTTAAATCTAATTCACCTTTTTCACTAAAAGCATCTTCGCTAAATGTAAATTTAATATTAACATTTATCTGATTTTCTGATATTGGATTTCCTTCATCATCTGTAAGCCAATTAAATGTTACACTATTAATTGTAAGTGCTGGAATATATGTCGATACTGTTGTTTTAATTTCTTGTTCAATATCATTTGCATTTAAATTATCATTCGGTTCGAATATGTATTTCAACATGTTTGTTCCAAACATTGGTTCATAATATCTTTCACCTTTATTCGTAAGCAAGAGTAATAACAAGTCAGAACTGAATGCGTCTTTGGTCACTTTACTCATTAAAAAATAAGTATTTGTGCTGACATCATCATTTAATGGAAAGGTAATATTATATGAAGCCATTATAAAAGATTTTTCTATAAATACTAATAAATAAAAAATCCCGACATTTGATTATCGGGATTCGTAAAATTTAAGTCTGATTTTTAATTAAAATGCTTTTTTAAAACCCTTCTTACTTTTCTTTTCTTTTTTTGCTGCTTTTTCTTCGTCTTCTTTTTGTTTTTTAGTATCATAAAGACTTTTGATCGATTCGTGAAGAACAATAATTGGGTCATGTCCGTACTTTTGTAATACACCTGTATGCGTATTAAAATTTGGTTTTTCAAGCGAAAGTGCATCAGTTTCACTAACGCCAACACCAGCAAGACATTCATCAAATGCCATCTTTTTCATGTCATCAGGTAAACCGTTAAAAATTTCTTCATTAACTACCACTGCAAAGTTTAATCCTTCAGTGAGTGTTTCTACAAGATCATTTGATTTGACAAGTTTACAAGGGTCATTTTTTTGTTTATTATTACAAAGAACCTTGAATTCAACCCACTGTGGGATTGTTGTGTTTTCTCTAACTTCATCAAAAAGTTTTACTACATCCTCAGATGCTTCTACAAATTTTGCCATAATAATTGTTTTTAATTAATAATTAATAAAAGATATATATTTAAGTTTTGTTTCTATTATTTTTGTTTTCAATTTTTCAAAAATTGGGTCATTTTCATCAAATTCTTTTTTAAATTTATCTTCAAGTTCTTTGATAAAGGATACCATATCATCAACACTTAGTTTTACCATGTCTTCAATTTCAATTAATGTTGCTAATTGTTTATTAACAGCATCCTGCTTTTTAACCTCTGCCATTTTTTTATCGTATTCTGAATTAAGTTTTAAAACTTCTTCTTCAGTAACAACAGCACCTTCCAAAACAGTACCTAAACGTTTCTTGGCTAATTCATTTTTTTCTTCTTCTGTTAAAATTAATCCTTTTGCATTATCTGCATTTTTATCGATTTCGATTATTTTTTTTGCTGCTTCTGAATTAAACTCTCCAGTTTCTACAGACTTTTTCAAATTTTCTAAAAATGGATTCATAGTCTTTAAGTATTAAGTTCTCATGTTTTGCATTTCAATTGCTTCAAATTTCAATACATCATGAGTATCATTTAGTTGTATTCTTTTTATAAATTTAATAATTCCATAACCAGTTAGTTCACCATAATCATTACGGAGAAAAACTTCTTTAATGTTGATCAGTTCTTTAAAGATATCACTGTCGTCTGCACAGTCATTTGTTCTGAATTTCAACGGTATTAAAAATTCTAACTGACGATAATCAAAACCAATTTTTTTAATATGTAAGAATTCAGTAAGCTGTTCAATTTTATTTATAGCATTTTCATTTTCACGAATAACTTTGATTGGAAATTCAAAAGTCTTGGATTTTTCAGTCATGTCTTTTACTTCATATTGAGAATCCAAATCATTTTCATCAATTTTTTTAATTACATTCATAACTTTTGCTAATCCTACTTCAACAGGTTCGTTATTGTAAATACCAAGTAATTCATAGTCATCATCTTTGAGTCTTCTTTCTTCATACTCCGCAATTAAAACTTCACCAATTGTTTTACCAGCATGCCTGTGCTTCTCGTCATAAAAACCAAAATGTTCGTATCTTTTACCATTTGGGTCTTTTTGAGCATATGAACTACCATGTTTGTCTGCTGCAAGTGCCATTTGATATGGAGTTGCTGTACGAATGAACTTATCTGCCTTCCTCAGGACCTCGTAGTAATCATTAATTAGCTTTTCTTGTCGTACACCACTTACCAACATTTCAATGAATGGATTTCGATACATCATTCTCTGATTTTTTTTGTCCCTTTCAGTTAAATTATTTGGGTCTGCTTGTGCATCCACTTCTGCTCTATAGAGCATAATGCCAATATTAATCAACATTATATGAACTTTAATATAACACCAAATAATTATATTTTTAAAAAAATTAATCATGCATTAATACTTTCTTTCTTTCTTCAAGTTCTTTCACGTCATATTGAAGATTACTCTTTTCAATTTTTAGATCAGAAATTTTATCTGTTAATTTTTCTGCTTTAACCTGAAGTCCATTATTATATTTTTCCACCAATTTTCTAAACTCAGAATATAATTCTTGAAAATATGATTCCTGCCTTCTCTTTAGTTGATAATTATCTCTACCCAACATTCTTTTATTAAGAATAACTGATTTGGTAATTGCATCAACAAGTTCGTTATTTTTTCTTTTGTCTTTCTTATTATCATTCTCATTAAAGTATAGACTACTTTTTGGTGTTTTTCCAATTCTTGTGCCAAATACCTTTTTTACTTTAGAGTGTATTTTTTTCTCTTTTTTTGCTTGTTTCTTTTCAAGTTTTTTAATCGCTTTTGATTTTACTAATTTTGTTTTCATGTTTTTAAAATTTAAACTACTGCTAATGTTTTTGCAACTGCTGCTTTATAAAAATCAGCACGTTTTTTTGTAACCGTTGCCAAATTATATTCATCTTTAAAGTCCTCATATAGTTGTTCGCCAAGTTGTTTTCTTAATGATTCATCCATGATAAGTCGTTTTAAATACTTCTGCCAGTATTTTCTTGCATTCTTTTCTGCAGGTATAAGAACACAGTTTTCCATGTGTCTACCATGTATATTATAAGGGGGTATATCTGAACATACTATCGGAAGTTTTCTTGTCCAGCATTCCGTTTGCTTAAGTTCTGATTTCATCCAATTAAATGAATTATCTGCAAGCGGTGCAATTACTATATCTGCTTCATCCAATACTTTGGCATACGTATTTGCTTTTTCAGTCCAACGTCTGGCATAATTACCTTCATTTTCATATTTAACGTTTCTTTCAAAATTTGAAAGCCATTGTAAATAATCAGGGTTTTCAATGTTTTTATGATTATCAGTTAATATGTTCTCATATATTAAATAAACACTTTCAGTTGATTTAATATCTCTTTGTTGTTGATTGAAAATTTTGCCCCTGTATTTTTCTTTTAAGTCTACAGGTAATTTAGGTATTTTATCCACGTCACCCCTTGATTTATTAATTGCTTTAACAACTTCATGTGTCCATAAACCTTTTTTCTGTAATATGTCACCAAAATCCTGATTAAAAGTAATATCAGTAGTATTGCCTTCAGTATCCCAACCAGCAAGAATAACTTTAAATTTATCTTTTAATTGTGGGTCATTATATAACACATTAAATACGCCTTCAAGTTGTTCAACATCACCTAGATGGGAACTTCCTGCAGCGTACATAATTCTTACAAAACCATCTGGGTCTGGTTTTCTATTATTCTGAAATTGTTTCATCCATGTAGGGTCAATTGAATTGTAAAATACACCAACATTATCCCTGCCAGTTATTTTACGAACTTCGCTTGCAAATAAATCTGTTGTGGTTGTAACATAATCAGCAATCTTTAAATTTTCCAATATTGGAATATGCATTTTCTTTTCAAGATTCAAAGAATAGAATGGATGCTTTTTATGTAATTGCCAATAGTCATCAATATCAACCATTAATATTGTACCAGATTTTCTTAGCTCAGTTGCCAACTTTAACATTTCTTTTGTATCGCCTAAGAATTGACGATGATAATGTATTATATGAAATGTTTTTAAGTAATCAATATACTTAGGGTCATTAAAATCTATTTGTGGATTAATTTCAACGAAAAATTCGTCTGAGTGATTTCTCTGAAGTTCTTGTGCTGGTGTAAGAGTGCGAAAATAGCAAACGCCAGCCGAATCCAAATTATAAAATAATATTCTAATTTTTCCGTCCATACTTGTTTATAAATTATTATAAAATAATGTAATTTATTATAAATACGTAAAAATAACTGAAAATCATCAAAGATGAAAGAGATTTTAAAAATAAATGCCAACAAAATGCTGGCATTATTAAATTTTAATTAAATAATCAGAGAAACTATTTGTTATTCTTTTTTCCTTTTATTTGATTTTTTTGCAGTTTCTTCACTGGTAACCTCTTCAGTTACAACTTCTTTTACTGCCACAGGTGCTGGTTTTGGTTTAGCATTATTTATAGAATCTGCCAATTCTTTTGCACTTACCTCAACAACACTAATTAAGTTTTTTGCTCTTAATTTATGTACTGACATGGGTAAAGAAGGTACTGTCAAATAGAGACTTGCCCCGGGTTTTACGCTAACCGTTTTCTTGATCATATTATCAACGTATTCAATATCTAATGAAGAATTGAATTTAAAATCACGCTTTCCTGCGGTATTTGTTAGGTTTGTAATTCTGTATGTATTCATAGCTTTATTTTATTTTAATCCTTGTATTAATTTATCATCAAGTTTAATGCCATCATAGCCTAAACTCATTGCTTTTTCTGTAATTGCTTTATTCTTAAGATTAACTGAAGGCATGCCATATTGTTCACTTAATTTTTCAAAATTTATGTGTGGAAACCAAATTTTTGCCAGAATATCGGCAGGTTCTTGTCCGTCTTTATATGTGACACCCAAAGAATGTAAGTCCAAAAGATTGTCAAAATCAATTTCATATTTACTAAATCCCTCAATAGGTTTTAATGAAAAGAAATTTCCTACAGCCGAATTTTCTTTTATAGGTTCTTTTCGATATGCAGTAATTGTCTTTTGATTTGTTTTTGTTTCTCCTGATGGAGTTTCAATATTAAAATTATCTTCTTCCAGAGTATTTAAAAATTGATTTTCATCACCACCATAATAATTAATTGTATCTTGCATTTCAACTTCTTCTAATCCACGTTTTTGCTGATATTCATAAATATCCTCTATTTTATTTAAAACTCTGCAAGCATCTTTTTCGTTTAAACCAAGTTTTACTGCTTTAATCGATACACCATCAAGTAAGGCTTTTACCATTCTGTGATGACCGTCACAAACTTTATTTTCACCAGCTATCCAAATAGGATTATTATCATTGAGTTCACATTTTTCAACTTCATCAGAAAATGTAACTCCTTGTGATGCCTCCAAATCATTTGGGTCTGCTTCGATTAGTTCATAATCCACACCTTCTTCATCGAGTTGTTTTAACACAATTTCAAATGGTGCACTCATTTGTGGAAGAAATCTTGGCTTATAACGCATATCAATCATTAGAATAATTTTACTATAAATACAGTAATCTTATTTTTTTATTTCTTTATCGATAAAATCCCAATTATTCAATGGAATCCAACCGTATTTTGTGTTAATTTCTAATTCATCTACTGGTATTTCTCTGGTTGTTACCCATTCATATCCTTCATTTTTTTTATATTTAAGTGATGGTGTAAAGTCTGCAGTCTTTTTTGTTCTAAGTACAATACCTCTGGCTGACCCGCCTTTCATATCTGCATAATATTTTGCAACATTTGGTTTGCTGGTAAATGAAATAAAAGGTTCATTATTATTTGCTGCATTAATCTTCATACTACCTGTACGCTGTATGTAGTAACCAGCACCATCATATGTACCATGATATACATAGTTATTATCAGGAACAAAATTTTGAACTTCTTCTTTAATAATTGATATAAGTTTACTTTCTGCTTCAACTAAAGTTAAACTACCTTGATTAGCAAGATAAATATTAAATTTTATATCTTCAGGTAATGAATTTCTTATTCCTTCGTATGATATAATATCACTATCTTTGTCATCGTAAACATTAATTTCTCTCAGGTCTGGAAATTTCTTTGTATAATCAAGAATTTTTTGACCTTTAGTTCTTTGATCACATTGCATATCGAGTTTATCAATATGAATATTATTAACATCCAATACTTCCTGAACTAAAGGACGTAATTTTTCCTGTCTTGAAGTCAATATAATTGTATATGTAGCTGGTGTTGAAACATCTTTATTTAAAAGATTCAATATTTTAGGAAATGGTTTAATATTAAAAACATTTAAATCAAGACTTTCTGGTCTACCCCACCAGCCTTGATATGGATGTGGCTTTCCCATTTTCTCTGACCATTGAATTTTTCCACTTTCTTTTTGGGGAGAATCTATAAGAGTACTATCAAAATCAAATGCACATAGTCTTGTTATCATTTTATTTAAATTCTACTTGAGTTATTTTTCCTCTTAATAATAATGGTCTGCGTAATTTCTCCCAATTAGTTAGATAATTTGACATCACTGGTTTGCCACCATTTGCCTTATTTACTGCCAATGTTATATGTGCTTTGGTATTATGACTATTAATTCCTGATGATACGCCAACTGCAATTACTTTATCATCCATAGCAATATCATTAACAGTTAAACGTACAGCTAAGCCAAGATACTTTTCATATTCAGGGTCAATTTCACCCAAATTAACAGTCATATGATGCGCAATAATTTCAAATCCTTCTGGAATTATTGATTTAAACCTGTTGATTAATCTTTCTCTTGATTGTTCGTCAAGTACAACTGCACTATATGATATATTACTCATAATTTTTTTAATAAACTGTAGAAATTTTCTACCAGTTCGCTTTTATTTTTATTTAAAACATCTTGGTACTCTTTTTCAACACCAATAAATCTTGCTACGTCCATTGGAGTAACTGTTCTTGATGTATTGTCAAGCGTTTCATTTTGTGGTGTAGCTGCATTTGTGTTATTTTGTGGTACAGCATTGTTTGCATTATTTTTAATTTTCCTGCTAATATAATCCACCAACATACTGACAACACCAGATACTGTATCAAATACACGAATCATAGCATCTTTATCAGCACCCCACATTGCTGCATAATTTAAGGAAGTTGTTTTCAAGTCAAAATTAAATGAGCCTAATACCATCCATGCTGTCAATTCAGCTTGTTGTTCAACAGCATCTCTGCCTTCAGCTTTACCTACAAAATATTGTGAATATTTTGAATTCTTATTTTTCATATAACTTTGATGTAATAATTCATGTGCAATTTCATGTGCCAATGTTTTTGTTAAACCAACATCATTGCCTTCGTTTTTTAAAATTTGAATCATACCATTATGACTAACACCTCTTGCACCATCCAATTCATCAACCAATTCTATTTTAACTCCGTTTTCTTGAGCAAAATCAAGCAATGATTTATATATTGGTCTGATTTCTTCACTTATCATGTTTTCTTCAAACCATTTAATCTCTTTACGTTTTTCATAATCACCCAAGAAATTTTCTTTGCCTTCCATTTGTTGAGTATTCGAAACATCATATACAAACGTATAGTCAAAATCATGACCACTAAACGCTCCACGAAGTTGAACGCCAAGACGTTCACGTTCACCCGGACCCAATTCATTATAGGTATTTTTACCAACTGACTTTAAAAATTCTCCAGTAATTTTTTCTTTTTCAATTTTAGAATATGGTCTCATTGCTCTCTTACTCGGAGAACGTATAATCATTCTATTTTTCTTATCAACAACACTTCTATTAAATCTATTCCAGTTGATTTCGCTTTTTACTAAACTTGCATTAGGATTTTGAATCATAATCAATATGCTATTCATGAAACTATATGAATGTCCTTGAGAATTTTTAAAAGATAAAATAATTTGCATTGTTTTTTTAAATTCTTCATCGCTATCAATATTGACCAAAGTTTCTTTAAACTTTCCTAATTTATCAATAAGTGCTCTTTTTTCGTCAGGCGTAAGTTCAGCGTCATTTTCTGGATTTGTAGTGGTTGGTGTTGCACTAATTTCTGACAAAAGAGCATCCAGTGATGATATTAATGCTGCAGCACTTTCTTCTTCTGGAGCACCTTCTAATGCATGTACTTCTTTTAATGCTGGTTCAATGAAATGACTGTAAACGTTTTGCCATTGATCTTTTGTTTTGCCTATATACCAAAACCAAAATTTATAATCATTATTCCATTTAGCACCATGATTCTTAAATATGTCTTTGTATTTAAAAGTTTCTTTGTTTTCTGGCTTATTCGGGTCAATATATGCAATATAATTACCCTTCTGATCTGTTCTTTTGCTTATAACAAATGCTTCATTTAATGCTTTCATTTATTGTTATCTTTTCTAATAGTATTATTTTCTTCGATATTATTACTCATAATAATATCATGATTTTCTTTCAGTTCTTGTTCAAAAAGAACTTCTTTATATTCTTTTTCAACACCTAAAAATTTGGCTACATCCATTGGTGTAACTGTTCTTGTTTTGTCTTTGCTTTTCATAATAAATACTTTATAGGATTTAGTAACTCACACTTATATAATAATAAAATTAATAAGTAAATTTTGTTAAGACATTATAATTTTTTCCCAATGCTGTTAATGCAATTTCAACTTCTTTAAAACATTCATTAATACCACCACCGCATATTACTAATTTTCCACCAAATCTTCTTAAATAATCCATTAAATCTGGAATATTTATCATATCTGCTGCTGATTCAAGTAAATCTCTAACAGCACTTGAATCATATCCATATTCTTGCATAAAACCATTCCACATTTCTTCATCAATGTCCCTACTGTCATTAATGTTGTTTTGAATCATGTATTTTACCAAATTTACAGTTTCTTCTTCTTCAATACCTTCATCCATGCAATATCTGAAAAACGCATATCCTTTATCATAAAATCTGGCTGAATCCAAAACTTCTTCTTGTAATCCATTTTCATATAACCAATCTCTATATCCTGCTTCATTTACCATTCCCAAAGTATCCTGACCATTGTACAAGAAAGTTAATGAATTTATAACATTAATATTTTTATTTAAAAACATTATGAATGAATCCAAATTAAACGTAATATAACTTTCATATTCTGGCTGTATATCAACTGATATTAAATTTGCACCCTGAACCAGATTGACACCAGAATCTTCAAGTAATTTATTTCGCTGTTGCTCTTTAAGTAATTTTTCTTTACGCATAAAATGTTTTATTTCTTAATTGTAATTCATAATCGCTTCCCATAATATCTTCAACATTTTGACCATCAATATTTAATTCTTCAATTTTTAATGATGTATTTTTAAACAATCTTATTTCTTTTTCATCTTCACCAAGACTTAAATCCATGTTTGCATATATTGTATTTTTCCAATCAATATATTTTTCATTTATTGAAGATTTTATTAATGCATTACTGTTTTTTGCTGTATCACCCCAATGTGCTTCTGCAGCACGTTCATCCCATGACCAATAAATACCCAAATGTTTTCCCGCTTGTAAAAGATGATTAACCCAAATATCATCAACTTTTATTCTTCTCCAAATATCAATAGTACCATCAGGTTTTATTTTATTTGTTATATTATCAACAACATCCTCATATCTGACACTTAATTCATATCTGAACCATTTTTTAAAATTTTCAGTTTTTTCAATTTCTTCTTTGTCAACATGAACCATATTTTCTTCATACTGATAATATTCAATATATCTTTCATAATTATCACTCATTTCTACTTCTTTAATATATTCTGGAGTAATAATATCGGTATAATCTATTGTCTGAATTGACATTTCATTTAAAACCGTTTCATCTAATACATTTCTATCAGTTAAAGCCACAAGTAATTCTTTTTTAAGTTTCTCGTCATGAATGAAATCTTCATAATTATTTTGAAGAAATTCTAACACAGATGCTTCTGAAGGGTCTGCATATCCACCCTGATTCCATATGTCATATTTTTCAACAAAAAACTTAATATCAACATTTTCTCCATTTATATTCCAAGTATTTTTTTCTTCTGGTCTTATTTCAGGATAAGCAAATTCATTAAGACTTACTGGTTCACCTTTTATATTCGCATAATATTCATTATAAAAATCATATTGTGGATTTTTTCTTTTTGCCTGACGTAATATGTTTAATAAATATACTCTATTTTCATATTTTCTTTCAATATAATCTTCAGCAGTATCGCCTAACCCAAATGCATTAGTGTTGTCTACTCTATGCAATAATTGATATTCATCCATATCATTATATATTCCATTATCAGAAGCAAATAAACCTAATGCCTTTGCCATCATGCCATGATTAAATCTGCCATCTTCCTGTGCAATATATAAATCTCCTTTATCATTTACAATTACCCTGACATTATCAGCAAAATTAGTTAATGACTTTGGATTTAAATATATTGGTACTTCTTTAGCTGAATCATTTGAGGAGTAAGGTGTAACATAACCAATAGGTTCTTCAACACTTTTTTGTATATCTCCCATTGCCTGTACATCATTCTGAGTATTTGGGTCGGGTATGTTGAATGTTTTCTCCGCATATCTATCAGCAACACCTTCAAGCATTAGTTTTTCGCCAGCATCACCTCTTTGACCTTTAGTAGAATATATTAATTTATTACCTTTTAATATTATTTCTTTTTCAAATGGTTTAGTATATTTTTTGCCCTCACCTTTTTTTACACATGCAATTGTTATATGCGGATGATAATCAGGGAAATCTTCAGTATTTGGCAAATCTTTCATTATCTCATGTGCTTTTTTAAGTATATCGGATTCGACATCAAATTTTACTACGTCAAATTTAAAAGTTTCAAAAATATTAATACCTTTAATACGTATTTCAATTGGTTTTAATGGTATATTTAATTTATATAAATCAAACACTTCTTCAGCAGTAACTTCATCATGGAAACCATATAATATTGTAACATGTGGGTCAGATTCAATACCATAACCTTCTTCATCATATAAATCTTCTTTATTGATTATTGATGTAATTTTATTCCAAATTGGAATATCGAGAAATAATAACAATGCTCCATATTCAATTCTTTCGCTAACTTCTTCTTTAATCATTGGTTTATTTTGACCCGCCAAATTTAGCAATTCTTCTTTATTATTCCTAATTTTATTTGAATAAATCTTTAATAATAATGATTTTTGCATATCACCAATTACTTTACCTTGTAAACCAAGTTCCATTAAATCATTACCATTTACTGCCAATTCATTAACAGTTTTGGGATACTTGCCTTCAAATAATTCTTGTGCAGCAGTTTTAATTACATTTGGCAATATCTGACTTTGTAATGATATTGGAGATATCACGTACATATTATGTGCAATTGATCTTGCTTCAATTAAATTGGTTGCTTCACCGCTATCATATGCTATTTGAAGTGCTTTTATTTCTCTGTATGTATTTTCATCACCTTTAAGATTATTTTTGTAAAACTCTGCAGGGTCATTAACAAGATTTTTACTTAACAAATAAATAAATTCACTCATTGTTTTTACTTTATCAAAGGGTTCTTTTGTATTTCTGAAATCATAATATAGTCCTCTACCAAATATTTCTTTAAGCAAACCAGTTTCATCAAGTAGTGTTGCAGCCAATAGTTTGTTTCCCTTTTTGACAATTTTATCAAATTCTGTCAAAATTCTCTCTGGTGCTATTTCTTTTACTCTCCCAGCATTTTTTTGAATCATTTTCATTGTGTCTGGGTCAATAGTAAATCCAAAACGTGAAGCAAATGAACAGAATCTTATAGCTCTTAATGGGTCATCTGAAAACGCCTCTGGATTTGCTGCAGATATTTGTTTATTTTTTATATCTTCTAATCCTCCCAATGGGTCAATAAATTTATTTGTATTAATATTAATAGCCATAGCATTCATCTTAGCGTCCCTTCTAATTAATTCGTCTTCAATTGGAAGATTTTCATCACTTTGTACATCAAATCCACGATATCCACCCTCACTGTTTTTAGTTTCTCGTCTCGGTAAAGCAATATCATAATCAATACCCTCATTATCAATGAATTTAATGACTCCAAATGATTTACCCACAACATCTACCTTACCAAATTTTTGTAAATGTGCAACTAATTTGTCTATTGGTACTTTTCCAACCACCAAATCAATATCTTTATTGGGTTTATTAAGTATAAGATCACGCACAACTCCACCAACTACATAAACATCTGATTTTAAATCATTTATTAGTGATTTAATAAAAGGTTTTTGCTTTAATATTAATATAAAATCATTCAGTTTTCCCATATATTAAATTATTTATTTGATTTTTACAAATGTTCAAATTTCGATATATATCATTTTCCCACAAATATAATATTTTATAATTACGATTACTTAAATAAGTAAACTTTCTTTTATCTCTATGTATGTTATTTTGTTGTGCTAATGTTAATTTTTTATTTAAATATTTAATTGGATTTGCATGCCAATAATCTCCTTGCACTTCAATAATTAATTTATCATTAATCATAAAATCACAATTATAATATCCGACAATTTCTTTTTTTCTATAATAAACATTAATTTCTTTAAGATAATTTTCAATAATAATTTCAGGTTTAGTATCAATTATTTTGTTTTTATAAATATTATTAATTCTAATTAAATTTAATTCATTTTTTCTTTTATCCGATAAATTATTCCAATATACTTTTTTTGCATCAGATATTTTTTTTCTTTGTTCAATTACCATTGTTATTCCTCTATTTGGTGATATTTTACCAAACATACCATTATTAATACCAGAAGTATTTAATACACCATTTTTATGTTTTTCAATCTTATCTTTTGATAATTTAGTTTTTATTTCTTTTGATTTTTCACTACCATAATAATCATCATAATTTTTTCCATGTATTTTAGATATTTTACCCCACATTGAATTTTTTTCTCCCAGATGAGCAATACTTCTATTTCTAAATTCAGTTTCTTTATTTTTTCTTAATTTAAGTCGTTTTGCTTTAACTTTAATTGACATAATTGTTCTATTTGAAAATAAACTAATTAATTCCTCATTTGTTTTTATTGCAAAATTATTTTTTAATAATATTATTTCATTATTAGTCCAAGTATTTTTATTCATATTTTCATCATTGATTTTGCTTCATTGATATTAATTAAAATTATTTGTGCTTCATTTAACATTTCATTTACTGGTTTATGTTTCTGTTTACTCTTTTCTGGTTTGAAATTAGCTACAAATATATCATAAATTTTCTCAGCAAGAGCACGATTTGCTCCATCAGGTATTTTTTTTCTAAACATCATTTCAACTTTGTTCGCAATATTATGAGCATCATTATATTCATAACCATAATGTCTTATGATAAAACTTTCTGTTCTCTCATGTAATAATATTGCTTCAAAGTCTGCTGGTTTAACCATAAACACATCATCAATCCAATAATCATTTTCTCCAATATGTTTTGCATATTTTTGTTCGATTTTCGGTAAATCGGCATCAACCCAATGGTTACCACCATCTACCCATTCAATAAAACCACTATCACGAACTTCATCACCATTAACAGCATAAACATTGTATGTATGTTCTCCGTCCTGATAACTTCTTATATATTTTTTATCCAATTGATGTGTTGTAAGGTCTTGCTGAATATCTTTTTCGAATTCAGGAAATTTTTCTTCATTCAAATCCCAAAAGTCCAGTGAAGCATTTTCAGCCAAGTCATTAAAATCATCCGGTGACTTGTCGGGCATTAATGGTGGTTTTTTATTATATTTATTACGAATGTGTTGCTCTATATCGCTTGGTGAATAATTCAATAATTTTCCAATCTCACGTGCTTCTTCTGAAGTTTTATCTAAAAGATATCCATTATTTTTCTTTGCAAATTCATAAAGTAAATATGCATTAACCTTATCGGTATATATAATTGCAAACATTGTGTTATTTGAAGTCATTCTTGTAGGAATAACACCAATTTTCTTTTTTTCAAGTTTTTGAGCAATGGATTTGTTTATTTCAGTAAAAGCAACCCCTCTCTTTCCATTTAGAATTGATTTAATTGCAGCAATATCGCTGCGCATTTCTTTTGCATTAACTTCTTCATTAACCTCTTCTTTAAGCGGTTTAATATCTACAGCATTAATATCACCCCAATTGCACTGCGCACTTGTATTTCCTAAACCACCTAATCTACATTTCTTTTTTATTTCAACAGTACTGCTGCCAGCCATTGAAGATAATTGTCTTTCATCCAACATGTATTGATCTTTTGTGGCATCTCCCACCACATTATGATATTCTAAATCTTCTTTCAATTGATTATTTAAAACTAAATATCCACCATCACCATCGGTAGCAATAATTTCGCCAGATAATTCATATTCTTCAATATCTGAAAAATCGTCTGTTTCTGAATATCTTTTAGCATCTTCAAAATTTTTTGTATACCAAGCAATATCATGAGCAGAATAATTATTTAATTCTTTTAATTTTTCATCAGTAATGTGCGCAAAATCACCTACATTTCCCAATTCATCTCTTTCAAATCTTACAACATCCCCGGCAGTTGTATCACGTAAATTACTAAAACCAGATTCTACTCTATACGCTTTACCTGTCCATTTTTCTTCATTAATTTTATCTCTATTTGCATCAAGATCATTTCTAATTGAAGGTGAAGTATCGATATTATTATGTACAGGAAAATTATCTTGTCCCATTGCATTATCAGTAGAATATAAAGCACTACCGTCTTCTTTTAAATATACAATTTCACCTAAAGGTTCTCTGTCATAAAATTTTTGTTCAATAAGATATTCTTGAAGTTTCAATAAATTTTCATAAAATTTCTTTTTATTTTTAACATGATTCAAAGTTTCGTCAATATTATTTACACAATTATGAAATTCATCGACTATATATGGTGCGCTCGGCAACACTCTTGTCGGATACTTATCTCTGTCAAGTATAAATGATATAAAACCTTCATTTATCACACCGCTACCATCGCCTACGCTGTAAGGTATTTGCGCCCACATGCCTCTACGTGTATCAATTGCATCTTGTGGTGGCATATCTCCAAGTATATCATCATTACCATCATAATTATCATACAATTCAAAAAGGCGATAATTTTTCTTTCTATTTGGACTGTAATGAGTATTATACACTTCACCTGTTAATCCATAATCAGTTAAAACAATTGTTGGCTGACCGTCACGAAGAACTTCACCGTATGTGCTTGGTCTGCCTAAGTCGCCAGCAGATACAGAATAATTTGCCATTATGTCTTCTAATTCAATAGCAAATTCATTATCATTTAATAACTCTTTAATATCTGCATCCTGACCAAATATACCCTTGCCACCTTTAATGTTGTCTTCATGATTTCTAAGAAAATAAAATAAATCATTTAGACTTGGAATGCCAGTTAATTGTTTAATTCTGTTTTCGTTAACCTTTTTTGCTTTTTCGGAAATAATCCAACTACCATTATTATCACTTTCTAAAACTTTTGTAACTATACTATGAGTGTCATGATATGAACCAATATTTATTTCAGCTTCATTTTGAGCAACGCCTTTGGCATTCTTTGCCAATTTAAAAACTTTAGTGCCGTCAATATCATAAACTATTCTACCTGACCCACTACCTATTCTTTGAAAATATCGATTAGCGAATTCAATTTTCTTTGCAAATGATTGTATTTCTTCAAATTCATCCAATAATTTTAAGAAGTTATCGTAAGTCATGCTGTAACTATTTGTAGTATATTTATAAATACAAACTTAGCTGTAAAAAAATTGCGAAAAAAAGCGCAATTACAATTGCGCTTTTTTTGCTTTATTTCTGTCTGAAATCTCTTTAATGACATCAATTATAAGTCCCCTAATCATTTCTTTGTTCTCAGTAAGCACTTCTTTTATTCGTTCAGCAGCATACATTTCAATAATTGTACCCTTAATTGCTTCTTCGACAACGGGACCGAAATTATCAATATCAATCAAGTAGTTATTAACAATCTTTTTTACGTTTTCAACCAAATAACCTTCATTTAAATTCATTGGTGATACTGCACCACCAGTTGGATTAAGATTCTTTTTCTGACCACCAGCAATATACGGTGCAATTGAGTCAGCTAATGTTTGTTTGTTTTTATTTTGAAGATCAGTGAATAATTGCTCGTCTCTTTCAGGTGACATTTCAACTGGCTTATTGTTTTGAACAGGAAGACGTGCTGGTACTCTGTCAACAACAGCAGTTTCATTAATATTGTGTCGTACCGTTTCTTTATTTTTAATTGCGACTTGATTTTCAACTAATTTAATTAAATCAGTTGCAGGTGTTTCAACGCCAGTATCGTGTGACCTAATCAATTCATATAAAAAAGCATCCCTTGGTGCAATATTAGCACCTGTACTTTCACCTAATGGTGATGATGATATGTTTCTTTCTCTTTTGCGATTATCTATCTCGGTTCTAAGTTTATTTAAATCTGGTTTTGCCATTTTATAAAATTTTATATTTTTTTATAAATACTCTATTATTTGAAAAAAGTCTTCTTAACAATAGGATTATTTTCATTTTCTTTAAATATTGACGGATTTTGTGGAGTTTGCTTTTCGGCAAGACCTTTTACCATTTTATCTTTTTGGTTTTTTGCAAACTGATCTTGTGCTGTTTTATTCACAGGTGTTTTCATAACAAGCCTATTATATAAATTACTTAAATCATCCACATATGCATTTTGTGGAAAATTAAGTTTAGTTCTTACATCCTGTAAATTAAAATTGTTTTTATTATCAATTGCAACAAAAAAATCCGTGATGGGTTTTTTCATAACTCTTTTGGCAATATCATTTAATCCAAGAACATCTGCTTTTGTAATTTGTCGGTTATTTTTATCTGCGTTTTTATATTTGTCCCATCTCGGCAATTTTTGTCTTGTTGTTGGTATACCGCCCACAGGTATTTTACCGCCAGATGTAACAGATGCAATTATACCACCTGTCATATCTTTATCATTTTCTTTATATCCTGTTGGTATTTCAACATTTCCTTGAGCATCAATAAATCTTTTACCTGTTGGTATTGCAGAAGTTATATTGTTAACAAGAAACAATCGCCAACCCGGTTTTGTCAATCCATCCGTATCTACTTCATGTTCATGATGTAATCTATTTCTTGGAGAATCTGATCTAAGGCTATCACTTCTACCTTTGTCCTGCCATGCTCTAAGTGCTAAATTACCGCTTGTGTTTACGCCTAATACAAAAGGTCTTATTGTTCGATAGCCAGTTTCAATCGTATTTTCCCCTTTATAATAAATATAAAGAAATTTATGTTGATTAATGGCATCGACAATAACCTTATCACTAACGCCTTCTGTTAATAATTGACGGAAATGCTTGACGTTATTAAATAGTATTTCTAACTCATTAATCATTATGCTGTAGTTGCAGTATATTGAGTACCCTGCTGATATATATTTTTTGTAAGTTCACAAGTTCTGTCCTTAATATCATCACAACTACCAATACTACCGTTCAATTCACCTTTGCCTTGTACGTCACCATCAGATAATGCATCTGGGTTGCCAGTATTATATTGATCATTACATGTGTAACGATTTTTTGCAATGCTACAAGTTTCAAATTGTAAACTAACTCCTTCTAATTTGCTCATTTTTTTATTTTTTATTTATTCAATTATTTACTATAAATACAATTTAATCATATTTTGTGAAAACTAAATTTATATATTCAATCAGGTTTGGCACAATATCCAAGAAATTCATTTCATCAACATCATACCAACCATAATTTGTATTTTCTTCATTTAGTTTTATATCGGTTGGGTCACCATCATATCGACAAACAAATATATGTTCAATACTATCTGGATTTCTTTGAATACTAAATGATTTAATAAATTTTTTTATTTCCAATCCTGTTTCTTCTGTTATTTCTCTTTCAATTGCTTGTTTAGGTGTTTCATTTTTCTCAATCCCACCACCAACCAATCCCCATTTTGAAGGCATCCAAAGTACTTTATTCCCTCTTTTAAGTAACAATATTTTATTATCATTGTCAACAATAACAGCAACTGCATTCTTTTTCAATTCTTTTTTATCTTCATTTAATTGTGGTGTCTGTGCTGGCTTTGTTCCTAACATCGGGTCAACATTATACATTTGTTTTACTTTTTTCGATTGTTCAACACCTACCCTGTCGCTTGCTAAAGTTCTTTCAATAAATTGTTTCATTGCATTTCCGCCAGCAAGAACATATTGCATTTTATCTCCAGTCTGCGAATTAAAATAATCAAAAAAATTCTTCAATCTTTTCATTGCTTGATAAGTTAATGCGCCATTTCTAATTATGAATTTAGCTCGTTTTGTACCACTATTGTTCGGATTGGATATAAGTGCTGCTTGAATACTATTTAACACATCTGGGGGCACAGAATACGTCTTATCATATAATTCTTGGTTTGCCATTACTTCTTTTATTTTCTTTAATCTAAAATTTCATTTCAAATTTCATGTTACCACAATCATGTATAGATAAATACTCTCTTTCTGCCATAATTTGATGTTCAGTTTTATTTAAATCATAACCTTCTTTAACTAATTTATCTTTTCTAAAGTTAAAGCGATGATATCTGATTAATTCATTTTGTTTAAAATACCAATAATTAGGTCTGCTGTTACCAATAAACTTAAATCCTAATTTTTCATACAGGTTACCATTTGAATATCTACGATCTGCGAAAGTTAAAATAAATTTTGGTTGATAGTTCTTTATAAAATAACTCAATAATTTACTTGCTCCACCAATAACGCTTGTATTGAGCTTATTACAAAATCTTAACATTTCATATTCTTCATCTGTTGGTTGTTTATTGCCCATACTAATTCTTTTTTTACCGAAAGTCATTATTGAAACTAGTTCGTTATTATAAAATAAACCCAGTTTAATTTTACTTCCAACAAATCCTTGTATATGATTAGTTTTTAAAAAATCAGAACTTAATATGTTATCAATTTCTTTAATGATGCATTTTCTTCCAAATATTTTATTTTCAATTAGATTTAACTTAGACTTAATAATACTTTTTACAATTTCTTTTTTATAAATCCATTCATCTTCAAAAATATGTAATAGTTGAATTCCCTGTTTTTCACATTCTTCAGTTTTATTTAAATGATAATTTTTATCTTTTGCAATATCGTTATGCCAATATAAACCATCAAGTTCAATACCTAATTTATATTCAGGTATATAGATGTCGATTTCTTGTGGATTAATTATTTTTTTAGAATTTTTTATGTTATTAATTATTAATTCGTCAATAAAATTTTTTAATTCTTTTTCTTTTATTGAAATATTATCATTTATGGGATAACATTTAGTACAAAAATTTATTTGTTTATATGTGATAAATCGACTATATAAATTTTGTTTTGTAATTTCAAATGAATCGTGTTTTTCACAATATTTTTTAACTGTAATTATATTGTCATTGACGCTTATATCATTTACATTACATTTTAATAATTCCGATATTTTTTTTAAATATTTTTCATTGTTTGACACTTTAGAAAGTTTTCTAAATTCAGATGATTGAAAATTATATTCAAAACCACAATTTTTTAAACTTGTTTGTTTCTTTTTTTCTTTAATTTCTTCACATTGTGAATTATGTTCAACACCAAATTTCTTTAAATTTGTAATCTTTATTTTCTTTTTAGTATCTTCGCACAATAAATTTGTTGTCGTGCCAAATCTTTCAAGATTTGTTTGTTTCCTTTTTTCTTTTACCTCTGCTAATTGTGATTGATGTTCAACTCCGTGTTTTTCAAAAAACAATGCTTTTCGTTTTTTTTGCACTTCTGGAGATTGTAAAGGATTTTCAACGCCATATTTTGCTAAAAACGATTGTTTTATTTTTAATTTTAATTCAGTATCTTCATATCTGCATTTACTCGAACAATATATGGCATATCCCTTGTTAAATTTATAAAATTTAACACTATTTCCACATTTACATGTGGGCAATAAAATTAAATTATTAACATAATTATATAGTTTTTGCCCCCAATGAATATCTCCAAAATTTTGATTGAATTTTATAATGTTATTATATTCATTAGGAAATTTATTTCTTATTTGAGATATTCCTTTATAGCCACCATTAAGAAATTTTGAAAAATCACTTTTCATTTTTATACAAAGATATAAATTTTATGTAGATTTGCAATAAACTTTTTAAATTTTTATTTTCTTTCTAACAAGTTTGCGAGCTTATCTTTATCCTGTTGATCTAATTTACTTATAAGACCAGCAATCTTTTCAAGTTTTTTGTCTTTTATATCATTATCTTCAGCTTTTTGAGATATTTCATCTTCATCCCTTTTGTCTACAAGTTTATCTTCGGCTACATTATCTTCGGCAATTTTTTCTTCATTTATAGAATCAACTTCATCAATTGGTTCTTTAAATGCTTTTTCAAAATGTGGTTCAACGGCTTTGATGATTTTTCTTGCCCATGCAATATCTTCTTTTTCACACTGTTCTGAATGTTCTTCGCCTGCTGAATGTTTTCTATAATCAGACTTTAGGAGATTAGGATTTTTATAATAATATTGTAAAGTATCTATGTGCTTATCGTGCATGAGTTGTGCTAAATCTTTTAATAATTCTTTTTGACTCTGATCTTCTTTACCTTCGAAGAAAGGAAGTAAAGTGAACCCAAATCTTCCTAACATGTCGTATCTGAATGGTTGTTGACCAATTTTTGAGTTATAGTCTGTAGTATTGTTTGCTCCTGATTCTAAATCAGCACCGGTTGAAGGTACGTCATTCTTTCCAATCAGTTCACCATTTGAATCGATAATTTCAAATAATTGTATTTTTTTTATTTTCATGAGTACATATTTTTCTTATAAATACTATTAAAAGTTTATAATGTACCATCATCGCTGTCAATATCAAAAAGTTTCGCTATCAATATCAAAACCTAAATATTCATTAGCTTCTTCTTCCTCTATACCTTCCATTTGCCTAATATACAAATCAAGATCATCAAGAGCTACATCATCGGTTTTTAAAAATTTCTCCATTGTAATATTTTCAGCAATCTTAAAGCGTTTTTTAAATCGTTTAAAATATTTTGTTCTTTTATTTTTTAAAATTTCTAAATTTTTCTTTTCTTCGTTTTTTTCTACTTGTTCCAACTCAGTTTCTTTAAGTTTTTTTGCTTTTTCCTCTTCTTTCTTATCAAATTCTAATTCGAGTTCGCCTTTAGGAATAACAACATTTTCTTTGATTATTTCAATAAAAACACCATTAAATGCGCCAACATTATATTCACCACCATTTTTAATTAAAATTAGATCGCCCTTTTCATGTTCATCATTTATTGATTTAATTTTTGATTTATTACTTGCAGTCATTAATCCGTTTAAATATTTTAAAGCATTATCATATATTTCATAATAAATTTTATTATCATCAAACATTTTAAATCCATTCCATATTTTTCTTGGGTCATATCCTGTTTTATTCCAAAAATTAACTTCCAATTCTTCCAAATACATTGATTCATCAAAGTCATTAAGATCAAAATTTTTTAATTCCAAATTTAATAATGTAGAATCTGCTTGTTCAAATTTTATTTCTTTAACAGTTTTAGTTTTAGTTTTAACCTTTTTAGTTTTAACTAATTCATCAACAACTGGTTCATCAACATTTACTTTAGTTTTAGCAGTTACTATTTTAGAGAGAAAATTTTTAGCGGTTTCTGGTTCAAATCCAACTAAAAGTACTTTAACTCTTTTATTAAAAGCATCTAAATATCTTTCCACATTATATTGACCTGTCATATTTGGATTTTCTTGTAAATCTTCAGTACTGATTAATGTTGCACAAAACCTTTCTTCGCCTGTTTCTTTATTAACAACAATTTTTCTTGAATTACCTTCCGATTTTTTAGTACCTGTATTCACATAATAAACAACGCTATCCAATTCAGGTTCTGATGGCATATAATTAGTAACCAATTTCATTTTTTCATCAATTGATAAATTTTCTTTAGATTTGCCATGTCCTAATGTTGTTTTATATTTTTCAAATAATTCTTCAGCAATCTTATTTCTTTTTTCAATCAATAATTCCATATGTGCTTGCATTCCTTTTTCTCTACCATTTTTATCTTTTCCTCTTTTTTTATAAGTATCTATACTATTTTTTATTTTACTCTTACTTGCAATTTTCTTCAGTGGAATTCGTTGATGATAAAGATTTTTTGCATATTCATTATAGTAGGTAAGAAACTCATTACCTTTACCATGAAGAATTAAATTTAATCCTGTATCAATGAAATCTTCAATGTATTCTGGTATTATTTTAGATTTAATTGTATTACCAGTTAATTTGATTTTTTCTTTCATTTCATCAGTTTTCTTATCTTTAACCAGTGATAATGTTGCATAATTGATTCTTGAAAGATTAAAACATGCAAGTGCCTCTCCATCATTATCGACCGACATATAATTTCCCTTACCAACTGATTCATTTTTATCAGTCATTTCCTCCTTATTGTATTTCTCAATTAAAGCATTAATACCAGTTTTACCACCATATTGCCACATTTCTTCAATTAATCCCTCAATTGTTCCCTCAATTGTTCCCTCATCGGTTATTCTAATGTTTGTTTTTTCAGGATATTGAAAATTTATACCATCAGTTACTGCAAGTAATGCAATACAATTAAATTTGCTAAACCAATAAATTGCATGTCTTAAATGTAATCTGGCTGTACATGTGATACGTGCTGCACAAATATTATCTGACCAGTTAAATGAAACGTTCGAACCAAATGCGCCATATTGTGAGTTATTTAAAATTTTAATAGGTAATTGTTTAATTTTGAACATTGCAATATCTGCAGGAGTAAATTCTTTATTAATGAATTTATGATGCATTTCAGGGTCGATTTGTTTAAATAATTCAATTTCTTCAGAATTTAATTCAGTACTGTTTGCTAATTTTTTATAAATATTACGAGTTGTTGTAAGATACAACAACATCATTTTCATAGCACCAGTAATATCAAATATTGGAAATACATCTTCAGTTAATTGTATTGCAGGATAAAGACCTGCATAATCAATTTTTACAATTCTTTTTGAAAATCCTGATTTATAACATCTTGCCAATCCACCTGAATACCTTTCATATTTATCTGGATATGGAATTGCTAAGTTATTCTCATAACTCCATGCTGTCATAAGTAAGTTCCAAATTCCTGCTGTACCCATTGTACAAATTCTATGATATGTTGTAGGAACAATTTTAGCCAACATAAATGATGATTGATTGTATAATTCATCAACCTGTTCGGTTTCCCATAAGTCATCAAGAAGATATTGTTTTACAAGATTTTTCCCCTCAATAAATGTTGTTAATTTTTTTGGAAGTGCTTCTTTTCTGAACCATTTAACAAAGTCTGGAGCTTCTTTAAGAATATTAGTTTTTTTTATATTATGTTCTTCTTTAGATAATATTACTTTTTCTATTTGTAAATTATAAAGTTTTTTTGTAATTTCCTGATACATTTCAGGTATTTGCAAATAATTATTATTTTCATCAATAACAAATATTTTATTATCTGAATAAAATTTACCAATAGAATTGTCTTCTCCTTTAATATATGTTCTGTTTGGTTTTGCTATTTTTTCAAATTTTGCAATATATTTTAAACCATTTGCTTTTATTTCACTATTAACTGCTGCAGTTCTTTTTACAGCATGTATTATATCAATAATTGAAATTCCCCACATTTCAGTAGCGGTATATTTATCAGGGGTATTCCCATATTTAACAGGTGTATTTGGTTTTCTTTTTAATTGAATACCTTCTTTGAATCCTGTTGGAATTTTAGACATATCCATTTTTAGTATTTTAGCTCTACCTAAAATGAATTCAAAGTCAAACATTTCAGAGTTAAATCCCGATACAATTGCAGGTTTTAATTGAATAATTAAATTAAAAAATTTCTGTATTAACTTTATTTCTGATTCATCATCATTCAATTTTTCAACTTCAAGTATAGTTTCAAAACCTCTATTATCTCTAACACCAATAGCAAACATTCTTGCAATTTGATATCTTAAACCGAAAGTTTCAATATCAAATGTAAGTCTATGAACATTTTTATATTCTTCAAATCCCTTATATAATCTTGCTTGTCTTGAAATAAAGAATTGTTCAGTTGTTTTTACAGAATAAAAAAGACTACGTTGTGGATAAACTAAATCACCTTTTTTATTTCTAACAAAATTACCATTTTTATCTTTTTCTTTTTCGAAAGGATTAGTACCACCTTCTGTAAAATAATTTAAAATATCATTATATGATCTGGAACTTGTCACCTTATAACAATACCCATCCACTAATCTCTTTTCATTACCAGTTTTTAATTTGGTAATTGTAATTCCATGTTTTATTTTTTGACTATTAATATATTCTTTATCTTTACCTTTATATAATTCACGATCAAATTTTGATAAGTCTTTCATATACATGAAATTTTCATATTTTATATGTTCAATTCTTGGCTCTTGATTTGGTTCATGTATAATACATTCAGCAAAATTATTATCAACATTTGTTTCAACATTTACAAGATACTTTAAATCACTATTATAACCTTCTAAAAAACTTTTAATTTCACCTAAAACTTTTACTTTATCCATTAATTCTGAATTATTGTATACGTTAACTCTTTCGTTTTTTTGTTGTATTCATATTTTCTATTTCCAATAATAAACATACAACTTTTCATTATGTTTGTGGCATCAACTGGAAAATAACCGCATAACCATAAGGCACTTATTGCATTTTTTCCAATGAGTTTATAATAACCTTCATTTTTTATTATTTCAAAATCCAAATATACCACTTCATTAGGATTATTCAAAATGTTTTGTAAAAAATATTTAAATGCACTATTAATATCTCTTTTTGTTTGTTTATTCGAAATATCAATGTCCAATAACATTGAATTAAGCAAATAGTCACGAAACGGATTACCACCCCAACTATATAGGTTTGCCATTATAATTATTTTTTATAAAATTATTAATCTTATTACAAACCAGATTTATTTGATTATCAACATCTTTCAAAAATTCTTTTTGATTAATTCTTATAATCTGACAATTAAAATTTTCTTTGAGGAAAGATTCACGTTTTACATCACTTTCTTTTTGTTTATTATTTTCATGTTGTTTTTCGTCCCATTCGATACATATATTATATTCTGAAATATAACCATCTACATAATATCTAACAAATTTTTTTTCACCACCGTTTAGCGCATGCTGAATAGGGAGGTTGAGTTTTTCTGAAAGCATATCTAAATAAATAATTGAATTGATATTATATTTAGGTATTTGGTTAACCCACACTTCCCCATATTTTTCAATCATGCTTTCTTGAATTTTTTCTTTAATATTTTCATTTTGACTAATATATTCAACACCGTATCTTAACATTACAGTATTTTTTCTTTTATCTTTAAATTCTTTAAATTGGGAGGGATTTTCACAACCGTATCTCAGCATAGTCGTTTCTTTTGTTTTTTTTCTAACTTTTTCATTTTGTTGCGGACTTTCAGTACCATATTTATTTAAATTAGTTTTAACTGTTTTCTTTTTAATTTCCGCATTTTGTGAAGCATACTCTGTACCAAATATTATTAAATTTTTTTGTCGAACCCTTTCTTTAATTTCTTTGCTTTGACTCGCATTTTCAACACCATATCTTTCAATATTGGTTTTTTTAATTTTTTCTTTAATTTTTTCATTTTGGATTACATTTTCAACGCCATACCTCTCAATATTAATTTCTTTAACTCTTTTTTTAATAATTTCATTTTGTAATGGACAGTCAACACCATATTTTCTTATGTTGGTTTCCTTAGTTCTTTTTTTAATCTCATTATTTTGAGTGGGATGTTCAACACCATATTTTTTTAAATTATTTTCCTGATATTTATATATTGAACACTTGCGTGAACAACCATAAAAATTCCAACCACTAATATTTTTAACATAACTTTGATATTTAACATATCTTTCAGTACCACAAATATCACACTTCACATGGATTTTAATATTACTGCCCCTTTTTAAATCTGAAATTTTAACAAATATAAAATCATTATTTTTTGTAAATAAATATCCCTTTTCAGATAAATGCTTTATATTATTACCATTCCAACGTATTTTAACAAATTCATCTAATATCATTTATGTAATTTATTTTTATATTTTTCTTTTATTTTTTCAATTACTTCACCTAATACAGATTCTTCAACATTTGATTTATAGTCTTCATTATCAAGTACTTTAACTATTTCTTTTCGCTTTTTTTCAATGGCGGAAAATACATGACCATCTATTGTATTATCATCATATATTAAGGGATAAATACTTACCGGATTTCGTTGCGAGATTCGATGTATACGACTCGCAAGTTGTTCATAGTCGCCAACAGAATAGGGTAATGTCATAATAAACATTTTTGACGCTGCTGTAAGGGTTAATCCGAAATTAGCAGTTTGTATGCTGCCAATAAAAACTTTCATTTCACTATTAGGGTCTTGAAATTGTTTTACGATTTCAGCACGTTCTTCAGGAGTTTGGTCGCCAGTGTGAAGACCACCAACATTACCAAGTTTTTCTTTTAATTTATATAAACTATCTTTAAAAAAATCTACTATCACAACTTTTTCTCCTGTTTCTAATATTGTATCAACCAATTCCAACACATGTTTAATTTTTAATGATGATAAAAACTGACGAAGACGAATCATAGTAGTAAGCGGATTATGCGTGGGATGTTCTATAAATTCGTTAACTACACCCAATTCTATTTTTTCATATGTTTCATATTCTTTATCGTCCATATCCAATATTAGTCTTTGATATGTTATTTCTGGAAGATTTAATACTTCAAATTTCCTTTTTCGATGCGCAAACGGTTCTATTTTATGATAAAGTTCTTCAAGTTTGGCTTCACCACTATCTTTTATATAACCCCAACCACTATTATAATCGTAGACTAATCCACAAAAATATTCCAGAAAATATTTCTTAGTTGCAAAATCTGTTGGAGATATCTGATTCATAACACTATAAAGTTCCTGTGAAGAATTGGGACATGGAATTCCAGAAAGAAAAATTTTACTGATTTTTTCGTTTTTAAATATATTTTTTTTAAATACCGATTTAAAATTTTTATAAGTGTTGCTTTTTGTATTTTTAATTTTTACGGATTCATCACAAATAACGCAGTCAATTTTATCAAATTTTAGTTTGTTCCATTTTGCTTGAAATTTTTCTTTACTGCCCGAATTAAAAAAATCATAATTAATGACAACATATTTTGCATTCTCAACAGAACAAGTATTTTTTTTCCAATTTATAATATGCGCATTACTTCTGGTGAATTTTTGAATCTCATAAAAGAAGTTGAACATTAATGATTTAGGAGTAACGACAATAACCTTTTCAAAATTATTCATTTCAACATAAAGGATACTCGAAAGTGTTTTACCAAGTCCCATATCGTGAGAAATTAACGTATTACGAGTGGCATTCATAAATAATGCTGCAGTAATTTGATGTGGATAAAGTTTTATGTCTTTGTTTAATAAAGCATGGCATTGCTCGCTATATTTCTCATAAGTTTCCTCTAACTCCAGTTTATATTGTACCCACTGCTCTTTTTTAATATTAAGATCGGCAATGAACTTACGTTTTTCTTCTTCAGCAATTTCAATTTTTTTAATTTGTTGAATAAATACTTTTCTACTGTCTTCATTGCCAAAATCAAAATGAATTTTATTCGAACCTCTATATTTCTTAATAAGAGACAATAATGAAGGCGTTGTAACTTCCCATACCATCATAACTGAATTCCATTTACGAGTCTCTTGAGGTAATTCTTTTATGCGCTGAATTAATTGGTCGTTTATTGAAAACCTTAAATAATATGCCAGTCTTCTGGGAATTCTTTCTACATATACTATAAAAACAGGCAATTCCATTAAATATCTTAATTAAATTATTGCAAAGATAGTTAAATTTTTTTGATTGTCAAGGTTTAAATTACATCTGTTTTAGTAATTGAGTCTGATATAATAACATTAATCTGTCCTTCAACTGGTAATTTAATTTTACCACAACCGATTTGCTCACCTAAAAAGTCTATAACCAGCTCCATTTTATATCTTCCTGCTTTTTTTGTATCTCTTAATTTGAACTTATAAACTAAAGTATATTTTTCGTCATATGGCTTGCCAAGTCTGTCATAATTAATAACAAGACTGGCTGGCACATTTGCAATGCGATATAAACCTGTTTCTGCATCTATCATAGATGCTGTGATTGCACAATTTTCAAGCATATCATCTGTAATGTTATATTTTTCTCTCACCTGTTGAATTAAGGGATATTTTAATTCAGGTAACGTACTGTCTTTTTTTATAAAGAAATTGTTAATATCAAATGTTGAGTAATTCATAATTATATGGTTTATTTTTCTTTACTATTTACTTTTTTTTAATGTTATTGATTTTTTTTCTTTTGCTTTTACTTCTTTAATTGCTTCACGAATATGTTTTTGACTAAAATAAAGCATACAACCGATAAGAATTATCATACCAATATATAGTGGAAGATATTTAATCTCAAAATTATCAAATAAATTTTTCATAATTATGTAGTTTGTTAATAAATACTAATAAAAATTCCTTTTCATCAATTCTTATAATATAATAGTCAAATTTTTCTTATTCAATTATTTTTGACCCAGTTAAAATACAATTAATAACATCTGAGTTTGTGGCTCCGATAATATGTACAGCAACGGGAGACCCTGAATGAGAATTGGTAATATGTAAATCCGCTGCCCCTGCCTGATTAACCCTTCCGTCTATATTAACATTATCAGTATGATCAAATCTTATTAAATCCCCTGCAATATTACCAGAAATTGTTAGTCCTGATATTGTAGGATAAATAATTACTGATGCATAACTGCTTAGACCTTCATATCCTGATTCGTAAAGAATTACTGATTCTGTTTCAATAGTATTTTCGATGACCTTATATAGAATATTCCCAATAGCATTTCCTTCATTTATGAAATCAATAGCGTCATATAATGTAGTGAAATCACCGGTGTCTGTACCAATTGTATTTATAGCATCATACTGTGATCCCTCAACAATATTTGAATACCCAGACTCAAGAGTTCCACTAAAAGCAGAAATTTTAACATATCTATATCCTAATGAAAAATCGGGAGGAAATAGATTTGTCAAAGAAAATCCCGTAGCATCTCCAGATAATGGAGAAATATCTATAAATTCAAACCATTCTTCACCATCAGGTGAAATATATACTCTTATTCCTTCACAATTAGGTGAATTATTAGTAAAAGTAAAATTATCTACCGTTGCTTCTGTAGTTGAAGGAATACCAGTCAACCCTGATGGAGCAATTGGTATTACATACGTTGTTCCAGACACACTATTAGTATAATTAGAATATGTACTACTGCCTTTATATGCCCTAACACGATAATAATAGAGAGTAGAAGGATTTAATGATGTACCCGTATATGTATTAGAATTTGCTGGAATTGAATCTATAACTGAATAGTGAGAATCATCATTAACACTTCTTTCTATTTTATATCCTTGTTCATTAGTTACATTATCCGTCCATGAAAGATCTATTTCTGTTGGCGAAATTACAGATATAATTAATGATGCTGGATCACCACTCATTGCAGGAGGACCTCCCCAGTTTATAGGTATATCATAATAATTAGATAAGCTAGTATCGTAAGAAAAACAAAAAGTTCCTGTTGCACCTGAGTGCGTATTCCATAAATCTGGAGCTAGACCAGTTAAAGCATAACACTGTGAAAAACATTCATAAAATGTTGTTACGCTTTGGCAATGATCAAATAATCCTGCAGGGATTGAAGTTAAAGACCTGCAGGATAGAAAAGCATCGTAAAAATTATATACATTAAGATTATATTTAAATAAATCAACTGGAATAGTACTTATATTAATACAACCCTCAAATACGTAGGAAAAATCATCTACGAGAGGGCAATGATCAAATAATCCAGTCGGTATCGAGGTTAGGTTCATACATTCTCGAAAAACATATGACATATCTGTTACTATGGGGCAATGATCAAATAAACCCGCAGGTATTGATGATATTGCAGTTGCCTCAAACAGATGTCTGAATGTGAAAACATCGGGGCAATGATCAAATAATCCTGCAGGGATTGAAGTTAAAGAATTGCATCCTTCAAAGGTATAGTGAAAGTTAGCAGCCATAACACAATGATCAAATAATCCTGCAGGAATTGATATTAAATTACCACACGAGTAAAACGTCCTTTCAAAATCCCACGCCCACACACAATGATCAAATAATCCCAACGGAAGTGACGTTAAAGAATTACATCCCTGAAATGAACCCCACGTATCGCCTCCGCCAAAAGTTTGTACTAAAGAAAAACTACCTAATATATCAGGGGGTATTGATGTCATAAATTGACATCCCCAAAAACTAACAACTTTAATTCCAATCATACCCCAAGATAATACCTTGGTAATAAGTAATCTGATAGAAGTATAATTAGTATAAAATGTTTCACACGTCCCAAATATTTTAACTAAATAGGTCCCTATTGTAGAATAAATATGAGTACAGTTAGTGTCATTATATGAAACTACTTTTTTTAATCCTGAATTATCGCCATAATCAACAGTATAGTTATGAACATAATTATAACCAGCACCATCATCATGTAAATGTGGTAATGTTATAGATTGATTAGCAGTTGTTGTTGTCAATTGCAAAATAAATGATGGAGAATGACTCGAAATAAAAAGACCTGATATTTTTATAGATTTTATTTTCATATTAATTTTTAATATTTATTAAATGATGCTAACATAAATACTTACATGTTTATTAGAAACAAATATTAATATTATTATCGATATGTTATAAAAAAGACGAAAATAAATTCGTCTTTTAAATTATTACATATTTAAATTTAATTAATAGACATAATTATAAAATTTTCATCATAATCATATATAATTGATTAATCAATTAAGAATATTAAATTTTTATATAATGTTTACCAAGAAAAATTATTTTTCCTGTTTAGACTCTAACTTGTTTTCATTATTATTTTCATCTGGTTTATTCTTTTCCTCTTGTACTTCTGTCTTTTTCTGAAAGAATAAAAATGTCATTGCTGTTCCTGCTACCGAACCATAAAGAACACCTATTGCAGTAGCTATCTTCATAAGATCAATCTCAGGTTTAAAAACTCCTATAACAATGAATATTAACGCCATCAGAAGCCCGCAAACTATCATTATATCAGCGATCAATCTACTGTTAGATTGATTGCCTTGCCCGTCTTGTAAAAAACTATTATCCATAATATTATATTTTATATAAATACTTATATTTTATGAAAATTTTACTTTCAAAAATTAATTATCATCAAAAGCAACGATATATGTACCCGGTTTTAAATTAAAAGAAATTTCTACAATTGAAAGATATTTTCCTATATTTTTCATTAAAACAATTTTGCCAGAGATATCATACATTCTTATTACTGGAGGTAATGCACCTTCTTCAACAGAAGCTGTAAAGTGATCATGCATGGGATTAGGATAAATTTTTATACCATTAGAAGTATTTCTTTGCATTGAAATACTAATAAAAACAAAAAATAATATTATTAATATTTTTTTCACTGAATTATAATATTATTAGTGAACTATAATTATTATTACTGAACTATAACTATTATTTTTGTGCCAGAATACACTGGTTTACCGCCTGAAAATATTACATGAATTGAGGTGACAGTAGCAGTGGTAAATTGTAATTCATTCCCATAAGCCGTGCCAATACTATTTGTTGCATAAGCTCTTACATGATAAGTAGTATTTGTTGTTAATCCAGTTATTGAACTTGTGAATGAACCTGTGCCCGTGCCATCGGATGTATTATTATTTGCTATTGTCGGATTTGCAGAGGTGTTCCAACATACTCCTCTTGAGGTCACGCTTGCGCCTCCATCAGAGGTCAGATTACCTCCGCTAGACGCTGTAGTTTGAGTAATATTAAAAATTGCAGTAGTTGTTATTGTTGGTATAGCAGAATTAGTCAGTGTTGTAAATTGCACATCTGCCCCGTAAGCAGTACCTGCGCTGTTTGTAGCATAAGCCTTCAAATAATATGTGGTATTAGGAGCTAAAACAATGCCTGTAGTTGCCACAAATGGATTAGTAACTTCATACGGATAAGTATATACATTGGAAATTCCACCATAAGGTGCATCGGGCAAATCATCAATTGTTGATCCAATAACATTACTCCATATAATTCCAGCATAAGTTACTGTTGCCCCGCCATCATTAATTATTGTGCCTCCACTCTGAGCATTTGTATTTGTTATATTTGTAATAACTGTAGTTGTAACTGTTGGAAAAGTAGGACTTCCTGCTGGAGTAACCGTCCCTGCCCCAACAAGAACCAATGAAGAATAAGATGGCAGTGTTATTGTTCCAGAATATGCTGTATTTGCAATATCAACCATTTCAGCAGATAAAGTATAATTGACACCTGATTTTGTTGCATTATAAATGAAGTGAATATTATTCATACTTGATGTTGAAACGGATGAGAATGTAGAACCTGTCTCTCCTGATCTTGAAAGCCAATAGGCATAAGTCCTGTAATTATGTCCTGCTGTTGGTTCGGAAGTATAAAAATCCTGATCCACCCCATCATCAACAGGTCTCCCGTATATATTACCGGAAGCCGTTGTAAGTCCAAATGAAGGAATATCATCAGTGTTACTATAAGCAGCTATTAACATCTGTCCGGCACGTTGAGCAATAATCTTATTATTACTTAAACTAAGATTTCTTATTGGATTATCGGACTGATCTTCCAGATATTGAACATCCATATAGTTACTATATAGTAGATTATTTGATACTGACATGTCATGTGAATTATGCAGCTTAATACCAGACCCATGTACTGTATTCACGCATGTATTCCCTGTGAGTGTTATCCCTGTATTTGGATAATCACAATAAATAGCTTCAGCCGTTGTCCAGAATGACGTTGCCCATGTTCCGGATATGCCTTCCATGCTGCCTTGCGTATTTATGCAGATATTATTTGATATGACTCGTCCCGTACTATTCCCATTCACATAAATACAACCAGAATCAAAAGCCCTACTGACACAATCATCAAATAAATTTTTATCAACTACATTATAAGCACCTCCCTGTATATATGCACCAACACTGCCAATATGTCTGAAAATATTATATTGAATCAAAGCGTGTGTACCAGTGGTAATATTAGATGCCATCCCACGTGAATACCATCCACCTGTCATACTATAAATCAAACCTATATTTTCAATGATACTATTTGTTAAAGTAAGATAATTATAAGCCTGACCAAGAATTGCAGTACCATTAATATCATGAATCCAACAATTATCATAAGTTGCATAATCACCCGGAAATGTTCCACCAGCTCCTATAAATCCTATCTCACAGTTAGTAACAGAAACATAACTTGATCCTCCCAGTTGTACGGCTGATTTATTATAATATGTATGATCTCCATTATATCCTAAGAAACTTATATTATCAATAGTAATATAAGATTGTGCGCAAACTACTGCATTATCCAATGTCGCTACATTAACAATTTTTGTCGTGGGATCAACCGCACCAAAATACATATAAAAAGTAGTGCCGTCATGAAACCATTCTCCTAATTGCGGAGCAACACCATTAACTGTGCCAAGTGTCAAAAGTGAATTATCTATGAAATATCCCCACCCAGCATAACTATTTCCTCCACACCAACTATCATCTCCACCCTGTTGAGTATAATTAATTTGGTGTGTTGGCTGACTGGTAATTGTACCATGATTCCATCTATAACCTTCTGTTTTCAGAAATATATTTGCACCTGTCCAGTTAGGAGAAGCGGGTAAACTATTATCTGTAATATAACCCATGCCTACAGTAGTATTAGTCAACCAGTTTCCTTCTTTCGGGTATCTGCCTTTCCCTGTATTAACACCATTCACAGTAACCATGTTAGTCGGTACAGATGTGCAAGTAACTGCTTTGGAATATATACCACCTCCATTATTCGACCAACCTGATATAGTCGTGAATCCTGTTATTATCGGTTTTGCACCTGAGCCATAAGCACCAAAGGTAATACGACTTCCTGATGTTCCAGATTGTGAAATTGTCAGAGTGCCATACCACGAGTCACCACGATTGAATAGTATATTATCTCCTGCTGCAAGTGTTACAGTACCCGTCCACCCTGTCAGCCCCGGGCAATGCCCCCATGCAGTGCCTGTTGATGTGCCATTGGCATTATCATTACCCCCTGCTTTGACATAATATGTTGTTGCCTGAAGTGTCAGGGTGACTATCAAAAATGTTAATAAAATAAGTAGTCTTTTCATACTAATTTTTATTGATGTTCATAACATCCCATGTCCGGCAACCCGACTATTGGATTGCCTAAAATATCTACTTGTGGGATAGTTGCAATAACTGTTCCTGTATTCTTACAAGGTGAACCTGTCTGTAGGGTAAAATCTGATCCAGTCGTAGTAAATAATGGGTCGACATAGCCACTATGAGCATCCTGACTGCTTGCTGATTTCCATGCTGCAAAAGTAGTATAAGGTGCTCCTCCGTTGTATTGAGCATAAGCATATACAGCAGTACCTCCTGTAGATTTATATACTTGATTATAATCACTTGTCCAGAATCCAGTACTACTGATTTCCCAGTTGAAATAATAGCTATCTGAAGCTGTCGAAAAATAGAATATATTATTCTTCATTGTTATATTCGTGCCATGTACTGCAAAAAGTTGTGTAAGTATAACTGCAACCCCATTATTATAAACAGTGTTATTATAAAAATATACATGGCCTCCAATTGTATTCGCAAACATAATCGGTGCGTAGGCTCCTCCTGAGTTACCACAGTTAACAACTAGATTATAATAAATATTGAAAACATCACCCGTCCCAGAAGTACCAATTCCAATAGCTTGACTGGCTGTTGTGGTATTACAATCATGAACGTAATTGTATCTACAAGTCACCGTTGTACTACCTTTTGTATGGGGATCAAGAAATATACCCTCTGCATCATGACCACTTTCATTGTTTTGAATAACATCACCATTAGAATTAAATGTCTGATAAGCAGTTCCATCTGAATATTGTCCCGCTATAGCATAATCGTGTATAGAATAAGCAGAATAACAATTCTTAATTGTATTATAATCACTACCTACCCCTCCTGTTCCTTCACCACCAATTTGATTACCCCATGAGATAAACGTATTACCATTATACGTACCTGTACATCTCTGTATTGTAGAATAACTATATCCGTCATAAAGACCAATTCCGGCAAGTCTGTTACGATAAACATTGCAACTATCAATGAGCGAATATCCATCCACTTCTACACCTGAGCCTTCAAGTAATATCCCCTTACTTCCCGCCATTCTTACATCCAGATAAGAAATAGTAAGATATTTTTTTGTTGAATAAATACCATAATCCCTTGCCGATACTTCAGATGTCACCGTAGAAGGATCGGTAGCTGAACAAACATAGACACTATCAGGAGTACCTACCTTGATGAAATATTTACCTGAACTCAATGCCGCCACCGAAGTAGTCTGCGTGAAAAGTATCCCATTAATAACTACCATACACCTTGCAGGAGTAACATTAGGACAGACTATTCCCCAGATATTTGAATATTGATGATATTTATGACCCCATCCTGTCTTAATATCGGCGGCGTTAATCTTGGGCTTTGCCCCTGTTCCGTAAGCTGTAAAGGTAATCGGATTCGTTGCTGAACCATTTTGTGTTATAGTAAGTTGTTCTCTCCACTGATCCCCACGATTAAAATAAACTTTTGATCCGGGAACTAATGATGCCATTGCACTATTTATTTTTGCTATTGTCTGCCAAGGTGTTGCAGGTGTTAACCCATCTGCCCCATCCGAACCTGCATTAGCTATGTAATATGTAGGATAAGAGGGTGATGAAGCTGCTTGTAATGATATAATAGATGTCCTAAGTGCTGCTATGCTATCTTGCAAAGTATTTAACTGTGTCTGCACATAACCAGAAGGTGTCCTAATATCCTTTGCAACATAAACACTATCTCCAAAATACTGCTTTACCTTATATGGTTGCCATCCCGGAAATGTCCAAGCCTGACTGAATAGCGAAGAAGTGAAAACTAAAAAACAAAATAACATTAATATTTTTTTCATGACTATATATTTTAAAATGGATAACTTGTTCCTGTATTTTCTTTAACATATACTGAATCAACCCCTGAAGCGGACAAAGCCCTTCTCCATATCCCCAATTCGTCCAAAGTTCCTACTAACCCATAATTGTCACTAGCATCATCATTGGCAATAATAGCCTGAGCAGTTGAGACTTTCAGTGTGCCGGAAAATGTACCGGGTGAAGTTGAAACATCAACATCATTGATATAAAGTTTAAGTGCCTGACCATTACCGGGACAAACAGCGACTATGTGGTACCATTGACTGAGCCCTGTTATTGCTGCACTATTAACCTGATAAGTCACGTCTGATGTGTTATCAAATATCGCATAGATTTTATTATCATCTTTATTCCATAGAACTCTTGATGTTTCGCTTGTCCCTGCAATTTCATGAGTGAATAGCCATTCATTTCTTGTAACAGTGGATGGTAATGAAGTTGGATAAAACCAAAAAGAAATAGTCTCTTTATCTGTTATTGCAGAAAATGCTGCATAGGGTACTGTGGCATAGCCTGTATTATTATATGTGACTGCTTTGCCAATTTTTCCTGTCTGATTGACTGTACCTGCTCCAAGGGTAGCATTATGTGCTCCTGCCGTAGCATCTGCCAGATTTGTTCCTGATGTTTCATCAAACTTCCAATAGCCAACCAATTCATTTAAAAGAGTAGAGGGTGATGCTGAAGCTGCCGTACTATCAATAATAGCTACACGATGCCAATAACCACCAGAGAGATAATGTAGTTTATTATCAACAGAATTTATGTAAGCATTACCTGTTGCAGGATCAGACGAAAGTACAGGTATTAAATTCGAAGAAGAATTATTATCATAAGCTCTATCATTAAAAGGAATATAATACATAAGAGTGTCTGAACCTTTATATGAAATAGCTGTATGTGTTCCAGATAATGCAATAGAATCGGTTTTTAAAATAGTATGACTTGTTTTCTTACCAATCTCTATTCCATTTGGTGCAATAAGTTGTCCATAACTTATTGTTGTAAACATTATTAAAACCAAAAACGCAATTAATTTTTTTTTCATTTTATTATAAGTTTATTTAAAATTTTTATTCTAGTGTTTTATATTCATACAAAAAATTTTTATAAAAGGTTACAAAAAATCTCAATTATTTTTAATTAATTTCATGCAAATATATAAAAAGAAATTGAATAAACAAATAAATTTTTATTTTTTTATTTATAATATTATCCTAACACATATAATTTTGTTGTCCATACCGTTGCTATTCTTTTTTGAATAATGAAGTCTGTTCCTCCACTTATTGCAAATCTCCAACTGCCATCAGTGTCTTTATTGCCTAAATATAAATAATTACAAGTACCATTTACAATTTCAGTAGTACCACTTATTACTAATCTTTTAGTATCAAATTCACCATAAATTAATGGATTAACAGTACCTGAATTTGCAATATAAAGTCTACATCCATCGGTTTCGTTATAACCAGCACAATTACCTATATATATACTTGTACTACCAGTAACTTGTGAATACCCTGCTTGATAACCTATTGCAACATTATATGAACCATGAGTATTGCAATAAAGTGCATAATGACCATTAACAACATTAGCATTACCACAAGTATTATTCAGAAGTGCAGCAGTACCGTTTGCAATATTAGCATTACCACAAGTATTATTATAAAGTGCTTGAACACCATTTGCAATATTAGCATTACCACAAGTATTATTATAAAGTGCTTGAACACCATTTGCTATATTATCACAACCACAAATATTATTATAAAGTGCTTGAACACCATTTGCTATATTATCATTACCACCAGTATTAAAATAAAGTGCTTGAACACCATTTGCTATATTATCACAACCAATTATATTACAATAAAGTGTTTGAGAACCAATTGCAATATTATTAGTACCACCAGTATTAAAATAAAGTGCCTGATATCCCACAGCAACATTATCACAACCACAAATATTACCGCATAATGCTTGATGACCTATTGCAATAAGGCAATAACCACAAGTATTATTAAAAAGTGCATTAGAACCTATTCCAATATTATTACAAGACTCTCCATTACATCGAAGTGTATTAAAACCTATTGCAATATTATTAGAACCAATTATATTATACAAAAGTGCTTGAAAACCATTTGCAACATTGCCAACACCACTAATATTAAATTCAAGTGCACTATTACCAATTGCAACATTACAACCACCACAACAATTAGCTTCAAGTGCACCAGTACCTATTGCAACATTATATGAACCACAACTATTACAAGAAAGTGCATCAGGACCAATTGCAATATTACAACTACCACAAATATTACCTTGAAGTGCATTAGTACCAATTGCAATATTACTATAACCACAAATATTACTTTGAAGTGCTTTATAACCATTTGCAACATTGCCAAGACCACTAATATTACTTTGAAGTGCTTGAAAACCAATTGCAACATTGCCAAAACCACAAGTATTACTGTAAAGTGCTTGAAAACCAATACCAGTATTATCACAACCAGCAATATTAATATTCTTACCTGCACAAACACCAATAAATGTATTACATAAAGATGTGTTGCCACTTGCAACTGTTCCACAACCAACAACAGTTGAACCATTAGTTAAATTTGACCAACCAATACCACAAATATTAATTACATTTGCAGTACTGCTCATTGAAATACCACTTCCACCACTTAATGACTTAAATTTTAAGTTATTATTAGCAACTGTTGAATAAACAACACATCCACTACCTAAACTTGTAGCACCAGTAATTGCTAATGCTTTTGTAGCATAACAAGCAGCAAGTGAACCACCTAAACATAATGCATTTCCTGCAGTTGTTGCACATATTGCTGTACTACCAGTATTAAGATAATAAGCAGGTAATTTATTACCCAATTTTGCACTATCAACTGCACAAGCAGTAGCACCTAAAAAACATGATGGTGTGCAAGCTACTAATGTTGATGCATTACCAGCGCAAGTTGCACATAATGCAGTACTGCCAGTATTAAGATAATATGCTGGTAATCTATTATTTAATTTTGCTGAATCATTTGCACAAGTAATTGTAGTACCTGTATTAAGGTAATATGCAGGTAATTTACCACCTAAACATAATGAATTTTTAGCTGTACCACCAGATAAAAGATAACCTGCAGCTAATACTCCATTTAAACAACAAGAATCATTACTTTTTAGTGAAACTGCAGTGCCAGTTAAACCTGCACCACTACCAACAAAACAAGTAGTTGCACAAACAATAGGTGCGCAAATACAAGTTGTAAAATTAGGACTTGCTATTGGTGCATAATAACTTGCTAATTGTCCGTTTAAACAAGTACTATTTTTTGCAGTACCACCACTAAGTAAAAACGATGCTGGAACACAACCACAAAGGTTTTTAGCACCTATTGCACAAGTTGCACATATTGCAGTACTACCAGTATTGAGATAATATGCAGGTAAATGACCACCTAAACATTTCGAATCACAAGCACATGCGGTTACTCCCAAGAAACATGAAGGAGTACAACCAGCCACGGTACTTGCATTGCCAGCACAGGTTGAACATACAGCAGTACCACCACTAAGTAAAAATGATGTAGGTACACAGCCACAAAGATTTTTTGCTCCAACAGCACAAGTCGCACAACCAACAGTTAAACTGGCTGCAGTGCCTGTTAAACCAGCACCTGAACCAGCAAAACAAGTAGTTGCGCAATGTATTCCACCACATACAGCAGTTAAACCACAAACAGTTCCACCAGAAATTAATGGGCTTCTCACACATGAAGATGCGCACATAATTGTACCTGTAACACAAGTACCTGCAAGAATACACGTATTGCTACAAACAATAAAACCACATACACAACTAGAACCTAATATAATAGGACTGCAAACACATGATGTACCAATTGTAATTGAAGAACATAAGCAAGTGCTTGCACATATATTGCCAGTTACACCCAATTTTGTGCCATCAAATGTCATATTAACATTTGAATAAATTTTTGATGCGGACAAATAAGTGCCAACACCATTAACAGTTGAACCACTCCATAGAATTCCACCAGCAACAGGAGTACACCAAATACCACAACCAGTAGCATTTGACGTGAAAACACATCCTGCTCCAGCACCTGTTGTTAATTGAATAACTGGTGATTCAACACAACTTGAACCACTTATTATTGTTCCTTTAACTACACCTGTTGAACACATTACGGGAGTACATATACATGTTGTAAAATTAGGTGAAGCAAGTGATGCATAAGTATTAGCTAAATTACCGCCTAAACATAATGAATTTTTAGCTGTACCACCACTAAGAAGAAAACTTGCAGGTACACAACCACATAATGCTTTTGAATTAATTGCTGTTGTTGCACATATTGCTGTACTACCTGTATTAAGATAATATGCAGGTAAATGACTACCTAATTTCGATGAATTTACTGCTGTACCACCAGACAATAAAAATGAATTTGGTGTACAACCGACTAATGTTGAAGCGTTACCTGCACAAGTAGCACATAAAGCTGTTGAACCAGTATTAAGATAATATGCAGGTAATTTATTATTCAATTTAGCACTATCACAAGCACAAATAATAGTAGTGCCAGTATTAAGATAATAAGCTGGTAATTTATTACCTAATTTAGCACTGTCTACTGCACAAGAATTTGCACCTAAAAAACAACTTGGTATACAACCACATAATGCTTTAGAATTAACACTTGTTGCTCCAGTTGCAAGATATTTATTTGCAAGACAAACACCATTTTCAATAAATTTAACGCTTGTTGTATTACCACTAACAATTAAATCATCATCAATTATACTTATTCCATTAATAGTATTTGTAATATATGAACCATCGCTCCATTGTATTGAACTACCTGTTATTAATAGTATATTGCCATTTGTTAAATTTAAATTACCATTAGTTAAATTTAAATTATGTGTTGCTAAATTAATTGTAGTATCTCCAGTTAATGTACCACCTAATTTAACAACATTACCAACCTTTGTTAAACCATTAATTGCTATAGTAAGTCCGGTATTTGCAATACCACTATCTTTAACAACTAAAGCAGTATCAGTAACACCTGTTTTATACCAATATTCTATTTTATTTACATTAACTGTTAAACCAACATATCTTTGTGACAATACTATTGCCGTATTAACAGCAGTAACACCAGTATATGGTTGATTTAAAGAATTTAAATATTTAGAATCAATCGGATTACCAACATTAATTTTTAAGTTATCGTTTAAAACTATTGCCATTTTCTATATTTTGTTTTTATAAATATCTTTTTGTTTTTATAAATATCTTTTAATTTTTATTATGTTAATGACATTGATGATGTTGCACATGTTTGTTTATTACTAATATAAACACAATAATTACAACCACTCCAACAAGCAGTAGTAACACTAATTGAATTAGGAGCAGGGAAAAGATTACATGCAGGACTTACTCCGCCACCAATTGCACCATTATTAATACCATTTACACACCAACAAGTCTTAGCAGCAACGGTTGCAGGAATTGCAAACCATAAATAATCATTAACACCACTATTAAAATTAATACTTATTGCTTCACTGCTTGCAAGTATTTTAGTTCCACCAATTACCATAGCGCAAGTTGCTGTTGGACGACCAGCACCAGCAGCACCCGGGCATGTGCACACACCCCAATAATAAGGTAACAATCCTGTTATTGTATAACTACTTGAACCTATTTGAGCACCACATGTATTTGTAGCACAGCCACACCAAACTTGAGTATTACCACAAGAAGCAAATGTTTTTGCATTAATAGTTGCAGATTGAGGTGATGATATTGGACAAGCAGTTGCAATATTACTGCCTATACTAACGTCTCTGATAGATAAAGTATTTGCACAAACATTACCTGCATTAGCAAAACCAAAACTAAATGATTTTGAACCACTTATTGTAGTACCAACTTCAAGAGGAGTACTAACATTATTACAAAAACTACTGAAAGAAGGTAATAAATACATTACTAAAATTTCTTTAAGTATTTCATTTGAAGTTTTACCTGTTAATACAGTTCCAGATGTCAACCCGCCAACAGTGACTGTAGATGGTGATACTAAATTATATATAGTACTTCCTGTAGTTACAACACTATCATCAACGTATTTTTTATCAATAATTTGAGTATCTTCACTAAATGTTGGATGTGTTACATATTTTAAATCACCGACAGTTGCTATTTTTGTATGTCCTGATAATGTTAGTGTTTGACCAGTTGTTTGATATGCTTTACTATCACTTAAAATTATCTTTGTATTAGAACCCATATTTTTTATATTTAAATCATCTATCTATAAATAGTTTTAATTAGTTATTTATAAATAGTTTTTATTAATTAATAATTACCATTACAGCTTTAAAATATTAATATAAATATAATTGAACCATTATTTTCACATTAATTAATCTTAATGTCTATAAATACTTTTAAAACAATAATTGACAAATGACAACCAAAACAAAAAACCCACTGATAACAATGGGTTTTTAAAAAAATAAACAACATTAAAAATGATGACTAATTCTCTTTACATGAAATTCATCTTTGAAACATCTGGAACTGGTTGTTTGTTTACTGCTTCAATAATTTTATTTATATCGAACAAATTAACAGTATCATACGGGAAGGCTTGCACCATGCCAGAAATATCATCAACTAAGTATGTAAATTTATCAAGATTGTTTATAATATTCGCATTCGGCAATATATTTATATTTTCAGGATAACCAAATACTTTGGGTGAATTACCAATCCAAACAACAGTGCTTGGTAAATCCAATGCTGCTGCAACATGTTGAGCAAAAGAATCTATGAACAGTCTTTTTGTTGAAAGTGGAAATACGGCATATAATTCTCTATATGGTAAAGTAAGAGGTTCAACACCTTGTAAAATTGGTTGCTCTGGTGACTTAATATGAAGTATACGGTAGGACTTATTAAAATAATTTACTAATTTTTGCGCTGTCTCTATAGGCATATCCCTATACCAAGATTTTTTCGAATATTGTTGATTGCTTCCTCCGTGTGTCTGGAGAAGCATAATAGGACGATTATCTGGTTTTATTTTATCTCTCGCTATTTCAAGTTCACGTGGGTTTAAATAGATTTTAGGTTTATAACCATCATAAGGTACATTAAACATTTTACACCAAGTCTCAGTCAGATGTTCTTTTCTAAGAATATGATTTGTTTCATTATAAGGATCATGTTTCATTATAATAGTATCTTCTTTAAGATAATCCTCTTTGAAGTATTGTGGTATTTGATTTTGTAAAAAGAACCTAAAAACATCAGGATTATAAAAAAAACTTCCATCCCAACTGGCAATTACAATTATTTTATAATCAGGATACTGCTTCTTAATTGCACGAATTACTGCAGTTGAAACGATGGTTTTTCCATGTCCGCCAAAAATTTCAGCGATTACATACCTATCATTATCTGTTTTTTTACTGTTTACTATCATTGAGTTTTAATTTAATTTATAATTTTTTATATTTTTTTATAAATACAAAGATAATCATGAAAAACTCAATTTACAAGAAAAAAATAAGAATATAATAATTTTCATTTTAATTATTATCACCAATAAATTATAAATTATAAATTATTAGTTAATAAAAGCCAAATTAAACCATTTACATGTAGCACCAAACATAAGTTCAAGAGCACCATAATTTGTATTAATTAATGCACATTGTGAGCCATCAATTGTTCTACCTGAACCAGCATTAATAATTATATTGTTAGTCAATGCATTGCCATAGGCATCTTTAATTTTAAATACTTGTCCGGTAAGTGGTGTTGTAGGTAATGTAATTGTTATTGAAGTGCCTGATGCTAATATCACATATGTGCTACCTGTTGTTAATAATGTATTGCCAGTAATTATGGTTTTGGAATATATATTATTTTTATCACCCCCGCCAGTACCACCACTTATATATGGCATTGTTTTAATTAACTTATCACTACTATTCCAAACCAATATTGCATCAGAGGTTGTACCAGCAGCAGGAGCTACAAGGAGTGATGTAGCACCACTTGTTTTAAATGCACCGTAAATTATTGCACAGTTAGTTGAAAAATCACCAAAAATTAATGGATGAGTTGTGGATGAATTTGCAATATATAATTTACTTGAACCTGTTTCATAATATCCTGCAGTATATCCTATTGCAATATTAGTACTTCCAGTTATATTACTACAAAGTGTTTGATAACCAATTGCAATATTATTACAACCAAATTTATTATATAAAAGTGTACCACATCCAATTGCAATATTAGAAGAACCACTAATATTATTATAAAGTGCAAAACCACCATTAGCAATGTTATTACAACCACAAGTATTATAAAGAAGTGCACTACAACCAATTGCAATATTATTACAACCAAATTTATTACATAAAAGTGTACCATAACCATTAGCAATGTTATTGCAACCACAAGTGTTATAAGAAAGTGCACTACAACCAATTGCAATATTATTACAACCATAAATATTACGTAAAAGTGCATAATTACCAATTGCAATATTAGTACTTCCTGTTGTATTAGAACAAAGTGCATTATAACCAATTGCAATATTACGATTACCACAAGTATTATTTAAAAGTGCACCATAACCAATAGCTAAATTACCATAACCAGTTGTGTTATTATAAAGTGCTTGATAACCAACAGCTAAATTACCACAAGCAAAATTTTTACTAGGTACACTTATAAATGTCTGACCACTCAATTTATAATCATTATAACTATCAAAACCGTGACTTGTTGCACCACATGATACTACACTACCATTAATAAAATTTATTTTACATGAATTTAAATTAATAGTAACGTCATCACTTAATGTACCACCAAGACAAACTTTTCTATTACTAATTTTTGTTAACCCGTTTGTAGCACCAGTAATTGCAGAATTAATTATTGATTGAGTTAGTGTATCTGTTGATATCGTACTACCCCCAATATTTATACCAGTACCTGCAATAAAATTTGAACTACTAAATAAACCAAATATTATTGAAGTAACTCCGCTAATAATTGGATTTGGTGTTACTAATACCCAAAGAGTATTTTTTTGTGTATTACCGCTAATAACAGGTACTAATACACCTTGAACAACTTCACCAGAAGGAACAAAATTAAAATCTATTGAACGACTCCAAGTACCACCACTATTAACAACATATATTCCATTCGTTTGACCACTTATTTGATTTTTAACTAATACTCTCATATTATTTATTGTAGAAACACCATCAATTGTTAAAATGCCACTTAATGTAATATTACTTGTTGTTGCAACTTCAACAGCTAATTTAGGAACAAGTCCTGCTGCAACAGCATCTACGTATGCTTTATCTACTAATGAACGACTACTAAATGTAACATTATAATTACTGTCATATTCAATACCAACAGGCACTATTCTCGAATCTTTTATTATTGTAGGTATAGTTATAGTGCCACCTAATTGAACATTTTTACCGTTAATATTTAAACCATTTGTTGCACCTGTAATTGTACCACCACCGCTTGAATAAATTGCGACTGTATTTCCATTTAAACCAACTGTTGTATTACCACTACCAACAATACTTCTAAATTGAAGAGATGTACCACTTAAACCTCCATAAATACCAACGCCACTACCAATATTAATACCTTGATTTATTTGTGCTGCTTGTGTTGTGCCAGATAAATAAATAAATGCTTCATCAGAACTTATATTCAATATATTTGGAGTTTTACTTTGAATTGTTCTAAAATTCAATACATTATTGGTTTTAGTGGCAAAAACCGGTCCTCCAATACTTATTGTAGTACCAGTTGTTAAACTGCCAAGAACTGAATTAATAACTGCTTTTCCTCCATTATTAGCTGGAGCACTCCATGCAGTTTGTGTATAAACTTGAGACGAACCAGTATAATATATCACACCATTTACAGTTTGTCCAATTTTTAATGAAATATCACCTTGAACAAAAATCCAACCAAGTAAATTTCCACTACCACCAGTATATTGATTCCAAATCCATGATTCAACTGGTAATACTGTTTTTACATAACCTCTTTTTGGTATGTTATCATTTGGTGTACCAATATGAATTTTTTGATCAAAACCTCTATAATAATAATTATATAATGAAGAATAACTACCAGTATAATCTAAATAATTTCCAATTATGCCACTTGATGTTGTAATATTAAGTGTTTGAATACTTGTATGTCCACTAAAAAATCCAATATTTGTCGCACCAGTAATAAAATTACCTATTGGTATTATACTATTATATATTTTCTGAATTAAATTAATGTCAGCAACGCCAGTTTTATACCAATATTCAGTGCCTAAAATATTAACTGTTAAACCAGTATACCTTAAAGGAATTGGAATTGCTGAATTGGTTGCACCAGTTGAAGTATATATAGTATTTCCAGTTGTTAAATATCTCGAATCAATTGGTTTACCTGCATTTATTTTAAGATTATCATTTAATATTATTGCCATTTTTTTATATTTTTAATTTTTATTATTAATATATTGTCATTAATGTATTTACTGCCGATTGATAATTACTTATATAAACATTATATGTTTGACCTGCCCAACATGCTGTTGTTACTGGATTCACAGAAGCAAGTGCTGGGAATAAATTACCACCAGCACTTACTGCACCACCAATTGCACCATTATTAAGTGCATTTATATACCAACATGTTTTAGCTGCTGAAGCACTTGGTATTGCAAAAAACAAATAATCATCTGAGGTACTATTAAAATTAATATATATAATACTACTACTGTCACAAACACATTTTGTTCCGCTAATTACCAATGCACACGTTGGTGTTGGTCTATTAACACCTGCAGGACAACCACCACTTGCAACTTTGCCATAAAAATATGGATATAAACCACAAACAATAACACCTATTGGAGTTGTAGTTCCAGAAGTTAATGGACTTAAATAGTTTGAACCGCAATTATTTTTAGGTTGAACACCTGCACAATATGAAACAGAACCATATGCTGTTCTTATACCTGCAACAACCGTATATGCTGGTAATGAGCGTGTACAAGTACATGTATTTCCAAAACAACTACAAGTACCACCATTAAAATCAATATAATTATGCGATATTGCACCATTACTTCTGCATGATGACGCTGAAGAATATTGTGGATTAATAGAACCTACACTAAGACATGTACAACCAACTACACTTACAATAGAACCTATTTCATATGGGTTTGATAATGAAACATTAAATGTGCTTGAAGGTGCTTTTAAAGTAGGATTTACTGTTGGAACTAATAATTGTTCAATAATTGAAGATATTGTTCTTCCTGTAAGCGTAGTTCCAGTAATAATTCCACCTAATGTTATAGATGCTGGCGATCTATATGGCGGATTATATACTACAATACCCGATGATGTAGATGGCATTAATTTAATTTCAGTGCCATCAAAAGTTAATACATTACCAACAAGATCACTACCTTTTGCATTAATAATAATAGTGCTGCCACTACCATTTGCAAGTGTTAAACCTGTTGTTGTTTCTATTCGGGTTTGACCAGACAAATTTAATATTGAATCGGGTAATTGTTTAAATTGGACCGAACTGAGATCGGGACGACTGAAGAAGGTCATATGCTTTGATTATTAAGTAGTTACAATATTATTTTTTAATATTTTTGAAAGACATTTTCTTTCAGTATAAGGAATACGCAATAAATTAATGTTATTGTTTATTGCATAATCTGTTTTTAATTTATCATTGGTTTGTCTTAATTCAAAACCTCTTTTACCGCCCAAATAAGCAACTTCTCTAAAATGGGGTTCACCGTCATATTCAATAAGCATATTATATTTAGGTAAATAAAAATCATATCTTAAAGGCAGCACATTTTTACAATCAATAAATGATTTTTGAACTTCGAAACTAATAACATTTTGACTTAGCCAATTGGCAATAAATAATTCACCTTTTGATTTGGTTTTACATTTAGAACAACCTCTACCATTTAAATGCGAATAGGGTTTTTGTTCAAAAATTCCATGTTCACGACAAATTATTTTTATTTTTATGTTATTATGAATATAATCAACTAAGTTATAATCATATATATTACCGTGAATTTTTTGTGCTTTTTCAATAAATTGTGCTGTGGTATGAGTATTTTTTTCAATACCACACATATAGCAACCTTGTCCACATAAATGAGAATTTGGTTTCATTTCAAAAATACCATGTTTTTTACAAATTATTTTAACCTTTGTTATTGAATTAATATAATCAACTAATGAATAATCATATTTATTATCATGTATAACATTTGCCTTCTGAATAAATTCATTATGATTTGATTTAACACCACCATTGCATTTAGGACAACCATCACCGCATAAATGTCTTGTGGGTCTTTGCTCGAAAACACCATGTTCTTTACAAATAATATTTATTTTAGATTTACTACCTTTATATTTAACTAAAGAATAATCATATTTATCTTCATGTTTTTGTTTTGCAGCATTAATAAATCTCTCACTATTACCTTTTCCCCTACCCATACAAATAGGACAATTCTGACCAGCAAGATGGTTTGAAGCATTTTGTTGAAATAATCCATGTTCTTTGCATATAATATCTACCATTGTCCTATTATTAATATAATCAACTTTAGAATAATCATACCTATCACCATGCACAAATCCTGCTTTCATTATAAATTCATATGTTGTTAATCCCTTCATAATCTCTGTATCTACATAACCGTACCCTTAATTGCATCAACCGAACTTTTCGGTTCGGTTTCATTTATAATAAATACAAAAGTTTTTGATTAAAAACATAATAAAATAAGAAAACCTCACAAGTTTTCACCTGTGAGGTTTAAATCAGATAGAATCCTGATTTCGCTAAGAATCGATTTACGAAAAATATTATAAACCGAAGTTTTTTGTAGCGGTGGGAAAGATTCGAACTTTCGACCTTTGGGTTATGAGCCCAACGAGCTACCACTGCTCCACCCCGCAATATATTATTAATTTATTAAATTTCTTATTATATTTTATTTAAAATAATAAATACAAAGATAATTTAAATAATTAAGAAAAACAAATAATAATTTTTATTATAAAATATTCCATTATTATGAATAAAATCATATGTCATACCCTTTCTTCTTCTTTATTATATTATTATATATATGATAATTTTGTGGTCATTTTATGACATGTGTCGTATCATATGTAAGAATATGACTAAAAAAAAATATGTCGTCTGTCGTTTTATTTTTAAAAACATTAGGAAGTAGTTTTAAAAGAAATTATCTTTGAGATATTAAAAACTAAAAAAAAACACATGAAAGTAGAATATTTTAAAAAGGTTAATAATCGTCCTGATCATCGTCCTGCAGATTTAAATAAAATTTTAACATGGGCAACAAGTGATTCAAAATTAAAACAAAACACCAATACATATAAAAAATTTTTAAAAGACAATCCTAAAGCAACCAGAAAAGAAATCAGCCAACAAAAATTAGAATTATTTTCAGCTATAACATTTGGTGGCACATTTGGAGGTACTGGTAAGAGTGAAGACTTATTAGAAATGAGTGGACTTATTGTTCTTGATTTTGATCATGTAGAACGTCTAGAGGAAGTTCGTCAAGAACTTGAAAATGATATTCAAACATATTTGTTATTTATAAGTCCGAGTGGTGACGGCTTGAAAGTAGTTGTTAAACATAATCTAAAAGACCCTTTAAAATGGCAATATTTATATCAGGAACTTGAGGAATATTTTGCAAATAAATATTATTTAGTTACTGATAAAAGTGGTAAGGACATCAGTAGAATGTGCTATATTCCATATATTGATAATCTTTATCAAAAAGAAGATAGTTGGGAATGGAATTATACTGGAAAATTCGAAAATATATTTGAAAAATTAAATGAATTTGAAAAAGGTGAAATTGCTGGGTATAAAAAAACTGAAATTTCTGATGAATTATATCAGGAATGTTTTTATATGTCAGTTTTTCTTGTACAAAATAAAATAAATTTAACTGAAAGTTATGATGATTGGTTGTCTTATGGTTTTAGTCTCTGCACGTTTGGTGAGGAAGGTCGTCAAATTTATCATAATATATGTTCAGTATCAGATAAATATAATTACAGTGAATGTGATGATAAATATAATATTATTTTAAGAGATTTTAACGGTGATAAATCAGGAATTAACAAATATCTTATACGAGCAAAAGAAGCAATTGCTAAACTTGTTAATCAAAAAATAAAAAATGATGTAATATTACCACCTATTGAATTATATAGTAAACTACCAAGTATGTTAAAAATACCATTAATGAAATTCACTGATGTACCAAAATTTATGGCATTACTTTCAGGAATTTCAAATGTTAGTGGAATATTACCAAATCTTAAATTTAAACATTTTGGGTCATATGAATATGAGGCAAATTTATTCATGTGGGTTATAGCTAAACAATCAACAGGAAAAAACACCATTAATGAAATGCAAAAAATTTGTGCAAAAATTGAAGAAAAAATTGACAGACAAAATGCAGCAGAGTATCGTGATTTTAAAACTAAAGAAGCACAAGCACTTGCAGAGAATAAACCTTTTATGGAACATGCGCCAGTATATCGAAGTTTATTTATTGGTGCTGATGTAACCAAAGCAGGATTTGTAAAAGAACTCAAAAAGAACAATGGTAGAGCAATTATTTCTACAACTGAAGCTGCAACACTTATTGGTGCAAATAATACGAGATATGGTGCTTTTCTTGATCTTATATTAGCATGTTGGGGACATGAGAGATATCAAAAAAATCTTGCCGATAGTAAATTTGTAATTAATGAAACATATCTGTCAATGACATTAGCTTCAACACCTGAAACAGCATATAATTTCTTTGCAAATGCTAACGTTGACAATGGTTTACTATCAAGATTTTTAGCTTTCGAAATTAATAGTCTAAATGAATTAAGGCAAAAAGATGAAAATGTTCTTATCGAGTTCATCAATGAAATGATAGAAACAAATAAAACTAATTTTTTTCAACTTTGGAAAGGTTTAAATGATTTAAAAGAATCACTTTATTTGGATTTAGGTGAAGAAATGGACACTAAATTATTTGAAGAATATTCAGAATTTGAAAAAAATGTTAAATATATTTATAAATTTAACACTGATGTTATTAAACGTATGTGGATAATGCATAAACGATTAATATTGATATTTTCAGCACTTTATCATTATGAAAAATATTATACTTTTGATTTGGGGTTTCTTAACGATAAGATGCCTACTGATTGGGTTAGTAACGATAAATTGCCAGTTGACCCACGAGCAAAAGAACTTTCAGATATTATTATGAATAGTTATCGTGAAGCATTCGTCAGATTGATGTTTGGTATTGAACAACAAAAATATAAAAATATGAGTATTTCAGTTCGAAACGATACTATAATAAAAATGCAATTATTAGGCTATACCAACGAATATTTAGCACTTTTATTTGATATACCAAGACAAATGGTTGACAAGCAAAAAATGGATGGAAGAAAAAAAGTCACCAGTGATCAAAAGAAAGCATGTCTTGAAGCCTGTAAACAATATCCAAAAGAGAAAGAATTATGGGGAAGAATAGGTGATGTAGAGTTAAGAACAGTACAAAGATGGTGTAAAGAAGAGGGTATTAAGGATGAAGAAGAAAAAACCTTATAAGAAGTATAAGATTATTTATATTTGAATTCCACGTTTTGTACAATAATTTTCAATTTCTTCAATAGCTTCAATTAATGTTATTTTTTTCTCTGGTGGTCTCCATTTTAATCTTTTACTCTCATAAATTTCACGAACAAATTTATTTTTTGCAATTATAATTTCAGTAACTGGTTCATTAAATTCAAAAACTAACACCCACGAAAAATTTCCTGCTTTTTCATGCGATTGAACTAAATGTTCAAAACATAATCTTTGTCCATAATCTAAATCTTTACCAATTAATTTTCCTTCTAAATAAACAAATACATTACCATTATAATCAATTAATCCATCAATATCGGTTGGAGTAATATTTCTTATTCTCACCATTCCTTGATATGAAATTAATTTTGATTGTATATAACGTTCAGGATATTTTATTGTTCCTCTTCTATCGTCATTTTCTTCAGACATATTCCTAATGTGTTAAAATTATTATAAAAATTATTTAAATTATTACCGAAATATAAAATAATTTGACCTTGTAATGGAGCACCAGATGCATTACCATTCATATCAATAAATTTTATTCTACTTTTTATTAAACAAACAGCATTACAAACACTCATTATATTTTGTAACCAATTTGTTTCTGTTGCATTATTAACCAATACACATGCTTGGTTTATATTAGACAGTTCATCAACTATTTTTTTTGAAAATTCAGTAATTAAAGGTTGTGAATATGGTGGATTTAACCACACATTTCCACTCCAAGGTTTATCCAATCCATTAGTTTCTTTAGTGAATATTTCCTCTGCTTTTACTGTCTCATTTGCGATTTCTGAAGTTGCTGGGTCTAAATCAATTGAACCCATAGTCTGTCTTGCTAATTCAATTATATTAGATGGTGTGTACCATTCATTTTCTCCCGAATTTTGACCTACATGGACAGTTATTTTTTTATAAGCCTCATTCACTGATATATCACCAGACGATAATTGTTCTTTTATTTCATCAGTAGCTTTTGCTTCAATTTTTTTAACTTTATAAATAGTATCATGAGATACTCCAGCTTTTTTTGCAACTTCTTCACGAGTATCAATATTAAGGTCTGCAGATATCTGCAAACCTTTTTTTCCACGTCCCTTTGACAATTTTTGGTTTTCTTTTGCTATTGGTGCTATAAGTTTTTCATATTTTAAATAATATTTTGAACGTTGATAAGTGTTTATATTTCTTCTACCAAAAGCATTAATTATTATCCATTTTTCAGCTTCAATAATACTTTCAAAATTTAATTGATATGTATTAAATTTAATATTATATTTTTGACATATTTCATATCTGTTATGACCATCTATGAGTGTTTCATTCCACAATATTATTGAATCTCTACATCCTTCTTTAAGAAGACTTTCTTCAAGATATTTATATTCTTCTTCTGATAATGGGTCAAGCAGATTGTGTAATTCTGGATTTATAATTATATTTTCATTCATAATTTTTTATTTTTTAATTTCGTCTAATTCTTCTTAACATTTCCTCTCTTTTAGAAGGAGAAAGTTCTCTGATTTGAGTAATTGATAATCCTCTAATATTAATTAAATCATAATCATCCCACATATTTTTAATATCATTTCTTTTTATTTGATTAAAAATGTCATTTGCAATTACAATTACATTATGAGTTAGCTCATATGACCATCTTGCAACAGGATTAAAACCATCAACATAAAACATTCTTTCAACAATTGGTTTATCGTTAATATAAAATCCGATCTTACATTCAACACCACGAATTGTTTTTTCTTCTATCTGTTGAACAATTGGTTGTGGATTATAACGCATATTCTCTCTATATTCTTTCGAATACATATTAATCATCCTTTGATTATATTGATACAAATCTCCATATGCTTCGCCACCTTCAATAAGAGTATCATAATTTCTCTTAGAAAGTGCTTTTTGTAATTTAGTAATTGATCTCGGTAAAATATCTCTAATATCTATTGAATATCTTGTGAAAGGATTAAATTGATCAGCATTAAATACCTTTTCACACAATAAAATATTTTCCTGATACAGTGAAAATCTAAATAAATTACTGCGTTCTTTTTCATTCATTTTATTAAATTTTAAATTGTTAATAAACTATACAAATATATTTAAAATCTTTCTAAATAGAAAGGATTTTTTAAAAACTATTTTTTCTTATTGGTGCTTTTTTGATATAAGTCTCTTTCACACATAATTACAGTATAAAATGGTTCTACATATTGAACAAACGTACTACCATAAACTGTTAAAAATTCATCTTCTTTCATCATTTTAATGAGATTTTTACTACCTCTATCCTCAAGTGACAATGGTGAATCGATATTATCCAGTTCTGTTCTCACTTCATCATTGATCATTGGTTCTCTTAGATTAACTAATTGAAAATTAGTTTTCAGTCTGTTGATGTTATGTAAAAGATTATCAAGTGCCTTTAAAGGTTTCTTTTTATTTAAAACTCTTTCATGATTAATTTCATCTGCTCTTTTACAAATTTCTCTAACTGTCAGGTGTTTAAATTTTATTTCAGGAAAATATTTTAAAAGAGTATCTTCTCCCATTCCTTCAATGCCATCAATATTATCAGAGATATCACCACATATTATTTTAAGCATTAACGCATTTGAATAATGGTGATTAAAATACATCATATAATTTGCCTTATTTACTGGTTGATCGATATTTGGAAATAATATTGTAATATTTAAATCTAGTAATTGTGCAAAATCCCTATCACTTGAATAGATAAATAATTCTTCAAGATTATTATATTTTAAACAATAAGCAGCAATAAGATCGTCAGCCTCTGTTTCCAATATTTCAACCTGTCTTATGAAGATTTCTTCAAGATAAGCCTTAATTCTTGTTCTTTGGAAAAGAATTGAGTCTTTTTTTTCTTTTTCAATTTTTATTTCACGATCAGTTAATTCAATTTTATTGTGCCAAGATTTTGAAATTCTATTGGCTTTATATTGATTATCAATATTATATCGAGCCTTTCCCCCAAATTCACCGTCCCACATAATAACGACCTTTGTTATCATGTGTTCTTTAATTAACTTACGAAGTGTTGTTAAAAATTGGTATAATCCACCAATATGTATTCCCTTACTATTATAAACATCTTTTGCTCCGTGAAATGAACGCTGAAGCAAATATGAGCCATCTACAAGTAATGTTCTTATTTTCATTTTCTGATTATTTTTCTTGTTGAACCTAATCCGCCTCCTTTAAGTTTATTTAATAATAACCATCCGCCTTTTTTATATTTTTCAATATAAAAATCTTCTAAATTTTGTGCAACTTTAACAGGCAAATAATCTGTTAATTTTATTAAGGTTGGAGTTAAATTAGTCTCAGACATATGTTTAGCCACAGAAGTGAGTTTAATTTCATTTAAACTTAAATGTTTTGCATTTCTTTTTTTCATATTAAATGTTAAACCAACATATGCGTAATTATCTAAAAATTCATATACATATATTAATCTATTATACTTATCACCTAAAATTATCATATGATTGCAATGTCTTTTGTTCCAACCATTTTTTTGGGCAATATTATATGCTTTTTGTGAATGTATTATATAATCTGTTTTATATTGATATTTTAATGCTTCTGCTTTACACATTTCTTCAGTCCAATAACTAATAGGTTTTTTTAATAAAGACATATGTTTCGAAATTTCATCAATCCATTTATTATTACATGAAATTGTATATGCCTGACGACAATTTTCTTTAAACTCCTTTTTAGTTTTATATTTTAACGCTTCTGCCTGACATTTTTCTTTCGTCCAATAATCACTTAAAAGTGCTTCTCTATGCATATGTACACATATGTCATTTAACCATCCATTGGTATGCGCCACTGAATAAGCCGATTTTGAATTTTTTTGAAATTCTCTTCTGGCATTATATTTTAATGCTTCTTCATGACACTTTTTTTTTGTCCAATAACCATTAGGTAATTGTTTATATATCATGTGTTGACATATCTCATCATGCCAACCCTTTCTTACTGATATTGAATAACACGCACTTGATTTATTTTTAAAATCAGTTCTACTATCATATTTTAACGCTTCTTCAATACAGCGTTCTTTTGTCCAATATTTATTTGCTTTTCTCATATTTAAAAATTGGCGGGTGACTTATTGTCACTTACCAAAGATTTTCATTATTCAATTTCTGGTAATTCTGGACTTCTTTCAATTATTTCATCTTCAAATGAATCTGTTTCTCCATCACCTGAAACTTTTTTGAATTTATTAGTAATATCTTCTGCATTAGTGTCTTCGCCAAATATATTACGAAAATATAATATATTTTTTTTCTTATATTCATCAAGGTCATCAGGAAATACGAATCCGTGCGGGGTTGATATAATCTTACCTTCCATTGATATACCACCAAGTGGACCATTAATGTGATTCTTCGCAACATTTACTTTTGTTTCAATACCATAAGCAACATCACGTTTTTTGCTGGTTGCAATAACTCTTTGAGTACCATGAGTTAAAATGCCACCAAAATGATATATTAATCTTGCACCAAAGAAAAACGTTTCGCCATGTTTGTGTTTAATCACTTTATTCATCGAATCATACCATATTTTCTGAACAGCTATAAGTGTATTTGTATATGGTTTATTAACTTTTCTACTGTTTGGAATAATATTATTTAATAAATTCATAAATGACTTTTCGCTGGACCCTGCGTTCCACATATTATTGTCCGTACCATTTTTCTCTTCTGCATTAATAGTTTTAATACAATTTAATGTACCAATAGAATCAATTGCAAATAATAAATCAAATGGAAGATCGCCAGCATCTTGCTGATCAAGGAAAAAATAAATACATTTTGCCATATCTTCAATTGCTGCTTCATTTCTTTTTGGGTCTTGTTTTCTGCCAAAATTTTCAAGAAGATATTCATTGTCAACAATAATATAATTACCACTCCAATCAAATCCCATAGTTTCTAATCTACTAATACCTAAATTGTTTTCAGTATCAATAATAATTGGAAAAATGCCCATTTTTTGTGCACTTACAATTGCTTCACACAATGCTGTTGATTTACCAGTATTTGTATAACCACGTGGTACTGAAACATATCCTTTAGGAAATCCGGGTAATCCTGTAGCTTTTTCCATTGAAGGATTCAGTTTTATCCATTCTAACGGTTTGTCTGGAATATCTTCTGCACCAATTTTTTTCTTATAATTATCTAACGAGAAATTCTTTTTAGGTATTGGTTTGCGTACCTTGTCATTTGAAGGTACTTCTTCTGCTACTTTTGTCATAATATTTTATTTTTTTAAATAAGATAATAAAGGGGAAATTTTCATTTTTCCCCTTTATTATAAAAAATTATTTTTGAAACTAACTGACTATCAATTACATCAGAATGGCAAATCGTCATACTCATTACCTGATTTCCCCTGATCTTCTTCATCAATTACCTGTAAATCCGCATTTTCATTTGAAAGTGTGATTGATGTTTCTACATTAGAAATGGGTGTATTAACAGGAGTTATACTGATAGGAACATATGAATATTCTTCATCAACCACATCAGAAGCATATTCGATTTTTTCATCATTATCAGCATCAAGATTTTGTGTACGAGTATTTGCACGTTCTTCTAATTCTGGATTGTTTGGAAATACCCAATGCTTCTTGTTTGAATCACTATCATCCCAATAAGGGTCAATTCCAACACTTACCATTTGGAGATATTCAAATGGCGTAATATTTGGTGCTTTTCTTGGTTGAAATACTTCTCTCCAAGTAATATCTTCAGTAACCCATTTTTCTATAACCAATGGGTCAGTATGAAGTGGAGATTTCCCACGAGAACTAATTCTTAAAACTGTTCTGTATTCTTGAGCACCTACTTTAGTATAACCCATAGTAATATATAATGTAGCTCCATTATTTACATCAGTAAAACTAACCTGATGTAGTGAATTAAATTCATTTAAAGCCGGAAGAAGTTTTTCAAGAGTACCATCACCTTTAAAACTGTGTTTAAATCTCCAGAATTTAATATCATCTTTAGTATTACCCATATCAATTCCACGAACAATATAGAATTTTTTTGCTGCCCAATTATTTGCTTCTATAAAAATTGCTTTATTTTTTTCGTTAATTTTTTTCTGTTCATCAGTCATATTTTCTTTTTTGATGAATTTTATTGAAGGATCTTGTGTTTCAAGTAATTTTGCTGATTTTTCACATAACGGACATGGAGCTGGAATCATTACTGGAAGATTTTTTTCATCCAATACAACCTGACCATTTTTATCTGTCTTTTTTACCCTTGGGTCATTGTGAGTGGGACAATAAATTTTTGAAAATTTTTTCTTTCCACCAGCAATATTAGTTTGAATAACATGAAAAAACGCAACTTCAATAGTTTTCCTGCCTGATTTTGGGGGTAAAATTCTAAAGGATTCACTATCCTTACGTGGAGTAAAATACTTTGCTAAGATTTCTTCACTTGTTCTACGTTTAGCTTTTGTGTTTTTGGTTTTTATATCAACCAATTCTTTGTTAGATTTTGACAACTCACTACCTTGAGTGTTTGCCACATTTTCATTTTGATTTTCCATTTTTAATAAATTTACATTTAAAGTTATTTTTCAATTATAAAATTGTTTACAAATATAATTCACATTTATTATAAATACAAGGATTTTTAAAAATAAACTGAAATTTTCTTAACAAACAGTACTTAATTTTCCATCAGAAACAACAGTAAATGAAAGTGTTTGTTTATTTTCATAGTAGTCACCATTTTTCATTCTAAGTTGCAAGAAATAGTCTTGGGGTATCAACCATGATGTGTCAAGATTGAACTCATATCCTGTATTTGTTCTGTTCACTGAAGTAAATGGTATTAAATCAAGTTCATATTTTTTTCCTACTGTTGTAAATAACCTGTATTCAATATCCAAAGGTAAGAAATTATTTTGATTTGCATAGAGTTCTTTGATAGTTAATTTAATTTTTTTTGTTACACCTGCTCTAATGTTCTCTTTTTCACCAATTCCCCAGAAATAAAAGAAGTAATTTTCAAAATTAATTTGGTTTGATTGATCAAAGGTATAGAATTTATGCTGAGATATTAAATAAAATTCACCTTCATGTATAAAATTTTTACCATTAACAGTCACTGACCATTTATCTTTGAATAAAACAGCGTCTGGATATGTTTGAGAATCAACATTCAATGTAATTTTATAAATACCTTTACTTACATTAACTATTGAACTACCTGTAAATCCTGAAACTAAATTATCATCCTGATCAAAAATTTCAACTTTATTTACAGTTGCTGTATATGAAACATTGCCATTACCGACATTTAAATATAAAAATAAATCGTTATTTTTGTCCAAATAAAAATAATTTCTATCATCAACTATTTTATCATCAATTGTTGTTTCAATATATGGTTCGTAATAAGTATTAGTATGCTTTGCAAAAAATGCAACAGCTTGTCTTAATACAGGGTCAAGTGCTTCAAAACTGTCTGGAAATTTAATACCAATACCAAAAGAACTACCAGTAAATCCTGTTGTACCAGTATAACCAGTACCGAATAGTCTTTGATTTATATAATCAGTAACATCAACATCAATATTTTCATCACCCTTTTCAAAATGTTCGCTGCCTATTATTTGAGTTACACCACTAATGTATGCGCCAGCTTTAGTCCAATTAGTATTTCCACTTGCTTGAAGCCAGTTAGATATTCCTACATTTGATGCGAAATCTAATGATTCTGAAGTATTATATATTATTGTAACACCAGTTATTGTACTGCCAGTAGTACCAGTAGTGCCAGATAAAATAACCCCATTTCTTACATAATATGAATTTGGTGGTTGATTGGGCAAGCTAAATTGAAATAAATTTTTACCATAATCAAATTCATATCCGCTACCTTCATCCCAATTCTGATTGACATTAAATAATTGAAGGTCAAAACTACTTGCTCTATTAATATTTGGTAGATATGATTTTTTACCAAGACGGTCTGGTGAATATCTAATCGTATTGGTCATATGCAATGTGTGCGCACTAATTCTGGCTGGATTAATCGTGCCATCAGTAATTTTAGCACGTAAACCACTTAAATCAATATCAAAAATAAATCTACTCAATTCCTTTTCTGATGTACCGTATGATACTTCAGTTACAGGATTCTGTGAATTGTTGGTAAGATTGCTACTTATCAGCGTATTATTTTTTAATATATATGAACGGTAGGTACTCATTTTAATTTATTTTATAATAAATACTCTAAAACAAAAAAGACTACATTTGGTAGTCTTTTTATTATTGAAAAGTTGTAATTATTATAGTATCTTCTTCAGATTATTATTCATTAAAATCTGCACAGCTTCTTTTTTTGTCATACCAGTTGGAACTTTACTATTGCTTAAGGTTCTTTTTGCTGTTTTAATTTGTTCTTCAGTAATTATTTTTTTTGCGGTTTCACCTTCATTTAATTTTTTATAAAATTTTAAATCACTTGTTGCAACTTCTATTTCTCCACTTTGAGTTTTTAATGTTACACCACCTTTTACTTTATTATGAACAACAAATTCATTACCATCATCATCAGCATATCTGTCACCAATATTGCCAGTGTATTCTTCAAAACCTGCTTCTGCTTCTCCAAGTTCATCTTCTTTTTTTTCTGGCTCTACTTCAGGAGTTTTTTCTGTTTCTTCATCACCTTCTATTTCATCACCAACGTTATGAGGTTTAAAACCAAGCAACATGTTTGTCATTTCTTTATCATTTTCTTCACCTTCTGGTTTATCTACATCTGCAGCAGCATTTGCCTGTACCGAATCATTAGGAGTATCTTCGCTTGTAGTAATATTCAAAAATTGTTTACTTAATTCTAACGCCTTATTTTCGTCAACTAAACCACTTTTAATTAAAATTGAATAATACTCATTATTTTCAGTCAGATGATCAATCGCAATAGATGCTGATTGATTTAAATCGGTTGTATGTTCCATTTCAACAGCAATACCAACTAAAAGCTGTTCCTTATTAACATCGTTAATTGATGTATTTTTTCCAATACCGTCATTTGTATATTGAAAGCTACTTATAAATTCATTAAATTTCATATAAAATTCCTTTCTTTTCATTATATCTAAAAAATTTACATCTTAGATGATTAATTATTTCGTTTTGTCTAATAATATCTTTATTTTTTAATTCACCGTTTCTATTATAATGAAGCGGTTCGTCATATTCAACAACAATATTTTTATTAATATCATATCCATCAACAAAATATCCCAATTCTGAAACATAAAATTCACCACCATTTAATGCATGTTGTAAATTCCACTCATTAATTTTAGATAAATCATCTAAATATTTACAAGCATTAATATTATGCATTGGACAAATCCCACCATTTTTATTTTTAATAAATTCAATTTTTGAGATTCTCATTTTTCTTTTAATTTCTGAAGATGTTTTTCTCCCAATCATTTTAATTCTCATTTTTTCAATTGCTTCTGGTGTATGTGCATTTTTTCTAAGATTTACGGCATTATTTCTCAACGTTTCTTTATATTCATCAGAATGGGTTTTACCATACATTCCGTTATTTTCTCCAGAATTTGCTAACGATATTTTATTTCTCGTTTCTTCTGATGTTACACGTCCAATATTGCTCTCGCTTATTTTATTTCTCGTTTCTTCAGACACTTCTTTTCCTATCATCCATTTTCCAAATTCTTTTTCTTTGGCTATTTTTGAAATCTTTTGCTTAGTTTCTTCTGTATGCTTTCTACCTAAATTAATTTCCTTTAATTTTTCTTTAGTTTCATAGCTACATTTTTTACCAATATTTCCCTTAGATATTTTAATATTATGCTCAATACTATTTTTTTTACCCTTCCGACCATGTCCCTTTAGGTAGTTTTGTTCACATAGATTACCACAACCGCATTTACATAAATTTGTTTTCATTTCAAGAAAAAATTCATATTAAAATTATTAATAACATCATCATTTTCTAGCTCATTATCAGTTCCTCTTGTCTTTTTATCCCAATCACTACCAATTCCCATTCCCATTTTATCAAAATCTGGTTCAGGAGTCATACCATCACCTGCTTCAACATCATTTTCAGTACCCATTTCTGTTTCTGGGTTAACATCGTTGGTAGTATCTGGATTAACATCATCTTCACCACCTTGTAATCCCTGACGCTCTTTATTCATAAATTCAGTGTCTGTAACATTATCATCGCCAGTTAATGGTTCTTCAGCTTTTTCATCCATGCCAGCATTAAATTTTGTATCATATGGTATTGTACGATTAAATTCTTTGTGCATATCGGACTGTGCTGTTTTTTTTGCTCTTTTATCTATTGGAATATTTGAATCAGATGTTTCTTCATAATTATTTTCTTCATCCTGTTCACTTAATTTAACAGTAGTTTGCGGTTTTCTCTTTTTCTTTGGATAATGTTCTTTTGGTTTGAATTTCTTACCCATTGGGTCTGGATAATCACCAGCTATTTTTGCTTCTTCTTCATATAAACTTTCCTCAACACCAATTTTCAATGCTTTTTTCAGCAATTCTCTTACTTTTGCAGCATTATTAAATTTACCTCCATTAATTGTAAATGTACGTGGTTGTCCTTGGTATTCTGCAGTAATTTTATATTTCTGGTTATCAATGTCTTCAATGTTTTGAATTGTAATACCAATATCTTTAAGTGTATTAGCAAGTACATGTTGATATGACACAGCTAATTTTGTTTTAAAACTACTACCTGCATCACGTGCTGCCTGTGAAAAATGTAACAGACTGTTTGCATCTTCACTAACAAATTTATCTAATTCAGGAGATTTTACTCTTATTGCAGGATTAACTGGTTTTTCATCAGCATATGCTTTACCTGTTTGCAATTTATCAAAACTGTCTTTACCAAATGGACTCGAATCAATTTTCCTAATTGCATCTTCATATAACTCATCTATTGCTGGTTCTTCTTCTTCAACATCAATATATTCTTTAACAGCATCAAATAAATCATTGGCATGTTGTGCATTAAATTGTTTTAATGCATTTTCATCCATTTCAACACTATCTTCACCAGTTTGGTCATCAAATGAAAAATTTGTCATTATGGTTTTATCAATATTATAAACACCTTCCTGATCGTCAGCACTTGATAATGTTTTAAATGTAAATGTTATGTTATTGCCTTGTTTGTCTTTACAAACCAGTTCAATAAAACTTTGTTCGCCCTCTCCTTGTGAATTACTATGCACAATATTAAGAGTACCATTTTTTAGTCCTTCAAATGCCATTTCAAGAACAGCTTGTGGATTATAACTCTGTCCGAAACCTTCATTTAATTTAACTTTATTGACTCCCTGAAATATTTCAGCAAATCTTTCTTTACTACCTGTTGGTTTAAATACTTTCATTTTTTTTATATTATTATTCAAAAATTATTGGATGTTTTTGACCAAACTCTCTCATTATAACACCAGCAAACGCATTTGCCTCATTCTCTATTTCGCTGCCCGTATCGTTTGAATTAGGTTTTAAAATTCCTTTTATTCTTTGTTCATTATGTTTTAATTCATGTACCACTGTTCTGCAAACATCAGCAAAATTTCTATTTGCCCCAACTGCTCTTAATTCATTAGTTTCTGGTGTATATTTACCAAATGAATGCATACCTGCAGCTTCATTCTCATCATATGATATAACTATATTTGGCATCTGATCTTCGGATAAACCAAGTTTTTCCATTACAAAAGCAATAAGTTCTTTAATAACCTCATTTTTTTTCTCTGTTGGAAGAATTTCTTCATTGAGTTTATTAACCCTTTTCATCATTTCAAAAAGACGTTCTGGAGTGCCGTATGAATTAAAAACTTTCATTATTAACTTTCTGGTTCTCTACCTCTTAAATATGGTGCTTCGGAATCATTATTTCTTTGTTGAACTGGTGCTTCTTCACTCCAGATTTCAGCAGCTTTTCTTTTAAATGTATTAAAATCAAAATATTTTTTATTTTCAATTATTGGGAATTGACTATTAAGACCTGTAAACATACCATTTATATTAATTAATCCAAAATCTTGAAGATGTTGTAATTCTTCTGGACTTAACATACCATCGGAATCAGTTAAATCATTAATAGTAGCAGCCAAATGTTTTTCAGTACTCTTATTACCTGCCTTAATAATATTTGTATTTAATATCAATTGTTCATGCAATACTACCCAATCAATAGCATTAAAATTACCAATACCTTTTGGAGCTTGTGGTGCTTTACCATAATATTCATCATCATACCATTCTTTGAGGTTGATTTTGTTCACTTTTTCAAAAACTTCAAATAGTTTTCTTTTATCATTTTTAATCATATTAATTTATTTCATTAAAACTATTTTGTACGTCAATTTTAGATTTTTGTGGTAAATCATCGAAATCAGCAACAAATGTACCATCTGGTAATTCATTAATGCCTTTTTCATGCTCTTTTTCTCTCTGTTCAGTAAACCAATTGCCATTCCAGAAATCATTTAAATTAAAATAATAAGGATAACTTACGTTTTTCTTGCTCATAAGTTTCTCAGTATTTGTAGGTTCACGAACTTCTTCAACTTCAGCACTAAGTGTTTTTGACTGTGCATTTAAAGCCTGAACAGTTGCATTAAGACTTTCTAATTGGTCATGAATGCTTTTCATGGCTTCAATATTATGTTTAATAATATCGTTTTGCATTCTATTTACTTCTTGTGACGGGTCAGGAGCACCCATAGGGTCTGAAGCCTGAGGACCGCCAATCATATCACCCATTGGGTTTACTGGTTCGCCACCTTCTGGGGGTGGTGGTAATTGACTATCTCCACCAGTTTTATCAAATGCTGGTACAGGAGCATCTACTGGAGCACCTGCCTGTGGAGCATCAGTATTTTGTGGTTGATCATTCGAAGGCGCAGGAGGTTCTTGTCCTTCTGGTTTAGGAGCATCTTCTTGATCACCAGCTTCATTGGTTAATCCCTGACTTGTAGGAACTGGTTGACCGTCCTTCGTAGCATATATACTATCTGGAACAGCATCAAATTCCTCATTATCATTTACCAGTGGACGATATTTAGGAGTTTCGTTGATTTTATAACCAACACGATATTTAATCTTTCTTAGATGTTCCGCTAAAAGGTTATCTTTTTTTTCATTTTTCATTGTCGAATATTATTAATATATTTCACGAAGTAGCTGTTTTCCCTCTTTAGTTACAAATACTTTATCAATGCGTTCGACAATGAGACCGTCTCTTTCATCAAGAACAATCTTTTTTACGTTGTCATTTTTTGATTTTTCAGCTAATTCTTCTTCAGTCTTAGGAGTTTCGACAAAATCGTCAAGTGCTTTTTTAAGTTTATCTTTCATAGTATTATAATTTATTTTATATAAATACTACGTTATATTCAAATTGACAATATAACTATTAGATATCTTTTAAGGTGAGAAAAATCTGGAAGTATTTTATAATATGATAGATATATGCTACCATCTAAATCATTCTGATATTTTTTTGTTCTTTCTTGTATTCTTGCAAGAATTTCTAAGGTATTAAATTTAAAATTTTTATACATCAGCAAATCGATGCCAGTGATCTTATTACCCGCCAATAAATAAATCATTTCATTTTTAAAATTATATAAAAAATCAATTTCTTTTGGGAGAACATCCATTAATCCTTCAATATCAGTTATTTGAAAAAATAATGGGTCTAAGTTTATAAAATTATATTTTGGTTGAAAATAAAATTGTGGTACTAAGCTAACAAATTTTTTAATGCCTTTTACATGTGATGGTTCACTTTCTTCAAAACTACATTCCCAATATAACTCATTTGCAATTATCTTTTTATGAAGAATATTAGCATTTTGAATAATCTCATTAAAGGGATTGCAGGATTTCATGAACGACCATCCCACATATAATGTAGGTAGTGTTTTATCTACTTTATTATATTCGGTAGATGAATTGAAATAATTAACATAATCAACTTTTGTGTGATTTATCAATTCTTTTTCATAAATAATGTTAGCAAGTTTTATCATTTAATTTATTTATATATTTCGAAATACCATCTTCTAACTCACTAAAAGGTTTTTTATAACCAGTCATCCTCAACTTATTAATCTTAGCTTCAGTAAAATATTGATATTTATCTCTGATTAAAATCGGAGTGTCAATATAATCAATTAAAAGCGGAATATCAAGACTTTTAAAAACTGCGCTGCCAAGATCATTAAATGTACGTGCTTTTCCAGTACCTACATTATAAATACCTGAAAGTGGTTTTTTATCGTATAAAAATAAACAAACATCAACTATATCATCAATATAAATGAAATCTCTTTTTTGTTCACCGTTTTCATAATCTGGACGATGTGATTTGAATAATTTAACTTTTTTTGATTCGTCAATCTGATTGAACATGTGAAAAGCAACTGATGCCATTTTACCTTTCTGTGCTTCTCCATACCCGTATACATTGAAAAACTTCAGACCATACCAGTTTGGTGGTTGTTGCTCTTGAATTTCTGCCCATATATCAAATTGTTGTTTTGACCAGCCATATGGATTTAATGGTTTAAGATTAATAATATCCTTCTCATCATCAAATCCTTCTTTACCATCACCATATGTTGCTGCAGAACTTGCATAAATCAATGGTATACCCCAATCTGAACATAAATTCCAGATAAAAATTGAAGATTCAACATTATATTCATCGAATAAACTCTTATTCATTTCAGTAGTATCGGTAATTGCTCCAAGGTGAAATATACAATCAATTTGATCAGCATAGGTTAAAAGCCAAGAATAAATAAAACCAAGATTTTCGGTTTTTGTATCAAGACTTACAACACCAATATTGCCCTGTCTTTCCAACTCTTTAACAAGATTTTTGCCAATAAATCCTTCACCACCTGTTACTACTATCATGAATTTTTAATTTTTTCAATAATATTTGTTGTTGACCTCTCGTCTACTTTATAATAGATTACACCATATTTCGAATTCTCATGTCCAATTACTTCTTTATCTTGATATTGATTACCAACAATCATATAATCAATACTCAATTCTTTAACTAATTGTCGCAGTTCATCATCTGTATTAAATATAAATACTTCATCAACCATTCTCAAATTACGCATTATTGTTAAACGTGTGTCAATGTCATTTATTGGTCGTTTATCTCCTTTTAAATTTTTAACTCTTTCATCACTATCAAGTCCAACAAATAAAGTGTTGTGAACAATAAGTGGTGTATAAAATATTTCAAAATCTGGATTAAACATCTTTGCATAATTCAATAACTCAATATGCCCTGTATGTAAGATGTCAAAACAACCATTAGTCCAAATATTCATAATTCATTAATTTTAAACGCTTTATCATCGATAATTCTATCATATGCAGGTTTGCTACTCATATCTAGTTTATGATGCAAACATCCCCAATCTCTCAGTTGTTTACGAGTTAAAATTGACCAATTTTTACGTGTAACTCTGCCACGAGCAGTCCAATAAACAATCGTATTGCCTTCATTATAAAGTCGATTTATTTTATCAATATTTTCTTGAATCGGTTTGGAATTCTTATAATCACTATCAATAGTTGTACAAATTGTGTTATCAATATCTACGTAAATTAACATTGACTATCTCCTTTCTCTATTCTATAACTATCATTATCATTATGTGGTGTGCTTACTTCAAATATTTCACTTTCTTCAAGTGCTTCCAGTTGATGTGGAGTATTGCGTTCAATATGAATAATATCTCCTTCTACAAGACTAATATGCTGTCTTGCAGCAGTTCTTGTATCAATTGTGGTTAAGTTAAAAATACCTTTATTAACATAAAATGATTCCGTCTTTAAAGAATGAAAATGTAGGCTGAACATACCACCTTTTCTAAAACGCAATAATTTTCCACAATAATCTTCTCCATTGTGAATAATAACTTCTTCGCCCCATGCTTTCGGTACGTGTATTTTTTTATTTGTTACATGTGTAATTTCTATCATATTATTTAATTTTATATCTATCAACCACTGCCACACCTTTTTGCGTTACTGCCCAAGCAGCACATTTGTTTGCAAATATAATTGCATCACAAATATCGTTATTTTCTATGAATTTCGCAACAAGTCCTGCAAAAAAAGTATCACCTGCACCTGTAAGATCACGTACAGGATGTTCATTAACATTTGGATACATCTCAGTTCTACATGCGCCATTATCATTATAATAACGCATCGCACCAGCTTCACCTAATGTCACAATAACGTCATTTGGAAAATGAAGTGTTAAATAACCTTCATTTTGATCAAACTCTTTTTTATTTATTTTAATGAATTTTATAAATGTTGCCCAATTGCTAATATTCTTCTTGGTATCCATGAACGTCAATGGATTGCTAATTGCAATACGTTTAATCATTTTTTCACTTAATAAACCTTTATCATAATCAGATATAACTACTGCATCATATGCACTATAATCAAAATTCATGATTTTATCATACATTCTTGGACTCGTAAAAATCATATCATTTTCATCAACTCGGAGTAGCATTTGATTACTGATTTCATCAACATAACGGGTTTTTGTAATACCGCTTTCGGTTAAAATATCGCATTCAACACCTAATGCTTTAAGATTATTATAAACATTCACTGCCATGCCACCATTATTATTTGCTTTTGTTGGTTTAAATATAGGTACTGGTGCTTCAGGACTTAACCTTTCACACTTTCCATATTGAAACACATCTTTGCAACCGTCACCAATTACTAATACTTTTTTCATTATAAATTTTTTAATATCTTCATTATTTTTTCTGCAGCATGTCCATCACCAAATGGACATTCTACATTTATTTTATAATTATTAATGTGATGTATAAATGCCCCAATTAACATATTTGGTCTTTCAACCATAAAAGTGCTTAATCCAATTGCTTCTGGACGTTCTGTTACAATTCGGCAAGTTAAACATTTTTTATTGAAAAAGCAAGATTCTTCTTGAAGTCCACCACTATCAGTAATTACAAGTCTGCATTGAACCAGTAAATCAAGCATTTTCTCATATGGAAGTGGGTCAATAATCACAACATTCTTTAATAAATGCTTCCATTTTTGTACATTTGGATTAGGATGAATTGGTAGAATAAATTCATATTCTGGATATAATTTAGCCAAATTATCTAATTCAATGAACCATTTGTCCATCCAGTGATGATTCTCACGCCTATGTAGAGTAACTAAAATCTTATTAGTATATTCACATTTATCTTTATAAGATAATAAATTATCGATCACTGTGTTGCCAACCACATAAATATCATCATCAATTCTTTCATTCAATAAATTTTGTTTTGCTAATTCTGTCGGACATAAATGAATATCAGCAATTTCTGAAATAATTCTCCTGTTTACTTCTTCAGGATATGGATTTTTTTTATCATATGTTCTAAGTCCTGCTTCCAGATGAATAACTTTTATACCATGATGATATGCAGATAATGCAATTGCCATTGCTGATGTGGTATCTCCCTGAACCATTACATGAGTTATATTATCATAAAACATTTTTGCTCCCGTAAACACGCCCATTATTGATTGAACGATTTCGTCTAATCTATTCTCTTGAATACCCGAATTAATGATGCTGGTTACATAATTTGCGGGACATTCTTTTAATAAATCCACATGTTGACCAGTAAATAATGTTTTAAATAAAAAATTATTTTTATTCAATTCATTAATTATTGGTTTAGTTTTGACAAACTCAGGACGAGTTCCATATGCAATAAGTAAATTCATATTAATTTGTTTTTATAGTATTCAACGTTATCGCTACATATACCAAAAATATTCTTCGGTATTGTAAAGTTCTCGTCTTTTGCAAATTTAAGTAATATTGAACGTTCTGTCAACGATTTTTCAGGATACGTCCAAATATATTTATGTGATGTTAATGTACAATTATCATTTTGATGAAAAAAACAATTAATTTCAAAATATTTTAATAATTCATTTAAAGTATAAATATCTTTAGCATGACACCAAAGAAACACTGAAAATTGCTGTAAAAAAGCTAATGAAATTTTATACTCAAAATTATCGTGTCCCAAATAAAATGAATTATCTTTATACCACATATCAATTTCCACATCAAAACCCCCTTCTATTGCTGAAACAATATATTCTAACGTATTTTCTTTTTCAATTTCAACACCATTAATGTTACCTCTATGTGCAATAAATTTCATTATAAATATTTTTTATTTACATAAATTACATCTGCTTCTGTTTGCTGTGGTTCTGGTTTCGATTCAAGTAAGTGAAAATTCTTATTCAATAATATATCCAATTCTGATTTCATTGTGGCATTTTTATATAATGCCTGAAGTTCAACCTCTGTGGCGATACCATCTACATCATTCAAAAAATGTCCCATGCCTTCAAAAACAAGTTTTTCAACACCTTGAACATCTGCCCAAATTAAATCAACTTTATTTATATTATTTTCTTTTAACCAATCTTCCAATCTAACACACTCAATTTCAATTTCTTTTTGTGCCCATCCACTTGAACGTGGGTGACCACTGGTTAATAAAAATGAACTTGCTCCCACGTTACCATTTATTACTTCATAAAATTTAGATTTTCCATTAAATGAACTAACTGCTTTGGGTATAATTGTAATATTAGGAATGTTTTTTGTTGTGTTTCTACACCATGCAATATTAGATGGTACTGGTTCAAACGCATAAATCTTTGTATTTGGAAACCATCTGTTAAACTCTAATGTTTGACATGCATCCCTTGAACCGATATCCAGAATAACTTTAATGTTATCGAATTTAAGATACTTTGACATATGTGTAATAAATGAATATGTTAATATATTACACACACCATCCCAATTTCTAAAACAACCATGTTTTAATTCATCAGGAGTAAATGCATTGTTAATGTAATCGAGATTTCCCATTTATTTTTTTCCCCATGTTTTAATTGCCAGATAATATTCTTTCCGATATGTTTTATCAATTGCTTGTCTCATTGCCAAACAACCAGCATATGTACCATTAGGATGCCCGTGTAACGCACCACCAACATTTGCCATATAATCTACCCCAATTTTATTATTAATGTACTCAATCAAACCCGGATGCATTCCACAACTAAGTGCAGGGGTAACATTATTCTCGGTCAACACCTTTAATGCTTTTAATAATTCAACTTCATCATTGTCCATATAACCACCAATCATGCCAGCATGAATTGAATCAACGCCCATGTATGATGCTAATTTACATATCACGTACCAATCAATATGAAAATCGTGTGTTTTACTTGTTAAAATTTTATCACCACTTTTCTGAAAATGAATAAAAATTGGTAAATCTAAATCTCTAACAGATTTATAAACACCCATTCCAGACCAAAAATTAATATGAACTGAATTGCCACCAAGACAATAAACGGTTTTAACCCTGTTCAACACATACATTGGGTCTGAATTAATACATACGGAATATATCACATTTTTTCCTATTAAATAATTCATTATTTTCGGTACTCTATCAGTTATTTTACAGAATTCTGGATTTCCCAATATTTCATCTTCTTTTATAAAATTTACACCACCATCAACCATTTCCTTTACCATATCCAATAATACTCCACTTGATATACCAGTCTTTGGCTTAACAATACCACCAAAAAATGGTTTATTATATGTGTTTGTATATTCTCTAAATCCAGTTAAACCAAACTTAGGTTTCTTAAAATTATTAACAATTGAGTCAGGAAATTCAATATCCAAAACATGACATTTAATTATATCATCAATGTCTAATTGACCACCCATTATAAAACATAGTAATTGTGAAATACCATCTGTATTCCAATCGATATTTACTTTTGGAAAAGCTATATTTACAATACCTCTTTTAAGTAATTTTAATTCGGCTTCATCAGCAATTACCAATGCTGAATATTTTTCAAACAATTCATCTGTTTCCCACTTATTTCTAACATTTGGATTACCAACACTTTGACCAATAGCTAAACTCCAAGCTGCAGTTCTTAACGATGTCTTTGATTCTAAAAAATATTTAACTATAATATAGTCATTTTTATTTATTTCCTCTTTAAATATCATGTCTTTTATTTTACAACATATTTATCATTTTTAAATGAACCGTCTCTGGATATGATAAGTTCACAATCAGTTAAATACTCAGGTTCAACAATTTCGTTAGGATATATTATGAAAATATCACCAACTTCAAGTAATTCTCCATGTATTTTCATTTGACCACTTATAACATAATTTATCTCAGTTGTTAACATATGATAATGTTTATCCCATTGCTGACCTTTCTTATATTTATGATAACCAACTTCAAATTTTTCTGTATGAAATGCTGTTGGCATAAAATCACCAACAAACCATCCACCCTTCATGTCACTTATTTTGAGTTTTTCCATTGTAAATATTTTTTTAAATCTTCTGGGTCACCGACAGAAAAATGCTGATTTGGTTTTAATTTATATGTTTTAATTTTATATCCATCATTAATCATTTGATTATATGTCATGGAAACATAAAATTCATTTTTTATTCTAATGTTTTTTAAAATCATTTTTTCTGCCGATTCTACAAAATATTTTCCCATTTTCCAATAATGTATTCCGTTTAATGGTTGGTCACTTATAATTTCTTTCTCAACCAATCTTATTCCATATCCATTTTCATCCAATTCAATAAAACTTTCAGTAGTTGCAATTTTATTCCATGTTACTACCAAACCATCAACATCTTCTTGATTTATAGCATTCAAAAAATCTTGAGAATTCCAATAGGATATTCTATCACAATTTGTAATAATTAATGGTTTGTTATTATTAATTAATTCTTTTGCTAATAATACACTACAAGCAGGACCTTCAGTCACATGATTAATTTGAATTATATCACAATCAGGTGTTACTTCAGATAATATATTATTTAATTCAATATTTAATGAATGGTCATCATACTTTCTTGTAATATATATATAATTTCCGTCAAGTTTTAAACTATTAATAGCATGCCAAACCATTGCTTTGTCATCAATTTTTATGAGTGGTTTTGGTAGATTAAATTGACTAAATCTTCCGCCACGACCAGCCATTGGCATTACAATATTTATTTTATTGTTTGTAAACATAACAAATATCATTTTTATATATTGATAATTTAATTTGTTTTTTTAACCACAAAACATCATTCACATTATTTAAATTTTTACCAAAAAATTCAATGTTTTTATTTAATTGTTTTTTCCTAATATTATTAGTTAATGCAATTTCGGCACACCATACATTAATATTAGTAAAATTCCACATATCGTATATTTTATCGGTTTCCCCTTCCATTATATAATCAACATAATAATCTCCACTGTCATGAAAAAAAAACATATTTATTGCATTTAAAAGAAATAATTTAACAAATTCATCGGTATTTGTTGGAATCATATCACTTCTCCATTTCAACACTCTTTCATATTTTAATTCTTTTGCCTTTAATATGCCATTTAATGTTGTTTTCTGTTGTAACATAACATTTCCAACACCACGTACTGAAGGCATTTCATTAAATACAACAATATCTTCTTTATTATATTTACTTTCATTACCTATCCATGTTGACCATATTAATGAATTTCCTGACCATGCTTTTTTAAGTTCATTAACATAATCAGATTGACCCTGTATAACAATTGCACCGCTATAATTCATTTACTTGTTTATTAATCCAATTATATGTTTTTACTAATCCTGCTTCTAATGGTTGACTTACTTCCCAACCAATTTTTTCACGATAAAGTTTATTATCTGAATTTCTGCCACGAACTCCTTCAGGACATTTAAAAGTATATTTATCAATAAATACCTGTCCTGCAATATTTTTAATCTTAAGATTTTTACCAGAAATATCAATTGTCATTTGAGCTAATTGATTAATGCTCACCATTTCTTCTGAACCAATATTAAGTGGTTCAATACAATCACTTGCCATTAATCTTTGAATAGCCTCAAGACATTCATCAACATATAGAAATGAACGGGTTTGTTGACCATCGCCCCAAACTTCAATTTCATGTGAGATCAGATCATTAGTGTGTTCTGCAACCTTTCTACACATTGCTGCAGGTGCTTTCTCTTTACCACCACGCCAAGTACCAAATGTGCCAAATATGTTGTGAAACCTTGCTATTCTCACATTTAAACCATAGTTTCTGTGATAAGATAAATATAATCTTTCACTAAATAGTTTTTCCCAGCCATATTCACTATCAGGTGCTGCGGGATATGCTGAAGATTCTGCACAATTTGGATTATTTGGGGTAAGTTGATTATATGCTGGGTACATGCATGCCGAAGAAGAATAAAAAAGTTTTTTTACTCCTTTTTTAACTGCTTCGTGTACTACGTTTAAGTTAATTAATGTCGAATTGTGCATAACATCAGCATCATGTTCTCCAGTAAAAATATATCCCGCACCACCCATGTCTGCTGCAAGTTGATATACTTCATCAAATGCATTTTCGTCACCATTTACACTTTGTTTCGGAGCAAACATTACTCTTGAAACCAGCATTGGGTCACGAAGATCACCAAGAATAAATTCATCAGAAATTTCTTCGTGAGAAAAGTATTCGTGATTTTTTATGTCAACAATTCTTACCCAATTACCTTCTGATTTTAAACGTTTTCCAAGATGACCACCGATAAAGCCACCGCCACCTAAAATTAATATTCTTTTCATATTTTAAATTGTTTTTTATAAATATTATAAAACTTTAACGTTTTTGCGGGTAATAATTGTTCAAAATTATTTAAATTTTTAATCAACGTCAAGGTATTTCTGTAACCAATTATCTCATTTTCCAAATTAGTTATCAAATCTTGGATATTTCTTTTTTGATAAACCGATGCTTTATTATATATTACTGAATTTGGAAAATAATGTTGTAATATATATGAACCCCAAATATCGTCCATTCTGCCAATGTATGGAAATACTGCATAATACGGAATTACTTCTCTTGACAAAAAAGTATTTTGTGAATTAAACGGTGCTATTCTGTCCGAACAATATGGTGCAGTAATATTAGAGTATTTTACAATTGGTTTAAATGATAGTCTTGCAAGAGCATCAATATCTGGGTCACCATCCCACAAATCTGCTTGAACCAATACCTTTCTTTTTGTTTTACCACGATATTCAACCATATGACGTTCTTGAAGATATTCAATTGGAAATCCTCTATGCCAAATGTAATTATCTTTAGTTATTGATAAAGGATCGAAAACATCTAACTTTGGATGATATAAATCAACTTCAATTTCTTGATTAACAAAAATTTCATTTCCCCACGAATCATATGGAATATTATCGTCATCAGATGATGCAATAATTTCAGCACCCAAATTATATGCTTCGAGAAATCCAATATTTCTGCGCTGAGAACAATTCCAGCCAATGGCTTCACTTAATTCTTTATATTCATTTTTTTGATATTCTGGCGTTAAATATTTAACATTTGAAAATTGTTTTTCAAGTTTATAATATTCTTCATGTGGTGTTTTTAAATCACCCACTATTATAAAAAACCAATCTCTTTTTTCACAAAATTTAAATATTGCTTCACTTGGTTTGTTGATTGTTGTTATTATTATATATTTTTTCATATTTGAGATTTTTAATTACCAACTTATTTCCCAATCTTTAAAATTGACAGCAAGACAATCGATTTTATAATCTTTTCTTCCGCCAACAATTTCCTGTACTTTATTTTTTGCCACATTTCTAATACCATTCAATCCATGTGTTAATTCAAGATTATTGCCATCTTTAATTCCTTTTCTATAATTAGATTCATTATGCCAAATATGTAGATTCATTTGTGCTAACACAATAATTGCTCTAATAGTTTCAGCATTTATTTTGTTGTTTGATTCTTCAAGTATAAGATTAATGTCACTAACAATATCTTTAATTTCTTGTGCATATTCTTCTTTATGTTCTGGAATAAACACTTCTTTTAATTGTACTATTGATAATCTATCAATTAATTCCGCTAATGTGGGTAAATATTTTCTATCCATCTTATCTATTTTTTATTAAATTTTTATATTCATTAAAAGAAATTAATTGTAATAATTCATTTCTATTTTCATTAAAATAATTCCAAGAAATATTATCAATATTATCAATGTTATAATCCAATGATCTATTTTCAAGTATTTTTCTTCTTGTTAAAATTCCACATCCGAAATCTTCATCAATAACAAAACAGCACCAATCTTTTAATTCTTGTTTTAATCGTATAATAGTTTTAAAAACCATTCCATTATCTGATTCCAAATTTAAATGCGCTTCATCTGGGGGATTACAGTCGTGCATTACAATAAATCCATCTTCTGAAATATGTTTAGTTGAATTAATTGCATCTCTATATGACTGTTCATATGTATGTAAACCATCAATAAAAATTATGTCGTATTTTTGTTCTCCAACATGATTTTTAAAAAATTCATCGCTCGTCATATTATATGTATATTTTCCATTCGGATTTGGGTCAACGCCATACTTAAATGCCGCATTAATTATATTATAATTATCATTCGGGTTTCTTACTCCAATCTCAAGATAAGTTTTAAAATTATAATTTAAAAAAAGCATGTTAATTATATCAGTTCTTAATATCATATTCTTCTTTTTATGTCATCATAAATTATTTTTAATCCGTCCATCAACGATGTTTTTGCTTTCCATCCATATATTTTTTCAGCTAAATTACAACTACACCATTGACTCCAGATTTTAGTTTCTTTTGTTTTATCATATTCAATTATAATATTTTTATTGGATATTTTAATGATATTTTCAGCAATTTCAGCAATTGTATTACGTTCTTCTTTTCCAACATTTACTTTTACTAATCGCATGTTATCTAAACCATCAATCATTAATTCCATACAATCTAATGCATCATCAATAAAACAATATGATCTGATTTCTGTACCGTCACCAAAAACATTAAAGGGAATTTCTGGATATTTTATTGCTTTATGTGAAAATACCGGAATTACTGACCCCGTTTCTAACTGATAATCTTGATTTGTTCCATATATTCCAATAAATCTTGCAATTGCTGCATTAAAATTTGGATATTCCTCACATGCATATTCTATTTGTTTTTCACCAATTAATTTTGCCCAACCATACGACAATTCACAATCAACAGGATATGCATCTTCTTCAAACATTTTTGGTGAATCTTTAAACATTTGTAATTGCTTGGGGTAAATGTGTGCACTGGAAGCATAAAAATACTTATTTATATTATTTTTTAGTGTTGCTTTTAGAACATTAGAATCAATTATTATATTATTTGATATTATATTATATGGTTTTGATAAATATACACCAATTCCCCCGACTTTAGATGCTAAATGTACTACAACATCAATATTTTTGAAATATGGCTCAATTAAATTATAATCACGCAAATCTAAATTTAAAAATGTTATGTTATCCAAGACATCACTAATGTTTTCAATATTACCTCTTTCGAGATTATCAATCACAATTACATGATATCCTTTATTTATTAATCTTTTGATTAAGTGTGACCCGATAAAACCAACACCGCCAGTAATTAAAATTTTTTTCATAAACATTATTTTTTTTGTAAATACCAATCAATTGTTTTTTTTATACCTTCTTTTACAGAAGTATTTGGTACGTAACCGATTGCTTTTTCAAATCTACTCATATCATAAAACCTTCTAGGTTGTCCATCAGATTTACTTGAATCCCATACGATTTTACCATCGTAATTTGTTAATTCTGCAATTATTTCAACTAATTCTTTTATTGTTGTTTCAACCCCCGTTCCCAGATTAAGAAAATCTCTATCATTATATTTTTCTGCAACATCTAAAATTGCTTTTACCGTATCACGAACATATAAAAATTCTCTTGATGCCATACCTGTTCCCCAAACAGTAACAATTTTTTCATTATTTTCTTTTGCTTCTAAAATTTTTCTTATAAGCGCAGGAACAACATGTGATGTATCCAAATTAAAATTATCATATTTGCCATATAGATTAGCGGGTAAAAGAACTGATGAATTAAATCCATATTGGTCTCTATACGCCCATGATTGAATTATCAAATTTTTCTTAGCTAATGAATAACCATACGAATTTTCATCAGGAAATCCCATCCAAAAATCTTCTTCCTTATATGGTGTTTCCAATAACTTAGGATAACCACATCCTGCAGCCAAAGAAACCAATTTTTCGACTCCATTAATAAATGAATAATGTGTTACTAACGTGTCCATCATAATATTTTCATAAAAAAATTCTGCAGGTTTTGCTTTATTAATACCAATTCCCCCCACCCTTCCAGCTAAATGAATAACAATATTTGGTTTATTTTCATTGAAATATTTTTTAACTTCTTCTTCTATAGTTAAATCACACTCCTTTTTATTTGGCGTTAAAACATTATTAATGCCTCTTTTAATTAATTCATTTATTAAATTAGTCCCAACAAATCCGTGTGCACCAGTGACCAATACTTTCTTGTTTTCCCAAAATTTTTTCATTGTTTTATAGATTTGTAAAATTCTTATTTTTATGCTTTACTATCATTTTATATGCTTTAATTAATTCGCATATTCCATCTTCAATTGAATTAGTTGCTTTCCAACCATAACTCTCCAACTTCTCATTTGAAACAACATAATTACGCTTATCCATATCTTGTTTAAATTCAGTTTCAACAACCACCAATTCGGGAATAAATTTTTTAATTCGATCAACTAATTCTTTTTTTGATATGTTTGCATTTGATAATCCAACATTAAAAACTGCATTATTCATTTTCTCATAATTTTCAATACAAAATAAAAATGTATTTGCAATGTCTCTTACATGAATATAATTCCTTATAAAATTAGACTCGAATAGAACCAAAAAACCATCAGTTACTGCTCTATATACAAAATCATTAACCAATAAATCAGTTCTCATTCTTGGCGAAGCACCAAAAGCAGTTGCCAATCTTAAACAAATACCATTACTACTATTTAAAATATATTTTTCAGCATCGCATTTAGTTATAGCATAATGTGATAATGGGTTAAATGGGCTTTCTTCAGTAATTATGGTATTTGAACTACCATATTGACTATTTGTGTTTGGCATAATTAACCGCTGACTTTTATTTAAAACATTAACAATTGATTTAATTTGATTAAAATTAATTTCTGTTGCTAAACTTTTATTAACATCACATGCAGGAGCACCTACGATAGCAGCCAATGGAATTATTACATCGAAACTATTAATAAACTCTTTGTTATTAACGTAATGCATTACGTTATCATCAATCAATGAAAAATTTTTATTATTACAAACATGCAGTAATGATATTTGATTATAAAGTAAATTGTCAATAACTGTTACATTATAGTCTTTCGATAATAATAATTCAGTTAAAACTGAACCAATATATCCCGCACCACCCGTAATTAATACTTTTGTTTTCATAAAATATATTTATTATAAAAATGTTTTGTTGTATAATTATTTATTGCTCTATTATAAGCATTATCTGCAATTATTTTATACTTATCATAATTACTTAGAATTTCATTAATAATTTCTTTCAGATTACTATCATCAAAATATATAAATTCTTTCTTCACATCAAAAATATCTTCAATGATGTTAAATTCATCAGATTTACACAAAATAATACTTCGGCAAAATGCTGCTTCAATAACTCTACTCTTATGCTGAGTCAATTTATTATTTCTAATTTCTAATATATCATTTATATTGCTAAAATTTTTTAAAAAATTAAGTGCATCCCCATTTAAAACATATTCGTTGGTACATATTGATATTTTTGACATTGATATTAAATTAAGTTTTTCAACATATGATACAAAGCCACGTGTTGCTTTAGGATTTACTTTACCAATAAGAACATTTTTTTTATTATCCCATTGAATTTTATTTAAATATTCGAAAGGAGCATTTCCAACATAAATAACATCAATTGTTTTTTTGTTTTCCGGCAAAATATATTGTTCTGAAAATGGATGAAATACATATATATAATTCATTATTTAAAATTCTATTTCGTTTTTGTACAAGATATGGACATATTGAAAATATTTTATTAAACCTCTTTTCGTCAAAAAATCCAATTTCTCTCGTATTATAATTTATAAATACATTTGGAGTTTCGGTATTTAAATGATAATGTATTAAGCCATCAACAAAAAATTTATTTTCTTCTACACCACCATATGATAAATGCAGGCAAACATTTTTTGTTCTCTCATCATTTAATGCAAACAAAAAATCTAATTTATGTATTGGGTCTTCTGAAAAAGTACGTGAATTATAAAATGTTTTCATTAACCAATTTCTATTAATTTTTTCGATATTATATTTTTAGGATAATTAATAAATCCCCAATTTGGTTTATTCACATATCCGTTTGTATTATAAATACCATCGGTATGAACACCAATTTTACTATGATTAATATGCCAATAATCTGCTTGTAGAAACATTAATGTAATTCCTTTATGATGTAAATTCCAAAGAATTTCACCATCCATACCAGTTTGTGAAGTAACCCGATGTCCCATATTTGTTTCATCATACCCATCACCAGATTCAATAAAAAAATTTTTATTTATAATTAAAATATCACCAGAGCAATAACCGCAAATAATAGCATCTGGATTATTCGGATAATGAATACATTCCCTTTTTAATATATTTAAATTAATATCTATTTGAACTCTATTTATTAATCTATAAAAATGCTTCTCATCATGTTTCTCATGAAATAAATTAATTATTTCTCTCATTGTTTCTGGTGGTATGATAATATCTGAATTAAGTAATATTAATACCTCATATTTACTTATTCTGACACCAACATTTTTTGCAAAATATTCAAAAAATTTATTTGAATTAAGATTTTCACTTACTGCAACATTTGATTTAACAACAACATCAATTAAATTTTTATTTAAAAATAATTGTCGAAATTTTTCATTATTAATTAGATAATTTTTTATTGGACTCCATTCAACAACCAAATATTCATACTCAACATTAAATCGTTCTAATATTTCAATATTTTTTGACAGTGATATGTATAATCTATCTAAAAAATTACCGCCACCGCCATAATCATCATCTCTGCCTGTAGTTATAAAACTTATCATTTTAGTAAATATTTAGCGTCAAATATACATTGTTTTTTCTCTGAAAAATGGTGGTTAACAATATTATATGTTTGAATTACATTATATTTATATTTATAAAATATCCAATTTTTTGCTGTTTGTTCTGCACAATGCCACGAATGTACCTTTAAATCAGAAACATCAATAATATCAACAGCAGCCATTTTATGATAAACTTGGTCTAAATCATTTACTTGAAACATTAGTGGCATTCCCAAAAGACCAACATTATATATGGGATAATCAATATTACCCACTGTATTGATCGATGACATAATTTCACCCATTTTAGGATTTCCCTGCATTAATTTTCTTTCATATTTCCAAACCAAAACATCTTTACTGTCATTATTCATTGTTGGAATTGCATTGAAAAAAGTTAAATCACAATCAATTTTAATTGTGTATTCAGTTTTGCTTCTCGCAAAAAGAATAAAATTGTGTAAAATGTCAAAACTATATTTTAAATTGCCAGCATATTTGTTTAATTCTTCACTATAGTCATAATAAATAATATTATTTGTGTTTATATTGTATTTTGATATTTTTTCTTTCATCAACTCAACATCATCAGTATATAAATGAAGCATTAAACTTGGATTTTTATCAATAAATGTCGCATATGATGCTGCCGAATATTCAGAAATAAATTCTTTGTTAACATATATATCTTTTGCCCAAAATCTTCCAATTTCAAACAATTTAATCATATCATATGCAAAACTTAATGTTATTACTTTCATTTTTAATATATTTTCTCAACACTCTATTTGTATATTCCACATTGTTAATTTTAACAATTGCTTCATTTACAATGTCACTGTTTTTAGTGTTCCAATTATTATTTTCGACATCGTTTGTAATTTTTAAAATTGGTTTTTTATTTAAAATATTACCAATTAAGTTACATAATATAATTACATTTAATTTTTCAATACCAGAAAAGTTTAATATTTCATGATTAATTTTATTTTTACAATAATTGACAACCATTACTAAGTCTTCAATATCTATCAATGCTCTTTCAACATCATTATACACAATAATTTCCAAATCATTATTTATAGAATGTTTTAAAAAATTTACTAAATTGTTTGAATTACCACGGTTACCAATTATTTGTGGAAGTCTAAAAATAATATAGTTAGCTGCGTAAGTTTTTATTAATTCTTCAATTTCTAATTTTGCAGTGTAATATTTATTTTTTGAAATTTCAACTAATATACTACTAAAATAAATTAGTTTTAATCTTTTATATTTATTAATTATTTCTAATATTATTTTTTTTTCACGATCAAACTCATTTTTGTTAATTTCTTTTGAATTTGAAACGCCAGATGCAAATATAAGATAATCCACATAATCTTCACTATGTAAATTAAATTCAGATGCTATCATTCCATTTCCTACTATCATTTTATTTTCTAATAAAAAATCCATCACCCCAAGATATACCAGCCCAATTTTGTTCAACTAATTGAAACCCCAACGATGATAAAAATTCAACTAATTTATTAATTTCAACACAATTTATATATTCTAATGGTTTCTCAGGAATGTTTCTATTAATTTCACTCATAATATAATCCATGTGTTCCAATGTTTTAACAGAACCTTTTAACACCTCTAATTCATATCCTTGAACATCAATATTCATGAAATTATAATCGTTAAAATCAAATTCAATATCGTCAAGACGTTTCATTTGAACAATTTCACCATAATTAAATTTTACATTTTTATAATTATCGCTTGGTTTTAATAAAGATGAACACCCATATGCGTCTGCTTCTTCAACATACATTTCAATTTCTTTATTTTCATTACCTAAAGCATAATTAAATAAATTAGCATTATTACCAACCCTTTCTTTTAATTTTTTAAATGTTTTACCAACTGGTTCAAAATACGATATTTTATTAATATTTAATAACTTATATATATTTTGCTCTTCTCCAAAATGTGCACCAATATGAATAACACCATGAATTTTCATATTATATTTTCTATGTAATTCGTTTAAATTTAATATCATAATTTTCCTCTTTTATTAACATCTATCTTATATTCAGCAAACAATTTATTTAATTGTATGCCATATTCTCTCATATTCCATTTACCACCACCAATTGCTGTTGCAATATATGGATATACATTACTATCATAATGAGCACTACCACGTTTGTTTTCATCATCATAATGATAAGCACCCTTCATATTAAGTCCAATCATTCTATTACGATAATCACCATCAGTTTCCAGCCATCCTTTACTTTTTACAGTGTTCATTAATAATATATTATCTGAAGTTCTCCAGATAGTTGCTTGCATTGAAAAAATGTTCGGATTTGTACTTTCAATTTCATATAACGTTGAAGAAATTTTTTTATTATTAAGATTTCCAGACTTTAATAATCTTACAAATGAATATTTAGAATTATTCTTCAAGAATTCAACATATTCATCGATTTTATTTTGATTAACATCTGCATATAATACAAAATCTTCCTGTAAATAAATAAAAAAATCCTTACCAAACATCTGTGCTGCTTCTACCCAAACCTTATAGTATGGCTCATCATTAGTATACTTCAAAAAATTATTATGATAATTCTCTGGAAGTTTGTCTGAAATAAAATACAAAGGCATTTTACAATGCTTCTCATTTTGTTTAATAAACATTTCCCATAAATCTGAGCAGTTCGAATTTGTATATACTATTTGATTGATCATATTACCAAATACAAGTTTGTCTTAATGTATTTGCGCCTTGTAGATAACCTCTGGTTGTTCCAAGACCCATTCTACTGTCAAGCGTAGAACCTGTGTCCAAATAAGTATTGTTTAGTGAAGATTTAAAACACTCATGAATCAAAATGTTTGAAAACGGTCCTGCACAAAACAAAAACATATGTCCTTTGATTTTATTATCTTCAATATATTTTTTCATTTTATCCACTAAATCATAATTGGACATCCAAGCATTTGTACCGACACGAAATGTCTTTACAATCTTATTAGCAAAAGGTAAATAATCCAAAATTGCTTTATTATTTACTACCATAATCATTTTGTAATTACTATATTCTGGTAATATTTTCTCAATATAAAGCGGATAATTTGAATTAACAAATATATTTCCCCATGTAAGATGTTCTTCATCTTGACCAGTTAATGCTTTTAATTTTTCGTGCTTTTCATTACCCACACAACATCTACAAGCAATGCCGACATAGTAATTATCAGCTTTATATTGTGCAGATTCCAGTAGTTTTTCTCTAAAAAATCTATGTTCTACCTGCTGGGGATTATAAATGAATTCTCCATTACATTTATTTCGAATATCAATAAATTCGTTAAATAAAATAATCATTTCACCGTCATTATTTCTTGAAATTGCAAACGACTGATGTTCTTTCACCATTTTTGCAAATTTTGCAAAGTCTTGTTTAAAGTCTTTCATTTTATATAATACTATTAACTGTTTTCCAACCATTATTTATACAATATTCACAAATTCTATCCCTTTCAACATAATGATTTCCTAATCTAAATGACGCATTTTCATCACCACCAATTTCTCTTCCAAGATTAAAATCAGAACTCCACAAATCTTTATTATCTTCAGGATGCGGTGGAACAAATGTATTTATACCACCATATTTTTGAGCCAGATATGAAAACATAATATCCTCACCATTATTCCAGTCAAATGGTTTTTCATACCACAGATATTTTGCCCATTCTTGTCTAAAAAACCAAGCATGACCAACCAAGTCAACTCTTTCTGTGGTATTCACATGTTTACTACTCCATCCAAAATTAATTTGTGGAACGTATTTTTTTTCTAATAAAATAACACCAGTACCACCAAGAATTCCATTTGTTTCTGGTTTTTCAATTGTTTCCAAACAATTCTTAAACCAATCTTTTTTTGGTATTGTATCATCGTCAAAGATTGCAGCATATGGCGTTCTTACTAAAAGAGATATTGTAAACCTGCCAAAAAATTTAGTGTTCCAGCTACAAGCATATGTTTTTATAGTCTTATCCTGTGGAAAATGTTGTGCTACATCACTCCTATTATACCAAACATGAATGTTTTCAGCTTTCACTGTAACTGATTGATTTTTTATTGCTTCAATTTGTCTTTCAAGAGTATGTGGTCTCTTATACACATTTAAAATTACGCTTATCATTTATGCATTATAATTAACAGTATTAAAATTTATTTTACCACTACCATTTGGACGATTTTTAAAATATAAAGGATATTTTTTAGATTGTAACATTAATCCTAATTCTGGAAACATGTCAATATGTACAACTCTAATGTTTTCAATTTTTTTCAATTCATAACCACGCTTACGCATTTCGGCATTTAAATTAAAATCCCAAAATTGTGTTTCATCAACAATCCATGAATTAATTTCTTCAACAACTTTTCTTCTCTGCATATTAACGCATGTCACAATTTGTGAATCTCCAAATATAATACCTTCATAATCAATTTTATTTGATATTTGTAATACATTAGTAACACCATTTCTTTTAAGCATTAATTGACCGATTTTTGGGAATGCATCCATGATTTTAACCATGTTAGCCAAAAAATGAGGAGTAATCGGAACAGCATCATTGTCTTGCTGAATTACGTACTCACAATCTTCATCAAGATTATCATAACCAAGTTTTGTACCACCAAAATCACCAAGATTTTCATTAGAATAAATAGGTTTTATTTTATAATATCCTTCTTTCACCAAAGATTTTAGCCATTCTCTTGTACCATCGGTACTTGCTTGGTCAATCATTATTACTTTGTAATTATCGTAACCTGCTAAACGATCTATTTCTCTTAATGTTAAAACGCTGTATTCCAGACGGTTAAAACACCTCATTAAAAAGTTCACTCTCATATGCCTTTATTTATTAAATAATTATAATATTTTTTAAATTTCTCTCTTTTACGTAGTAATCCAATCTCACTATTTTTATAAATCAATTCATATAAATTTATAATTGATGTTTGTTTATTAATTCTAAATAATGAGCATTTTCCATTTTTATTTACTCTATTTTTTATTATATATTCTATTTTATTTTCACTTAAATAATTTGCAAATGTTGACCAATCATAATTATATGTTGAACTAAATTCTACTCTTCCGCTAATGTTTTTATATGTTTTATAGGTTGTATTTATACAGCCATCACCATCAAACAAACCCAAAATAAATAATGACTTTAAATGCTGCGGAATAATATTAAATATTTTATTGAAATTAGTTTTCGATTTAATATCGTAATTCATAATTTTAAAAAAATTAAATAACTCAATCGAATATGATTTAATCAGTTTTTGATTTCTAACTTGCTTTTTATTACCAAATTTATCAATGGAATAAACAGGAATTGAGTTACTTATTGTCCAAACATTACCATTTATTTTTTTTACAATATTATTAAATAAATACTCAGCATCTTTTTCAACTAAAGATATTGATGATTTATGTGTATTTCTTTTTATTATGTTGCCATCTGCCCAAAAATAACCTAAAAAATATGCAGTTTCTGGAGTTCTTGGATTTATATATTCTTCTGGAGAATATTTTTTAAAATTATTTTCTTGTTGTGACTTAGATTGTAATTCTCGTAATTTTTGCTCAGAAACTTTAAGACCTAATGATTTTGCTTTTCTAAAAATAACATATTTTGATATATTTAATTTTTTAAAACAAAATTTTAATCCTTCATTAGAATAATTTGCTAATAAAAAATTAGTTTCGTCTTCATTCCATATTTTTCTAACAGAAATGTTCATATATTATAAATTATGTTTTATTCTAATAATATTATATGCGTCTACTTGTGAATTATTTTTTGATGTTTGTCCATCATCATTAAAAAATGCCAGAAATTTTATATTGGGTACAAAAATACCAGTTTTGCCCTGCTCTAACATACTTAACCACATTGACCAATCCTGAAATCTCTTTAATGTTTCATCAAAACCAATAAAAGCTATTTTTTTAATTAATGCCATTGTACTAATATAATTATATTGTCTAAGCACGCTTGCATTAAAAATCTGACTTTCTATAACAAAATTATAATTAGGTTCAACATTAGGATTCATTGCTATGCCATAATAGCCTGTGTAGGCATAATCAGCATTACTGTTTTCAAGGGTAGTAAGAAGCATTTTAAGAAAACCTTGTGGCATAACGCAATCATCATCCCAAAACATAAGATACTTCTGTGTAGCTTTCTCTGCACCTATATTACGCTGATGCGGTGCTGACCCTTCATTCATGACCTTAATAATTTCTATTGGTTCGTTATTTTCAATCATTGGTAATACGTGTGCTTCCAAAAATGCTTTACGTTTTAACATTGTTGGTACTATTACGCTTATGGGTAAACCTTCATCAACTTTATCTACTTTTATTGACATGATTAATATATTTACTTATAATTATCCAAATCTATTGGTAGTTCGTTTTTATATTTATTTACAAATTGCTGTCTACTTGCTTCCCATTGCTCATTTGTCATGCCAATTGATTGATGAATTATCCTTATATCAGTCGTTACGCCAATATTGCATCCCGCAATAAAATTCGGAATTGATAGCGATAAATCATAAAAATGGAAGCCTTTAAACTCTTCATCAAATTGATGTTCAATGTTATTGCAATCGACTGCCATAAATACTCCATCAACCAAAACTACTGGTGTAACCTGACCTTTACGCTCATGAGAATATTCACTCACCCATGTACTAATACTATCGGTATGTTCAACTATTCCTGTCATGGCTGCCCGATTAGTCCACCAAATTGCATTATCTGTTAGAATTTTTGAACCAGCAACGCCAATTATGGAATATGAGAGTGCATTAAATTTACTTAATAATAACCTACCCCATGTGCGGGTTTTAATAAAAATATCCGGGTGGCAAAATACAAAGATTGCATCAGGACTGTTATGTTCTTTAATTGCTTTATTGTATAATTCAGTAAGACTGAACTGATTATAATTAGTATAACATATCGTTGTATGTTTAACTCCAATTGTGTTATCAATATGCTCTATAAATTTATTATTAATTTCATCGCCTAAGTGTGAAGAAAAGACCACAATAATATTATTTTTCATGTTTACAATTTTAGCAACTGCAAACATAGTCATTTTAATTTAGATTGTCAAGTATTATTGCGTTTTAAATGCGGTTAATATTGCTTCATAGTCTCCTTTGACCTTAGTTAAAGGGAAGGGTATGCGTAAAAGTGTGCCGTCTGGTATGTCAAACTCGCTCACAAACTGACCATTAGCATACATTATAAAGAAGTCATAAAATGGATTTCCATAATATTTTTGGCTAAGTTTATCCATCCTGCTAAAATCTGAATTCCAATATTCATATTTATCACTCGGATTTACAGGTAAATTAACATATGGCATCGCATCAACAGTGCCATCACCATTTCTTAATATTGCATATCTGTCATAATCTATATTTGGCATAATGGTATATAATAATATTTTATTTTATAAAGGCATTATCTTTATTGGGTTTATCACAACCCTCTATTGAATATTATTGGTTTTAACCAATCGTTTCCAATTTCTTTTATTTTTATCCGAGCATGACTCAAACTTTTTAATTAATATTAAGTTTTCAGCCAACCTTACTCATTGCCATATTATTAATATGGGTCTTTTATAAATACTTTAATTTTTAAATTTATAAACATAATTAAAAATTTTTAAATTTATCTTCCTATTAAAAGATTTTGTATTACAGTATTAGTTATCAGTTTTACTGTATAATCATCATAACTTCTACCTAATGTTTGTTGTTCAGCAGTCAATATTTGTTTAATAAATGACTCTTGTTTATCAGCCTCACTTGAAGGCAACTTATACATACCAGCATTTGTAAATGAAGAGTTTGCATAATAATTGAAAGTAACTGCATTCTGCAAAGCATCGATAGGACCTTTCAATGACTGACCACCAATTAACTTCAATTGTAATGTAACTTTTGCTAACATTGGTTGCATGCCAAAACCTTCTGGGTTCATATCCCAAGTAGTATCAGAATAGTCAACTGTATAGTTTTCAATTATAACCTTTGTGTAGAAAAAGTCACCTACTCTAAGAATACATATTGGCTGACGACCAAACACTGAATTTCTTGCTGTTAAACTACCACCTCCTGTAGCATTTGTGGGGTCAGGACTATTCCATCTTTTTGAAGCACCTTGTCTTTGACATTGGTGTAAAAATGTTAACCTTTTATGCATATCTTCAGGTGTTTGGCTATGAAATACGGGATAATAATAATTACCACTAATTGAATCAAAACCATGAAGAATTCCTGTATCAGTAGTACCGTTTGCAGTAGTCGTTCCTCTCTCATTTAATACACAAGATAAGCTGGTTTTTATTTGTCTGATCTGAGTCTTGGTAGCTTCAATTTGTGATTGTAATTTTGCAATATTGGTTGTGTCTGTTGGACTTAAATCTGCCTTTACTGGTGGTAACGTTCTACCATTCTTATGAATATCAATTTCTGCATATCTCGCTTGTTTAGTTTCTTTATATGGAATAGCTGCTTTTGTAGCAGTACTATCGCTTGCCTGAACATCACCAACGCTTTCACCAAGCACAGTATCCCAAGTAACTTCAATATTATCACCAATGGATTGTCCAAACATTGCAACCAATTTTGCTCTTACTAAAGCCTGTGCTGCTTGTGCTCTTCTTTCACCTAATGCCTCATTATATTGAGTCCCACCAGCAGATAAATATAATTTTGATGCAGCACCATGAATATAAACACTATAAACTATTCTATTATTTTCATCATTAAAAATATTAAAAAGTGCATTATTTAATACATTTTGTCCCTCTTGATCAGTGAGTCCTGTTGCTGTATATTGAGAAATTGATGTTGGCGTTAAAGTATATGTTTGGTTTCCATTAACAATTGCAGATTTTGTTATACCTGTTTTAAAATAACTATCAATATTTAACCCCCAACTTGTAATATCTGATGAAGGTAATCCATCGTAAATTTCATAAGTATATTTTGTATATAAATCATCAATAATTGTATTAAGATTA